TATTAGTTACAACAGTTCAACTGGTGTGATTTCTAATGCAGGTGTTACTAGCTTGAACGGTTCAACAGGTGCTAAAACACTTGCTCACTATCATGCTACATACCAAACAGTATCAGCAGGCCAAGAAACAGCAAACGTTTCTGGTGCTGTTACATTTACATTTGCTGATCTAAGCGGTAGCGTACATCACATGGTGTTATTAAACCGTGTTCCATTGCGTCCAACAGAGTACAGCGTAAGCGGTACAACGTTGACTATTGCTAGTGGTACAGGTCTAGCAGAAGGTGACGAAATCGAAGTTACAGGTAGCAAATTAAGCTAATCTAACTAGTCAAATGCAAGGGGTTGCCAAACCCCTTGCTGATGCGCTGATTAATAATCAGTGGCTATGGGAATAAATGATTATTCCTTCGAACTAGTTTAACTCTTTAAGGAGAAATAAAATGGCAAAACGCGAATTACGAAGTGCAGGTACTACAGCAGTCCAGGCACTTGATTCAACAAAGAACTATAAGCTAAACACATCAGGTTCTTTAGTTGAATCAACAGGTACCCCAGGCGGTACCGAAATTGTTTTCTCAGGTAGCAAGTCTAGCTTGCGCCGTTTGGCAGATTTAGAGCGTAACGTTTCTATTCTTGCTGCCAAAGCACTATCAGACGACGGTTCAGGTTCTGGTGAATCAGGTGACGTTAGCTATGCACAAAAAGCAGGTAAGTGGAGTTCATCACGTACAATTACATTAGCAGGTGATTTGTCGGGTAACGTCAGTATTGACGGAAGCTCGGGTGTAACATTGACTGCAACTATTGCTGCCAACTCTGTTGCACTTGGTACAGATACAACTGGTAACTACATGTCTGGTGTAACAGCCGGTACAGGTATCAGTGTAAGCCACACAGCAGGCGAAGGCTCAACAGCTACAATTACTAACAGCTTGTCAACAAGTGGTGGTTCAATTGGTGGCAATTTGTCAGTAACTGGTAGTATTACTGCTAGTGGTGAGATCACAGCTTACTTCTCTGACGAACGCTTGAAGCAAGATATTGCTCCAATTCAAGATGCGTTGAGCAAAGTTATGGCAATTGGTGGTTACACATACAAGGCCAACGAATTAGCTCACGAATTAGGTGTTTCACGTTATGATAACCAAATTGGTTTATTGGCAGGTGAAGTTGAAGCAGTTATGCCAGAATTGGTAACACAATCTGCATTGGCTGGTTACAAAACTATTCGTTATGACAAAGTTGTATCCGTGCTAGTTGAAGCTATTAAAGAGCAACAAGCTATGATTGAAGAACTTCGTAAGGATATGAAAAAGACTTTACATTAATTTGTAGAATAAGAAGGGAGGAAACTCCCTTCTTATAAGTCAAAATCATTATTTACGATAAATAATTCAATAGGAGATTTATAAATGGCATTATTACCAGCAACAGGCAGCGAAATTGTAATGGGTCGTGTGCGTAAAGCATACACCAACATCACGCCAGGTGCGGGACAAAACATTACATTGAGTGGCACATTAGGCGGATTGATTGGTCAATCAGCTGGAACTCAAATTAGTTTAAGTTCTAGATTCGGCGGTCAGACAACACCTTACGCACATTAATTTTAAGATAGTAGATTATAAATACCTTGAATAACATCAAGGTATTTTTTTATGACCACAAAAAAGACAACTGCTAAACCAACAAATAACAGGTATAAAGAATTGCTAGATTCTTGCCCGTTTCATGTTCTCAGTGATTTTGAACAAGAAAATTTTAATAATCTCACAGGATCGGCATATTCGCGTTCTGTTATAGATATAATTAATAAAATTAGAAAGATCGACAGTGATCTGGAAACAGAAACTCGAACTTTTGAAAAACAGTGTTTAGAAGAAGAAAAATCTAAACTACTAAAAATTCTAGATCAACAGGATACTGCAACATTAACGGACGCTGTTAATAATTGGCAAGATTCCGAACAAGACTATTGGGTAAACTTTTTAGGCAAACAGGCCGCTATAGAGTTATTAACTTTCGGAAGACCCACAGTTGAAACTATGAGCAAAATGGTCAAGCTACCCGAAGACTTATATATCAAGTCCACACAAATTTGCGTTAAATTAGCAAATGCAATTAAAGTTGCCACAGCCAACGCTGAAATGGAAATTGGAATTTCAGCCCCAGAGCCAACACAAACCGAATCTAACTCTAAAGAACAAGCCCCAGCTAAGAAATTGCTGTTAAAGAAAATTAAATGACAAACAAATACTCTGAAATAAAGTTGGCAATATGTATACCAGCTAGAGACCAGATGCACACCGCGACTAGTTATTGCTTGTACAATCTTGCTAGCCTGTTAGCTGAATTGGAAATTGATAACAAACTCTTTATAAGTCCAGGAACTTTGATTGTAAATCAGCGTTATGAACTTGTTAAGTCGGCACAAGAATGGGAAGCAACTCATGTTATGTTTATTGACAGTGACATGGAATTTGAACCATATCATGTAATTAATTTATTGGATTTCGATGAAGACATTGTTGGTGCCGCTTACAGCAAACGTGTTGCGCCGTTTATTACAACAGCATGGACAGAAATTGACGCTTGGGATACGCACGTACGATGCGACGAACAAACAGACAGTCACATCAAAGTGGCAGCAATGGGCCTAGGTTTTTGTTTAATTAAAACTCCAGTGTTTAAGAAAATTAAACAGCCTTGGTTTGAAATAGGCTACTATGACGGTCACTACACAGGTGAAGACATTGAGTTTTTTAGAAAATGTATCAGCACAGATATTTGGCTTGATGTACAAACAACCTGTGAGTTAGGCCATCTTGGTACTAAAAGTTATAAAGTCGATGACGGTATTGAAGTAGACCTTGAAACTTAACCAGCCACTTGGTGAGTATAATTAAATTATAATCTGTGGCTACAGTAACATCATCTTCCACAGATTTTTGAATCTCTAAATCTTTTTTAATAAGCTCGATTAGTAAGTCCAAAGTATTATCTGCCATTAAATTTATTATCAACGGATGCTCGACTAATTCCATGTTAAGAAGATGCACAGTCTGCAAGTACCAACGCTCTGCATAACTGACTTCTTGTTTGAACAAGCTATTCAGCAAGGGATTGTCTAATCGACGATCCCAACAATGATATAAATCAACGCTTTTAAATCGTCGTAGTTTTATCTTTTTCGGGAATGGAATTATCTCTGCTGACATTCTTCTTATCAATCCAACTATAGAAGTTTTTAAATTTTTTAATTAGTCTGCTAGAACTAATCATTTGTCTTGCTTTTGGATGCAATGGGCTGGGTAAACTATCTATGCTAGTCCATGCATAGCCTGCATTCTCCCAATTAAGCTCGGGTATAAATTCTTTGTTAACCAACACCACAAAAGTATCATAGACAAAATCTTTACTTCGACTTTGATATCTATGCAACGGTATTATTTTTTTTATTTTAATTAGTTGAAGTTCTTCTTGTAACTCTCTACGTAGTCCGTTGATTTCTGATTCATCGGCTTCAACTTTACCTCCGGCAAACGTCCAAGTGTTAGGATAGCTTTCTTGAGGACTGCGTAACACTGTCATAACTCGTCCAGAGTCTTCGCTGACTATAATAGCCCCAACGCCTCTAAACTGTTTCAAAGATAAATTCTCCACCATCCGTTTTGGTATGTGCCTTCGAAGACACTAATCCACTGACCTGATCGCCACTCGTACAATATTCCAGTAGTTGTATTTAATACAATGGCATCAGTATTAGCAGATGAATTAAAACTTACAATCCAGTTACTGCCATTGTATTGTATAATATCATTGGCCTTAGCATCTGTTACACCCCAGAAATTATTATTAGGCACATCTTCTAATACTAGATAACGTTGTCCTGTTATTGCCGCAGGTAAATTTCTGCCAGGAGCAACACGGCTAGGATTAATGATTGCATTGATAGCCGCTAAACTAGCACTGGGCAAACTATCTTGATCAACATCTATGACAGCAACATTAGGATTATCTGCGTCTATTTCTGCAACAGTGGCAACAATATCATTGTTGGGATCACTGGGATCACTGCCTCGTCGTAGACGTAGATTACTAATACCTAATCTTAAATCACCAAATGGTGTTAATAAAGTTTCCCATGATAGTAAGTTGCCGTCTTCGTCAGTGAGCCCACCTGCTTTGTTTAAAAGAGTGGCACGATCGCCTTCTATTCTGACCTGCAATTTTAAATTTTCAAATGTAACCACTACCCATTGTTTGTTTGGTATAGGGTCATCTTCAATCCAATCTAATGGATCTTCTTCTTTTAATTTTTTAATTTCATTTAAAATTGTATGTATAAGTGTTTGACGTTTAACTTTGGCCGGAGGATTAATTAATATAGGAATGTTAAAATTTAATGCTGCAACATCGATGATGTCGTCGGTGCCCTGAGGAACTTGTCGAACACTCCATATAACGTTGACTAATTCGGTGTAGGTTAAGTTGCTCCAGTCAAAGGGATTGCTGTTGGATTTTAAGTTAATACTGGGATTAAATAATACCAATAATTGTTCTATTAATTGTAGCTTTTGATCTGTGTTACTGGTCCATATATCTACTTGTACTGTTAAGTCATAAGGCACTGGCATATAGCGTTCTACAGTATACGTATTACCTACTTCGCCTTCGATGTAATCTCCAGTTGCGGGATCGACTTTCTTTTCGTAGACTTGAACTTTGCTAACGTGAGTGGGATTACTTCTACGCTCGGCACTGATCTGTAAATCGGTTACATACACACTGATAAATGGAACAGTATTAATCATGTTCTCACTTTGATTTTTTAGTATGTGAGCGGCCATACGATTAATGTCGCCATAGCGCACAGGCACTTGAATATAACTTTCGTTGCCGTTTCGATCTTTGCCAGTTTTAACTGAAAATCCCCCTAGTATACGCATAAACTGGGTTAGGTATTTTCTTATTTGTTCATCGTAAAAATATTGTTGCATAATTAAAAATCTGATTTGGGTAATACTACTTGGCTCAGTGCTTGACGTTCTGGGAATTCTTGATTACCAACAACAGTGACAGCATCATTATTGATAAAGCCAGCGGCATTGAGAACTTTATCTCTTAGGTCAACTGGTCCATTATCAGTTTGCATACGTTGCCAACGTGTTCCACGATACGCAAACAATGCCGCGGGTTTGTAGTCTGTGCGTAAAAAGAAATCACCTTGTTTTGGAGTTAAAGGGAAACTTAGGCCCGAGTCTAATGCTTCTCCGTGATTATAAGTTGGATCAGCATCTGCTTGATAAGGCTTGGTTGTGTTCTGCAATATATTACTGCCATCATCTAAAATAGTAGGTGCAAGCTGTTCGCCGCGAGCAATAATAGCTTTGGATATTTCCAGTTCTTTTTGATACGTGCTCAATGCATCTTTTAATGTGTCAACACCATTGTCTGTGGGCTGTGATAAAATATCTCTATACTCTTGAGCATCAGTCATTGGGCTGGCTTTAATGCGCCAAATGTGTGGATACCAAGTTTGACTAAAACCTTCTGCGGCACGACTAGCATCTTGAATAACGTAGAACTTATTAATAGCTGGCTTGGTTTCGTCCAATAATAAATCATCTCGAATATGCGGTAGTTCTAATACGTCACCGGCCATGAGTTTTCTGCCCATACGTTCAACCATGTCATTGGTATGGAAAGAGATATAGATAGTATCAGCACTTAAAAACAAACCGAATTGTGTTAAGTCAAAGTCTTGATCTCCGACATTATAAACTCCGCGAAGTTCATATATATCAGGATCATAAATTCTATCACGATTTTCTAAGAATAACAAGTCTTGAATCTTAGTTTCGTTGAGAATGTCGTCGGCTCTATAGTTAGGCTTGGTCGGATCATTACTGGCACCCTGATCAGCAGGTTGTAAATATTTGTGGATCAACACACCAGTTCCGCCTACCAAAAATTGTTCACGGATAAGTCTATCCATGAAATGGTAGTCGTTAGTTTTTTCAGGTTTCCACAGGCTTAGTCTTGGCATAGTAATACTATTTACCTATAACTTTTAATTGGCTACACAGAGAAAATTCTGGTTTAATTGACATAAATTCACTCTTGTAGTATAATATACTATACACACAAATTGGAGAGAGTATGATGGAATATGATGTGGATGCGGACAATCCAAAAATTAAAAAGTTTTTAAACAGTTTAATGCCATCGTTTATTGAGCAGTTGGGACTAGTTAATAGCAAACGAGCAGTTCTAGTAAAAGTTACTAAAGACTTGGATGATGATTTCCAAGGTGCTACAATGAATATCGAGCTAGCCGATTGTATGATGGTATTGATTAAAGCACCAAAGCGTCTTACACCAATGCGATTGATGGAAATGTCTACCACTTTAGCACACGAAATGGTACATGTTAAACAACTGGCTAAAGGGCAAATGAAATTCCTTCCAAATGAAGCTAGGATTTGGAAAGGTAAACGCTACAGCAAGAAAACAAAGTATTTAGATCAGCCTTGGGAATTGGATGCGTTCTCAAAACAAGAAATCCTGTTGCGTAGGGCAATTGACACAAAATAGAAGTTAGTGTATAATTACATTTTTACTAGGAGCAAGTATGGCTACCAAAAAAACAGTTAAACAAACAAGCACAGATAAATTAGCATGGCGCTACGAGCCCCCGGCCAAAACAATCGTCTACCGAGAAGTAGATGTCAAGTATGTTGGCGAGGAGCCAACTTACCCTAGCGTAGAAGAACAACAGGCCTGGACTGACAGCGAGTACAGGACACAGGTCATGCGTACACTTAATTGGTATGCACACACACAAGACAAAAAGAAAAGCGCAGAATGGCTTAGCCAATTCCTTGCACGTAATCCACGTCGCCAAAAAACAGCAGATGCAGTTCGTCGTGGCGATGTGTGGCCCGGTACCACAGTAGGATTTGCACTAAGAGCAGGCCGTGTTGGTTTGGCACTACGTTTTGGCACACTACGTACTTTGGTCAAACAACTTAAACAAGCAGACAAAGGTGTCGACACTTCTACTCAAGTTGTAGAAGTTGTAGTAGACGACAAACCAAAGTTTAACATACAAGAACGCATGGCAGAAAAGACGTCAGAGTTCTTGGGAGAACTAGAAGGTCGCTTTGATGACTTTATTGCGGAGTTTAAAGGTGAGCCTAAACTAGTGGAGTTGATGACACAAATGAATGTGCCAGCAGTACAGGTTAAAACTGTAACAGAGTTCATCAGCAAAAAGATCTCAGAATTTGAAGAAGTCAACAACAGCAAAGATCCTCAGGTATTAGAAGCTTACAAGCATTTAGGCAAGCGCCAGATTACTGCCATGGTTAAATGGTGGACACAGGCTCTAACAGATGCTAACAGCTACAATGTAGTTAAGAAAGCTGCCAAGGCTCCACGTAAAAAGAAAGCAGTACTGCCAGAAAAGGTAGTGGCTAAATTGAAGTACGCAAAAGAGTTTAAAGAGCTGGCTCTCAAAAGTGCGGATCCGACTACAATCCTTACAGCACAAGAGCTGTGGGTCTACAATACTAAGACACGCAAGTTGGGTATCTATATTGCAGACCAATATGCAGGTACACTAACAGTTAAGAACAGTTCTATTATGGGATTTGATGCCACAGCAAGTGTGCAAAAGACACTACGCAAGCCAAAAGAACAGATTAAAGAGTTTACTGCAAATGGCAAGCCTGCCGCTAAGAAATGGTTTAAAGGAATTAAAAGCACAGAGATCAAACTTAATGGCCGTATAAGTACAGATGTAATTTTGTTAAAGGTATACAAATGAAATACTTAATTTTAGTTTTAGCATTATGGCTGACAGCCTGTGGAGGCTCTTCGAGTACTCCACAATCTAATCCTTTTCAAGAAGTGTCGAGTAAACCGTTACCTGAACAACCGGTTGCGCCTGCGCCAACCGATCCGTTTGCTCCTGTCTTAAAAAAGAATGGCGGCTAATATGAAATACATTACTGAATTATTTTTATCCTTAGTAACTTTTTTATCTCCAGCTGTATATGCCGCAGATACTTATAATCACGTAAACAATCAATTAACAATTCCGGCAGTAGTGTTGGGAGATACAATTTATCGTGATGTTGTTATTACAGTTGGTCCTATATTAACTGTAGGCGGTTCTAGTCTAGATTCTAAATATCCAGCAAAACCCATCGATACGATGGATTCATATGACCCATATAAAAATCAGCTTACAATTCCTAGTGTAAATGCATATGGTTTTGTTTATTACGATGTTGTTATTAATGTCGGATCTGTGCTGTCGGTTAAATCTAGTGAACTAAAAAATAAAGACATAGCATGTACAGAACAATCTTCGATTAGTTTATTAAATGCTGAACCGGTATATAATTTCTCAGGCTTGACAAGTAATTGGTATAACTCTAAAAATGTGTTCGGTGCAGACTCTAGTCAAAATTTTGTAATTGCATTTTCTAATTTTTCGTCAGTTGCAAAAGAAAAAAATGATGCGGTTCTGAAATCAACGCTGGTATCAAATCTTCATCGCTGGGCGGCAGCAGATGCATTTAAAGGTAGTAAACTATGTTGGAATCCCATGACAGGGTGGGATTCTACATGCACTCAATGGATAGACCCGCAGGGTAATGATTTAAGCGCCATTCAAGATAATAACTTTATAATGGAGATGGTGGAATCTATTAGACCTTCATATAGTCTTATATCAGATTGGGCTAAAGAAAATGAGCCAACCAAACATTCCAAAATTATGAGTTGGTTGGATTTTTGGGACGTAAACACACCAGACCCGGACAATGTATTTTTTGGTCTGGGCATGGGAAGATACCATTGGGAAATAAGGCGTATTACTGACAAATCGGGTGTTGCCGCAACTACACCTATGGTGCGTAAATTAATGCAAGGTATTTTATCGCTGGTCAATGAGGACGGTTCTATCAAAGATAGAACAACTCGTGGAAATAGAGCTATGTGGTATCATTTTTCTTCTCTCAATGAAATCATGACATCTATGTATTTGGCTAAATTGGCGGGCGTTGCAATAGATCCAGTACTGGAAAATAGATTACACAAAGCAGTAGAGATTTTTATTAATACGTTAGATGACCCAGCATATATTGTTAAATGGGCAAAAGTCGGACACAACAACGGCGGCGACGGCACTGCACAAAACTTTAATTTTACAAACTGGTATGATGGTGCCTATGCCGGATCGTGGATCTATTTGTATGTAAATTGGTATCCTTCTAACAATAATACAGCAAGATTATCGCAAAAAGTTCCTTTGAACTCTGCAAAATCAGCAAGTCAAGATAGGCAATTTGGTATACCTTTGGGTTGTTTACTTTTTTAAATAATAAAACTAAAATCTCCCGCTAAATATACATAACGGGAGATTTTCTTATGAGCGTCAAAGACGAATTAATTAAAGAGATAGAATTACGCCTAGGTGGCGGCATGGTGGACGTAGAATTGGATTCTGCTCACTACGACTTGGCTATCTCAAAAGCACTACGCAAATATCGTCAACGCGGCAGCAGAGCAGTTATAGAAAAGTTCCTAAAATTAAACATTAAAATGGAACAACAAGAATATCAACTACCACAACAAGTAGTTAATGTTCGTGATGTATTTCTACGTCATACTGGTGCTATGGGTATTAGCAGTACAGGTGTTGACTTCGAACCATTTAACACAATGTACCTAAGCAACATGTTATTGCAGAGTAATACTAACTTCTCAGGTCTATTAAACTACGAACTATACGCAGATCGTAGAGAACTTTTAGCACGTATGTTTGGAGCATACTGTACTTTTACATTTAATCCCGGTGATCGTACGTTATTCATACATCGTAAGTTTAGAGCAGACGATGAAGTGTATCTTTGGACGTTTGTTGAAAAAGCCGACGAAGAATTATTAAACGATGTCTATTGTGGACCGTGGATTAAAGATTATGCTATGGCACAGGCCAAGTTTATTCTAGGTGAAGCTCGTAGTAAGTTCAGTACCATTGCAGGCCCACAAGGTGGAACAAGTTTGAATGGTGATAACTTAAAATCAGAAGCGGCCGCAGACATGGAAAAGTTAGAAGAAGACTTAAAATTATACGCTGACGGTTCAGACCCACTGGGATTCATAATTGGATAAAGATAAATTACGCAAACTCGCTGGCATTGATAAGAATGCCCCTAGTCCTATCACCGGCGAGATCGGAACTGACAAAGGTGAGTATATGCGTAAGAATAATATTCGTCCAGGCACCGACGAATGGTTTAAGTTATGGTTTGCTAGACCAAAATTAACTGGCGAAAATCCCACACCTAAAAAGTAAAATATTCATTGACAACTAGATTCTAATGCTATATACTAGCACTATGAATATATATTTAGACATGGACGATGTAGTAGCAGACTGGATGGCAACTGCTAGAGAAATGGTCAAGCGTGACTGGAATTACGGAGAACGGATTCCAGACAGCGACTGGAAAAAACTTCAAACACGACAACGTTTTTATCGAGATCTTCCTAAAAAGTCGGGTGCCGATGAACTTGTACAATGGTGCAGAGATTACAGAGACCGTACTGGCTGCGGTTTGTTCTTCTTAACAGCACTACCACATGACTATACAATGCCCTATGCTGCCAGCGACAAAATATGGTGGGCGCATGAACGCTATCCTGATATCACAGTGTTCTTTGGTCCGTTTAGTCACGACAAATATCGCCATTGTCAAGAAGGCGATATCCTTATTGATGATAGAACAAGTAACTGTAGTGAATGGCGTAGTGCTGGCGGGTTATCTCATATATACAAACAATGGCCCGAATGTAAAATCTGGTTAGAGGAGACATTAAAATGATTATCGGAGTATGTGGTTTTATTGGCAGCGGCAAAGATACTATTGCAGACTATCTGGTAAACGTACACGGCTTTCGTCGTGAAAGTTTTGCTAATACATTAAAAGATGCAGTAGCCGCAGTGTTCGGCTGGGACAGGGTTATGCTGGAAGGTCGTACTAAAGAAGCACGTGAATGGCGAGAACAAGTGGATCCTTGGTGGGCAGAACGATTGAACTTGCCCGATCTAACACCACGGTGGGTATTACAGCAATGGGGTACGGAAGTGTGCAGACGAGGCTTTCATGACGACATCTGGATCGCCAGTGTAGAAAATAAATTACGTAGAAGCAAAGATAATATTGTTATCAGTGATTGTAGATTTCCTAATGAAATAGCCAGTATTAAAAATGCCAGCGGCATTATTGTTTGTGTTAACCGTGGAGAATTGCCCAGTTGGCATATTATGGCCGCCAAGGCAAATGAAGGAGATGTATTTGCTGCCGAAAAGCTCAAAGCATTAGGAGTTCATGCCAGCGAAACAGCATGGGTTGGCACTAAATTTGATTATATGTTAGATAACAATTCTACATTAGACTCTTTGTTTAATCAGGTAGAAACAGTGGTGCAACCTGATACTGAGAAAATATGAATTTCGCTAAATAGCCTGATTTCTCCGAAATAGTATAAATATGTATAACCTATAGAGGAGAAAACAAATGGCACTAACATCACCAGGCGTAGAAGTTTCGATTATTGACCAAAGTCAATTTGGATCTGCTGGCCAAGGAACAGTTCCTTTAATTATTTTAGCCACACAATCTAATAAAGATAACGTAAGTGGTACTGGCTTTGCAACAGGAACAATTCCTGCAAATGCCAACAAACCTTATTTACTAACAAGTCAACGTGAACTTGTTGAACAATTTGGTCAACCTAAATTTAAAACAGTAAACGGTACAGCAATACACGGTTCAGAAGTAAACGAATACGGACTAATGGCAGCTTATAGCTATTTAGGTCTTGCTAACCGTGCTTATGTACTACGTGCAGATATTGATCTGCTACAATTAGAACCAACAGACATTGAACCAGCAGGCGCACCTACCAATGGTACATACTGGTTAGACTTGGCTAATACAAGCTGGGGTATTTTTGAAGCATCAGCAATTGGTACATCTAGCTGGGTTACAAAAACTCCTTTAGTTATCACCGACTCTGCCGATACTGTCAGTTCTGCAGGTGTAGTTCCTGCTACTTCAATTGGCGCCAATGGTGATTATGCAGTTGTAGCAACTTCTACAGTTTCTAGTTATCAAGTATATAAAAAAATATCAGGCGCTTGGGAAATTTGTACAACAGCAAACTCTGCAATTTCCACAGTTTTTGTTTCAGCTCACTATAATATTCCTACAGCAACAGCGGCTGGTGATGTATGGTTAAAGACTACAAGTCCTAACAATGGTTTAAGTTTAGCAGTTAAAAAATATGTAAGTGCTAATATTCCAGACAATAGCCCATGGGTAGTTGTAGCAACTCCAGTTTATGTCAATGACTCGGCAGCTACTACAGGTTTTGCAAGTGCATTATCTGCAGGTAAAGTATATGCTAAAGCAGACACCGGAAGTGCCAATGTAGAATTACGTTATTATGACGGCAGCAACTGGAATGCATTAAATGAACAATCTGGTGCTAGTGCTCCGGTAGGCGCAACAATAGACGGTACATTGTGGTACAATACTAGTTTGGCAGTTGACTTATATGTAAAAGCAAATAGTCAATGGGAACCAATAGGCAGCGATATCACTATTGATTCTAATGCTCCAAGTAGTCCTGCAAACGGTGATTTCTGGATTGACAGTAGCGATGTAGAAAACTATCCTGGAATTTATGAATACGATGGTAGTTCTTGGGTTTCTCGCAATGTAACAGACCAAACAACTCCTAACGGTGTTGTATTTGCTGATTTAACCGTTACAGCTAGTGATACTACAAATGGCACAGGTGGAGCAACAGCAGTTGACGAAAATGCTCCTGATCCTTTATTGTATCCAAATGGTATTTTATTATGGAATGGTATCGTTTCAACAGGTAACGTTAAACAATACAGTGATGTATTGGATGCCAGTGGTGTTGCTACGGGCGACAAGGCATGGTTTACATTCAGCGGTAACAAAGAAGACGGTAGCCCATATATGTTGCGTAAAGCACAACGTCGAGCAGTAGTTAAATCATTACAAAGCGCGGTTGCCAGCAATGAAACAATTCGTGAAGAAATGACCTTCTTTACTTTGATTGCGGCTCCAGGTTATCCAGAACTAATCGACGAAATGTTGTCATTGAATACAGACCGTAAAGAAACAGCATTTGTTATTGTCGATACTCCAATGCGTTTAGCCCCACAAGGTCAAACATTGATCGATTGGATGAGCGGTAATAATGCAAGTAGCACAGGCGAAGATGGTTTAATTGTCAGTGGTGGTTCTGCATATCAGGCAGCATGTTACTACCCAAGTGCATTGGCAACTGATTTAAGTGGCAACGATGTTGTTGTTCCAGCAAGTCACGTTGTTCTAAGAACTTATGCATACAACGACCAGGTTGCTTATCCTTGGTTCGCTCCAGCTGGTTTAACACGCGGTGTTGTAACCAATGCAAGTAACGTGGGTTACATCAACGGAGAAGGCGAATTTATACCAGTGGCATTGACAACAGGTCAGCGTGATACATTGTATGGCGATGGCAGTAGAGTTGGTTTAAATCCAATTGCACGTTTCCCAGGACAAGGTGTTTATGTTTTCGGTCAGAAAACATTACAAACTGGTTCTAGTGCATTAGATAGAGTTAACGTTGCTCGTTTATTGGCTTACTTACGTGAGCGTTTTGATCCGCTGGCTCGTCCGTTTATATTTGAACCCAACGACAAGATCACTCGTGCTAATGTAAAACAAGTTTTTGATAGTTTCTTAGGTGAGTTGCTTGCCAAACGTGCTATCTATGACTTCATTGTTGTCTGTGATGAAACAAACAACACCCCTGCCAGAATTGACAGAAATGAATTATATGTTGATGTTGCCATCGAGCCAGTTAAGGCCGCTGAGTTCATTTACATTCCAGTTCGTGTTGTCAACACAGGCGAGTTATCATAATGATAAATAACATAGCCGAAGGAGAAACAACATGGCAGATTTAACACAATTTGGAGTTCCAACAACAGGCACTAATGCAATGGTGATGCCTAAACTCCAATATCGATTCAGAGTTAACTTGTATAACTTTGGTAGAAACAACGGTAGTACTGTTGAGATGACACAGAATGTAGTTAGTGTAAATAGACCTAGTCTAACACACGATGAAATTACTTTGGATGCTTACAACAGTCGTGCTTACCTTGCTGGCAAGCACAGCTGGGAACCAATTACTTTAACTTTACGCGACGACATCAACGGTACAGTTACCAAGCATGTAGCAAGTCAATTACAGAAACAATTAAACCAAGGTTTACAAAGTGCTCCAACAGCAGGACGTGACTATAAGTTTGGTATGGTAATTGAACAGCTAGATGGTAGTCAACCAGGGTTAGTCATTGAAAGCTGGAGTTTAAATGGATGTTTCATCCAAAACGTAAACTACGGTGAAAACAATTACGCAACTAGTGATGTAATGCAAATTACACTACAGATCCGATATGATGCCGCAGACATTCACGGCGATGCAGTCGGTGCAGCCACTACACAAGGCGCATTGACTACTGGCGTATTACCGATTGGCGCAGGCAACTCTGCAACATAAGGATAATACATGGCGGCATTAACTGACGCTATGAAATGGTACAACTTAGGCGGGCTTAAAGCGGCCCGCCTAAAGTTCCATTTTAAAGTAGAAATCTTTAGCGCACAATATACAGCAGAACTTCAAACACCAGCTAGGCTGATATTTGATGCTGTTCGTACGATTGAACTTCCTAAGTATAGCATAGAAACAGAAGTAGCAAACGCATGGAACGTGCGTCAACCTATCCCAACTAAAATTAACTTTGAACCGATCAGTATCTCATTTACTGATACGTTAGATAACAGGTTTCAAACTTTTATTAAAAACTATATGAACATCATCAGTGGTAATTTTGCACCACAGACAAAGTCGATGCGTAAAGGCTTTGATGGTTTTGGTATCAGGATGTTAGAGACTGGTAAAGATTGTCCTATAGATAAAATTGTTATTACTAGATTTTACGGCGCAGATGCTGATAGAGAAAATCTACAAACACCCAGTGTAGTGACATTATGGCGCCCGAAGATTGTCGATGTGCAACATGACACATTAGATTATAGTGTCAGCGAAGCAATTACATGGCAAGTAAGTTTACGTTATGAAAGCGTTACATATACTGATAGTACTTCATCGACAGTCAGTAGTCCGCAAGCAACAACTGGTAGTCCGCAGGCAACTTCTGCCAATCGAGATAACTCTTATGCTAAACAAGTAGAAGAGCAAATTAAATTAAATAACACTATTCCTCCCAAAGATTTAAATGCAGAAAGTGTAAAGCAATCTCAAACGGCAGCAATGTCGCCTACTAGATCAATCGATCAAGCAGTTAATAGATTAGGAGATCCAAATGCGGCTCCTTATACAGGTGATGACCCTATAATCAAGGCAAGACTTGCCAGCGGCCGAGGTTAACATATGGCATTAGAAGCATCTAAATATGACGTACTTTATGGCAAACTATTAAAATTAGGACTTGCTGTTGATCAAGCAAAGACATTATCAAAAGTGTTATATGATATTAGTATAGAACAAGGCGTATCCACAGACGAATTACTAAAGTATGTTAATTCAAATGGGTTGAGATATGACAATGAAGTATATGCATTACTTAATAAGGCCAGAACAAACAGCAGTCAAATTGGATATATAGATCAAGACAACATACCTTCCGCGATTGTCAAACAGGCAGTATAAATGGCTTATAACTTTACACAAGGATATTTTACACCTACTAATCCGAGCAAGTATATAGGTAGTAATAGCCCAAAGTATCGTAGCAGTTGGGAACTAACAGTGATGCGATTCTGTGATAATCACCCAGCGGTTATAGGATGGGCCAGTGAAAGTTTACGCATACCTTATCGTAATCCATTTACAGGAAAAGACACAACATATTATCCAGACTTCTTAATCACTTACCAAGACAAAGCTGGTAATAAAATCAGTGAAATTATCGAAGTTAAGCCACGCAAACAAGCTAGACTAGATGAAGCAAACACACAGCAGGAAAAAGCCGCAGTGGTGTTAAATATGGCCAAGTGGGAAGCATGTAGACTTTGGTGCCAACGTCATGGTATGAAGTTTAGAATACTCACAGAAGAAGATATATATAATAACTGGCAACCACGAACTGCTGCCAAAAGAACGAAAAAACGATGACTAAAAAACTTGAAGATTTTTTTAATGTAGAAACTACAGAATCAGATGCAGAGGATCAACTGCCTTTGACAGCCGAAAAAGTAGTTCCAATAGAAACAACTATCGCTCTAGTTCACGAACAACTGACCATAGCAGATAGAATTGATCGAGCACTGCCTACCGTTAGAGGATTGGACGTAGAAGACAGAGATTTAGATGATTATGCAGAACGTGCCATGGAAAGTTTCGAGCGTTTAATGGATCTTGGCTATAATATGGATGATAGAAATGCAGGTAAAGTATTTGAAGTAGCCAGTACCATGATGAATAATGCCATTTCTGCTAAAACAGCCAAGTTGGACAAGAAGCTAAAGATGATCGATCTACAGTTAAAGGCAGCTAAACTAGCACAAACAGCCAAAACTGAAGATGATAATAGCCCACAAGGCCTGGGTGATTTAACTACAGATCGCAATGCTATATTGAATCTAATCAGCCAGAACCTTAAAAACAAAGATAAATAAAGTATCGGAGAAACGAAATGCCTACTCTATTTGAATACATTGAACAACTAAAAGAAAAACACGAAGTGCGTGTTAAATTCGCCTGCGAAGTAACAGACGAAATGATGGACAAGATTGAGCGTCACTTGCAAAAGTATGATGCTGAAAAAGTCTCAAGTCCAAGCAAAACAATTTTACAAGCTCGTCCATTAGACTTTCCTAACTTGGACATGGGTGAGATTTATATCATTGATTTTACTAGCAACTTGCCAGTAAGTAATCACATGCTTAAACAAGAACTAGCAAAACTATTAAATGTCAGTGAAGGACTGGTCGTTGTTCGTGGTGTAAACGAAGATCGTGAGATAGAACAAGAAGAAGAAAAGTTTCAAGATAAAAAAGAAGAATATAAAGTTAAGTTGGGCGCAGACTATGACAAAAGCGAAGGCAGTGATGTCAAAGCCGCAGAAGTATTCGGCGACAAGTTTAACGGTAGTTTATTAAAAGAACTTAAAAAGATCAGTGACAGCAAAAAGAAGGAAATTAAAACTCCAAAGATTGTTAAAGATCCAGACGTTCCTGCAAGCACACCAGTGATTGGTGACAGCGCAACAACTAACAAAAAAAGTCCAGTGGCTAATCGCGGTCCAGTGATTGCTAAGAAATAAGGAAAAATATTATGAACAGTTTACATGATTTAATGAAACGACTAAGCAGTATTGGCCAAGTCACTGAAGCAGAAGAAAAATGCTCCGAATGTGGTTGCACTCCATGTGAGTGCGATGACAAAGACAAAGTCGACGAAGCTAAAAAGCCAGATGCTGACAAAGATGGTATTCCTGATTGGGCTGACAAGGACGAAGAAAAAGTCGACGAAGGCGCATTAGATACATTAAAGAAATTCGGCAAAAAAGCATTGGACACATTAGGTCATCCTGATGATGAAGAAATGATTAAAGATTTACAAAGAAAAGTCGGTGTACCGCAGACAGGTAAAAAACCCGGCGAAGAAGAAAAATCAATGAAAGAAAGTGCTTTAAATTTATTACGCAGATACGCTGGTATTCAAGAAGCAACGATCGATGAAGACGATGTCGAAGAAGGAAATGAATTCAGTGGTGCATTAAAAGCAGCCAAGGCCGCAGGTCAAGAAGAATTTGAAGTAGGCGGTAAAAAATATAAAGTAAACGAATGCGGCGACATGCACATGCCAATGGGCTCCGAAATGAGTCCAATGAGTGCTGTCAGCGACATGGCCAGTCCTATTCAAGTTATCGGAAATCCTGAAGCTGAAGTAGAACCAGAAGGTCCGCACATGGAAGTTCCTATGGCAGCAGAAACTCCAAAAGCAACATACACATTGAATATTCAAAATGGCGAAAACAATTTAAGTATGACAACTGACATGCCTGATGAAATTATTCACATCATGAAGTTAGCTGGTGTTAACAACGGTGCCAAAGTAAGCAAAAAAGAAATGCCGGCAGATGGTGAACAAGAAGTAGAAGAGTCTGGTTATGAAAATACTCCGGACAATACTCGAGCACGTGATCCACAGGCACATGGCGACATCCGTGATTGGGGACAAAAAGGCACCGGCTCAGGCAAACCAAACTATCCTGGTACACGTGCCAGTGGCGACAACCCAATGAGCGAACAGCGTATGATGGAAGATTACAAACACTTTAAAGCGGGCAAATGAGCGGTCAAGCGGTTTTAGTAAAACAGCCATACAAAAAAGAAAATTATACAGAGAATCAGATAGCGGAGATTGTAAAATCCGCTACTGATCCTATATACTTCATTGGCGAGTATATGTGGATACAACATCCCACAAAAGGTCGTGTTAAGTTCGAACTCTACGACTATCAAATTGAATTAATCAACGCTTATCAAAATCACAAATATAGTATTAATATGCTTGGCCGACAAATGGGCAAGTCAACTTGTGCCGCAGGTTACTTGTTATGGTTCGCTATGTTTGTTCCAGACAGTACGATTCTTATTGCCGCACACAAATACACAGGCTCGCAGGAGATCATGCAACGTGTGCGCTTTATGTATGAAAGTCTGCCTGAATGGATTAAAGCAGGCGCAGTAAGTTACAATAAAGGTAGCATTGATTTTGATAATGGCAGTCGTATTGTCAGTGCCACAACAACAGAAAATACTGGTCGTGGTATGAGTATTACCTTAGTATACTTAGACGAGTTTGCTTTCGTTCCGCCGCGTATTGCTAAAGAATTCTGGACAGCACTAAGCCCAACACTATCAACAGGTGGTAAATGTATTATTACAAGCACACCTAACCAAGACAATGACCAATTCGCACAGATTTGGAACGATGCCATTAAAAAGTTTGACGAGTTCGGCAACGACCGTGAAGTGGGTAAAAATGGCTTTAAGAGCATTAAGTACATTTGGAGTGACCATCCTGACCGAGACGAGGCCTGGGCAGACCACGAACGCAGTAAGATTGGCAATGAACGTTTCATGCGTGAACATGAATGCTTGTTCATTACAGCAGATGAAACTTTAATCAGTAGTTTAGTTCTTACAAACTTGCAAGGTGAAGATCCCTATGAACGAGTAGGACAACTTAGAGTATATACTCCCATTGACAAAGATAAGATATATGTAGCAGCCTGGGATCCTAGTTTAGGTACTGGTGGTGATGCAGCCGCCATAGAGATTTTTAGTTTACCTGACTTAGTTCAAGTAGCAGAGTGGCAACACAACAAAACAGATATACGTGGACAGCTAAGAAATTTTATTACTATACTGGATTGGTTACGTGAAAAAGGTGCGAGCAATGACAATATCTATTGGAGTGTGGAAAACAATACTCTGGGCGAAGCCGCACTAGTTGCTATTCAAGAATACGGCGAAGAACGTATTGCTGGACATTTTATCAGCGAAGCCGGCGCTAAACGTCGTGGCTTTAACACAACAAATAAAAGTAAAATAGCCGCTTGTACCAAATTAAAATACTACATCGAAAGCAGTAAAATGCACCCAAAAAGTAAGAGTTTAGTTCAAGAATTAAAAACCTTTGTGGCCAAAGGAACTAGCTTTGCAGCCAAAGAAGGAGAAACAGATGATTTGGTCATGGGTACAATACTAGCAGTTAGACTAATCGAATATGTTATGAAGTATGACGAAGCAACATATAACACGCTAGTCGAACGAAACAGCGGCGATTATTTACAACCCATGCCAATTGGAATAATTTAATTAAAATAGGTAAATAAGTGTATGGCTATAGATTACAACGCAGTTGCAGACAGGATATTTGACCAACTTAAAGGCTTTGGGCATGACATTATCATCTTTGATGATAAAGGTCGACAAACCGCAAATGCTAAACAAGGCCGTAGTTTTTACAGTAAAGATCAAAAGTTTACAGTAGAATTAGATCAAGATGACAATGTTATCAAATTTAAATACGGTACAAGTACAGACATGCCCCGGGTCAAAAAGTTAGTAGATACAATTGGTGCTATAGCAAAGAAATACCCTCCATTGGGATTAGATAGATTGCCGTACACCGGCAAAGAAATAGAATTAAAGGATGTAGAGAACATGGCAAAAGTCCAAGAGAGTTTAAGCCCAACAATGGGTTCGACTAAAACTAGTTACCAACAAACCGAAGGTGCTAAACTAATCATTAGACATAACACCGCTGTCAACGAAGAAGTTCGTGGCAGTCGTAGTCGCAACATCAGCGCATTGTTTATTGAAAACGCACAAGGTGAACGATTCAAATATCCGCACAATCACTTAACTGGTGCTCGTATTATGACTCAACACGTTGCCGAAGGCGGCACACCATATGATGAAGTCGGACAAAAAATTATTGGACTAAGTGAAGAACGCAATCAACTTTCACAGGTATCCAAGTACATTAAAAGCCAAGGCCTGCAAGAACAAGCCGGTGATGTACAATTTGCTGTTACTCAACGTCTAAGCGAAATTAAAGGCCTATTGGGTAGATATAACCCGACAAGATTTATGGAAGATAAATCACAGGCCGACGAAACAAATCTGGAAGCACTACAAGAAAAACTAACTAAAAACGTCTTTGACGAAAGCATTGGCACACTATTACCAAAACTAAATGGCTATGTAAAACAATATCAACAACAAATGGAAGCAAAACAAGAACTCGAAACTCTAAAACAACAAGTAGAAGAATCAACATCAATCCAAGTTAGTGCTATTCCAGATTTAGAAATGATGAGCATGATGGTCTACGAAAGCCCAACTATCAATACCACCGAACTAATCAACATGATTTTACCAGTGTTAGAAGACGAGGAAGTAAAAACTCGTTTAACTCGCGTATCCGAATATGTACGTGAAGGCAAATTGGATGCCATGGAAGTCGAAAACTTAACTCGTAGCATTATTGGTAAGAGCGCAGTTAAAGAATCCAATTACAAAATTGTACATCAATTGAGTACAGTGGATCAAGTGTTTGAATCGGTTATGGCTAAGTTCACGTTAAAAGAAATACTGAAATAAGAATATAAATATTTTCAACAGCAATTCATCCAAAAGGAAAAATTGCTGTTGACATAGCACTTAATAGAGTGTTATAATTGTTCACAAGATGAGAGTATCTTGTGTTCCAGGCAACAAACTTTTTAACCCTGGCATTTTTAATAAGGAAAAACATTATGGCAACTTCACTAGCAGAAATCCGCGCTCGCTTACTAGAGCAAGACACACGTCAAAGCGGCAACAACAATCGCTCACAGGGCGACAACGGAATTTTTCCGTTCTGGAATATCCCAGAAAATTCAACCACAGTACTACGCTTTCTCCCAGATGGAGATGAGACAAATACTTTCCCATGGCGTGAACGTCAAATGATCCGACTAGAATTCGCAGGAGTTCTAGGTGGAGATGAAAATAAGAAAGTAACTGTAACAGTTCCTTGTATGGAAATGTGGAAAGAGACTTGTCCTATCCACGCAGAGATTCGTCCTTGGTTCAAGGATAAGAGTCTGGAAGATCTTGGTCGTAAATATTGGAAGAAAAAATCTTATGTGTTCCAGGGCTTTGTAGTAGATACAAAGCTACAAGAAGATGCACAACCGGAAAATCCAATCCGTCGTTTGATTATCAACCCAAGTATCTTTAACATTGTTAAGGGTGCATTGATGGATCCAGAAATGGATAATCTGTTTACAGACTACGAAAACGGCACAGACTTCCGTCTAACAAAGACTACAAAAGGGCAATATGCAGACTATAGCACAAGTAGCTTTGCACGTAAAGAGCGTGGTTTGAACGAAGTAGAACTGCAAGCTATTGCAGATCACGGCTTGTTTACTTTAAATGACTTTATGCCTAAAAAGCCAACTAAAGAAGAAGTTGACGTCATTTATGATATGTTCAAAGCCAGCGTTGACGGCGAATTGTATGATCCCAAGCGTTGGGGTCAGCATTTTAAACCAGCAGGTGTAAACCTTGGTAACTTGGTGGCAGCATCAGATGTTGAAGCCGCAGAGTCAAGTTTCAAAGCACCAGCTCAGGCGGCTCGTCCTAGTCCTATAGCGGCAGCAAAGCCAGCAGTTGTAGATGACGAAGACGACGCACCTTTTGAAGTTGCTGAAACAGCCGCACCAGAAGGCAAAAAGAATGTCAACGACATTCTTGCGATGATTCGTAATCGTCAACAAAAGTAAACACGGCCCGGGCCTCTGCGATAACTAACCGGTAAATGGTTATTGTATCGCCCGGGTTCTTCTATGCAGAAGAAACGTTTATTATCACAAAGTAGAGAGTATCCAATGACACTACCAGACGAAAGATATCGTGCTGTATTATGGGCAAGTAGATTCCTAGGCGAAGTTGCTCATGATAAGAAAAAGTATCCTAGAATTTCCAAAGAAGTTAGACGTGAGGCTTATAGCATACTGCGTCATTATCCCAGTGACTGGGATATGAAACGCATAGCGGATAAGGTACCCGAAGTCTTCCAAGAGAAAATGGAACCATTAACAAAAATGATTATGACTTATAATCAAGAACAAAAGGAAAATGAAATGAAAAATATACCAAATGTAACTTTTGCCTTTAGACAAGGCGATGAAGAACCTGAACAAGGTGGCTGTCCAATCGGTGGCGAGTTTGTTTTTAAAACAAGCAATGAGTTGTTTGCAAATAAACGTGTAGTAGTGTTTAGTCTCCCTGGAGCATTTACACCAACATGCAGTACATATCAACTGCCAGGATTTGAAGAACAATTCGAAGATTTCAAAGCGCAAGGCATTAATGAAATTTATTGTGTCAGCGTGAACGATGCGTTTGTTATGAACGAATGGGCCCGTGCCCTTAAAATTAAAAACGTTAAAGTTATTCCAGATGGCGCCGGCACGTTCACACAAGGTATGGACATGACAGTTGACATGAGTGCTATTGGTTTTGGCAAGCGCAGTCGTCGTTATGCGGCCATTATTGATAATGGTAACGTGGAACAAATGTTTGTAGAACCAGAATCGAGTGCCAGTGATCCTGATCCATATGGCGTTTCGAGTCCAGAAAACGTAATGAAATATCTACAAGGAGTATAACATGACAAAACCATTTGATGTAAGTAAATTTAGAAAAGAAATCACTAAGAGCATTGAAGGTCTTAGCATTGGTTTCAATGATCCTACAGATTGGATCAGTACAGGCAATTACACCTTAAACTATTTGATCAGTGGCGACTTTTTCAAAGGTGTACCCATGGGCAAGGTCACTGTTTTTGCTGGAGAATCCGGTGCAGGTAAATCATATATCTGTTCGGGTAATCTAGTTCGTCATGCACAAGAGCAGGGCATTTATGTTGTGCTTATTGATACAGAGAACGCACTGGATGAAGCATGGCTTCATGCACTTGGCGTAGATACAAGCGAACAAAAATTGTTAAAACTTAACATGGCCATGATTGATGATGTAGCTATGACTATTACAAAATTTGTAGCAGACTACAAAGCAATGGCAGAAGATTCTAGACCTAAGGTATTGTTTGTGGTAGACAGTTTAGGTATGTTGTTGACACCCACAGACGTTAATCAGTTCCAAGCAGGTGATATGAAAGGTGACATGGGTCGTAAGCCCAAAGCACTGACATCGCTGGTTCGTAACACAGTTAACATGTTTGGTAATCTAAACATTGGTATGGTATGTACTAACCACACATACGCAAGTCAGGACATGTTTGATCCGGACGATAAGATTTCTGGCGGTCAAGGTTTTATCTATGCAAGTTCTATTGTTGTTGCTATGCGTAAGTTGAAGTTGAAACTAGACGAAGATGGCAATAAAACCACAACAGTTAATGGTATTCGTGCTAGTTGTAAAATCATGAAAACTCGTTATGCTAAACCGTTTGAAAGTGTACATGTTCAAATTCCATACGCAACGGGTATGAGTCCTTACAGCGGATTGTTTGACTTGCTGGAAGAACGTGGCAGTTTGAAGCGTGAGGGCAACAGCTATCTTTATACAACTAAAGAAGGCGAAGTCTTTAAAGCAATGCGTAAAGCATGGACCAATGAGCTTTTGGACAAAGTAATGGCAGACATCATGCTTAGAGATCTGACAGCAGATGTAAATATAGCGGATACAACACCCTTAGAGGAGATTGAAGATGCTTCATGATGAACAAGTTAATTTGATTGTGGACGTATGGGCCACTGTTAAGACTTACATTGATAAGAAAGAACGCTATGATGCTGCCTGTGCATTACTGCGTAGTTTGGAAAATCACTATGAAATGGATAGTGTTGCAGAAGAACTTCTTGGTAATGATTCTACATTAGATACAGTAATTAAAGACTTATATACTGCCAACGACATCGTCGATGACGACGATGACTACGAAGAAGATAATTACGATTCCGACCACGACGAAGAATGAGTAATTGGTACAGACGTGTTACCGGCAACTTAGGCGAGTTGCCGGGTGCGATTGCCTACTACGAAGCTGAGTTACAAGATGCTAGAATAGAAACTAGTATTAAAGGTAACTTAGAATCTAACTCCAGACTTATGCCCGGAATAGTGGAACACAGATTTAACCAATTACAAGAAGTCGAAGCTATACTCGAATTCCTAAACATCCAACTAAGAAAAAAACGAAGTGAGATGTTTAGGAAGTATACTGAGAACTATAATAGAACACTCAGTGATCGTAGTGCGGACAAGTATGTGGACGGCGACGACGAAGTAATTGAATGGCAAGTTCTTGTTAATGAGTTTGCTATGATCCGTAACAAATATCTCGGTATCATGAAAGCTATTGACACCAAGCAATGGCAAATTACTAATATTGTCAAACTCCGTGTAGCGGGTATGGACGATACAACTTTGGGTTAATTGACACAAATTGGATCCTTTGCTATAATACATACATAGAGAAACAAAAAGGAGTCCAAAATGGAACTAGCAATCGGAACTAAAATTGTTTATACAAGTGCCGCAGGTACCCGTAATGCAGAAGTAGTTGGTATCAAAATTACCCCTACAGCAAAGCCTGGATTTCTTAATACTTTTGTTACACTTTTAATACCCGTACAAACAGGTGTTAAATTTGAGAATAAAATTCAAATCTGTGCTGACAATGCCAGCTTAAAAATGTTCAAAGTAGCAGTCATTAATTGACACAAATTGGTTTCAGTGCTATAATACATACATAGATTAACAAAACAGGAGTTTATAAATGGCTAATGTAACTATTTTTGCAGGCGAGTATCGCGGCGTTAAAGTTCGTAACCAAACATTCCGCTTGGTGTCAGACGTTAAGTCTGGTAGCAAAGGTATGTATGTAACAGTTCAAGATGACGGCACCCTGGGTTATCCTGGTAAAGCCATTCGTGTTAAAGTTAAAACAATGGAGGATATCACAGTGAGTGGTCAAACTATTGCTGACATGACAGATAGTCAGCGCAACAAAGCAAATAAAGACGACAATGTCTTTTCTTTAGTAACTACTAAAGAGACAGAAGTGTACACAGAAACAGACGAGCAAGCTATTGAGCGCATCCGTGAACGCTTTGATATCCTAGACCAAATGGCAGAAGGCACCACAACAGGTGCAGTTCGTGCTATGATTGTCAGCGGCCCTCCGGGCGTAGGTAAGAGCTACGGTGTTGAGAAGGTACTTGAGCAAGCCAGCTTGTTTGACAAAATGGCAAACCGCAAGAACCGTTTTGAAGTTGTCAAAGGTGCAATGTCAGCATTGGGTTTGTATGCCAAACTTTACAAGTTCTCAGATGAAGGCAACGTTCTAGTGTTTGACGACTGTGACAGCATCTTGCTTGACGACTTGTCGTTGAACATTTTGAAAGCCGCACTAGACAGTTCTAAGAAACGTTATATTTCTTGGAACACTGACAGCAATATGTTGGGTCGTGAAGGCATTCCGGATCGTTTTGAATTTAAAGGTAGTGTGATTTTTATTACTAACATTAAGTTTGAGCACGTTCGCAGTAAGAAATTGAAAGACCATTTGGATGCATTGGAAAGCCGTTGCCACTATTTGGACTTGACTATGGACACACAACGTGACAAGTTCCTGCGTATTAAACAAATTGTGCGTGACGGCATGTTGGACAGTTATGATTTTGAAGAGAATGCCGCACAAGAAATCGTAGACTATATGTGGGAAATGAAAAGCCGTTTGCGTGAGTTGTCTTTGCGTACAGTTTTGAAGATTGCAGACCTGCGTAAAATGTCAGAACATAATTGGAAACGTCTTGCAGAGACAACAATTTTAAAACGTGCAGAGGTGTGCTAAACTAAACAATGCCTAGTTAATTGATGTTAACTAGGCATTGTGCTATAATAACTTTTAAAACAACAAAGGGAATTCAAATGAAATTCAAACCCACTCTCGTAGCAGTAGCAGTTTTGACATTGGCTGGAAGTGTGCAGGCTCAAACTCCTGCTCCACAGACTTATCTATCTCCAACTGGAAAACGTTATGAAAGCATTGAACAATATCAGATTCAAACTGTATTAAACAGAGTTGGTGCCCCAGAAGCGTGGTCGCGTGGCTATACAGGTAAAGGAGTTAGCATAGCAATCATCGATAACGGATTTGACTTGGGAACATACGATTTAAAAGGGGCGGTTGGTAGCTATAAAAACTTTTATGTAGGTTCTATTAGTGCTGCCAACACTGGTTGGGGCGAGCATGGTACGGCAATGTCAAGTATTGCCGCAGGCAGATATGGTGGTGACGTAGGTACAGTAGGTGTTGCATATGATGCGACCTTGCTACTTGCACAGGCAGGTCAGGGCGGCAGGATGCCTCAAATTGATGATGCCGCAGTTATTCGAGCATTAAACTGGGCTGGAGAAAATAAAGCAGTTGCAGTTAATATGAGCTTTAGTTCTGCCTTTAATGTAGATTACGTTAAAGGTACTAAACGGATTGGCAATACTGATTTTTATCAAGGTAGCGCAACATCTAGTGCGATGTATGGAAAAGTAAACACATTAAAAACATATTTTACATCAACTAATACAACTAGTGTTATTGTAGCCGCCGCTGGTAATCAAGGACTAGCGTATTCGGGCTATCCGGGTGCTTTTGCCACTGCTACAAATGACAAAGGTGAATTGTTGTTTGGTGGTCGTTGGTTGATTGTTGGTGCAGTTGACGCCAACAACAATATTGCTTCTTATAGTAATCGTGCAGGTAGTATCTGTACTAACGTGGTTGCAGGTGCATGTAAAGATCTATATAGTGTGAAAGATTTTTATGTTGTTGCTCCGGGAGGATCTTCACTAAAAGGTGACTTTGTCGCAGTAGCATATGATAAAAGCAAAGCGGCAGAAACTCTTGCCGGCGGTCTTGGTTCTGGTACAAGTCAAGCAACAGCGATTGTAACCGGCGGCATTGCAATTATTAAGCAAGCATGGCCACAGCTTAGTGCCGCACAGATTGTCCAGTTGGTTAAAACTACTGCCACTGACTTGGGTGCTAAAGGTGTAGATGAAGTTTATGGTTGGGGTATGGTTAATTTTGATAAAGCTACTCAGCCGCAGGGTTTGTTGAAGATTGCTAACTTTAAAGGATATGCATCTGCAACTCCGTTGTCATCCACAGGTGTTGCGTCAAGCGGTAGTGCTAGTCTTAAAACGAGTAGTGTGCTGAAAAATGTACAAGGCTTGGACAGTTATAATCGCAACTATACATTGGACATGACTCGGGTAGTTATTACTAATCCAGTGGCAACATATCGCAGTTCTAGTTCTTATTTGGCAATGAGTCCAGCAGGCTATAATGAAGTATCTACACCAGTAACTGAAAACTATAGCGTTAAGATGATGCAAAGTCAAACTGGTATTGCCAGTGAAGTTTCTTACAATGAACAAGGTGCTAGCTATAGTGTGCAGTTTGGTAGCATGACAGAGAAGTCGGGCTTCCTTGGTAACTATGGTACAGGTGCAATGGCATTTGGTGATAGTTCTACTAGTTACTTACAACTTGGTACCGAACACAAGTTTGGTAGCGTAGCAGTATTTGGTAGTTACGGACTAGGTACTACTCGTGCAGGAAGTGTGCAAGACAGTATGATCCAACTTGGTAATCGTATTAGTAGTGACACATGGAGAATGGGTGTTGCTAAGAACAATGTCTTCCAAAATAAAGATGCTGTGAGCCTAAGTGTAGTTAGTCCTGTAAGTGTGCGAAATGGCTCGGCAACTGTTACAGGTGTAACTGGCTACGAGTTCACAGACAATGGTGATGGCGCAGATGCTCGGGCTATTGTTAGCACAGAGACTATCAACTTGCGAGCACAAGTTAAGCCCATGGATTTGGTATTAGGTTATACTGTAATTGGTAAAGGCTACGACCGTGTAAACGTAAATGTTGCTAGACAGTTTAACGTAGGCGGTGTTGCAGGCAATACAGCTAACAGCATTGGTGTTATGGCAGTCAAGTCTTTCTAATTGACAGCAATTAATTTTAATGTTATAATTACTGCATAGTGTAGAATAAGCTACGCTATGCTTTATAGGTCGAGAATGACCGCAACCCTGGGCGAGTTTGCCCGCAAAAAGGAAATTTACTTATGACAACAATTACCCACGCTCAAACTATTAACGGGCGTTATCTAAAATCTACCAGCCATTTCGTTTCGTTACAACAACGTCTTGCAGATGCGCTGAAATCTTCTCCAGTATTCGTAAACATGCTAACTGCAATGGTAGACGAGTACAAACGTCGACATGCCAACTGGGCAAAGTTTTCCGACATGAAACTTTGTGAAGCAATTCAAGTTCCGATGGACAAAATCCTAATTGATACTACAATGCAACGTAGTTTGAATCTCCGTCACGTCTTGAATATTCTACAGAACTTTAAAAGTAGTATGGTGATGGCAATTCAAGTGTATGTAGACGAAAACAAACCTGGTTATTATATTGCATGGGAGGGTCAACATACTGCTATTGCTTTGCATATTATTCTAACAAAAGTATTTGGCGAGCAGACAGCTAACGCTATGATCCCAGTTGTGATTTACAATGTCAAACAGAAATTAGAAATTCGTCGTAACTTTATTTTGCTTAATGGCGATGCCAAAGAAGAATTAGACTTTATTGACAAGTATATCCAAATGGTATTTGGTGTTAAGATTGATAAGGCGGATGACCAAGAATGGATTGACACAGCCCTTAAGAATGACTACTTTGCCGCCGCAGGATTGTTTGCCACACATAGTAAGTTCGGAGACGAAGACCAACCAGGCGCATTTACTTTGTTAGCTGATACTCTTATGAGCAAGAGCTTGAAGACCCGCAAGCATCCAGAAGTTACTCGTATGTTTGCACAGTACTGGAGTTTCTTAAATCAACAACGTCCTGTAGAACCCAAGGAAGCTAGGCAGTTGTATGAGTACTTTAATTTGTGTTATGAGCAAAAGATCGTAGTTGATGATGCATACTTGTTGGACTTAGTAGCTTTTACTAAAGCTAACTTCGGAGCAGACTTTGGACCCAATAGTCCATTCTGGGATAAAGTTAAAATGTCGTACGAATCGTGGTACTCCAAGGCTAATCCAGAATCATTTGCAGAGTTTGGTTTGAAAGGCTTTACTACAGAAATGCGTACAGGTATTCCGTTTTTAATTGCACAACTTAAAAAGAGTACTAAATTAAAAGTGCCCGCATTTACTCCTAACAATGGCTTTACAGTTAACAAAAAGGACTTGTGGTAATATAACTATGTTTAGAGACCCTAACAAAGACAAACTTAAGAGCCAAAGTATTCTTAAGGAACAATATAAATTACAATGTAAATGCAGATTGGAAGATTGCGACAATGATCTTACAATTTTTGATGGTCCGGGTAGTGATGGTTTCTGCCGCGAACATCAACTTCAACTTACAGACTACGAAGGCGGTATGGGAAAAGCAGATCGCCCACATACATTTTACAGAGGTTGGCTCTGCGAGAAGTGTGGATACGATCCAAGAGAAGACAGTCAGTTTGATGATATAGAAGATCCATTTCATAAACTTCGTTGTATGCGAGGAGTAATGCACGGGGATCATTTGGAACGCAAAAGTGACGGCGGCGCAGATACCGCAGAGAACATCCAAACTCTATGTTGTAGATGCCATATGATTAAAACATACAAAGAAAAAGATTACTTAAAGGGCAATAAATGAACAAATTAAGCAACTGAAAGGTTGCTTTTTTGTGACTGAATATGTTATACTATGTCTATGACATCTTGTACAATACATATTAAAGACGAAGTTAACATTAAGATATCTGACTTAGTAACTGCTACTAGACGTAAACTAGAAAAAGAATTCAAGTACTTTCAGCCCTGGGCTTACCACAGTCCAGCATATAAGCTAGGACGCTGGGATGGTTGTGTTAGTTATTTTAGTCTAGGCGGTAGTACTTACTTTAATCTTCTAGATAGAATACTACCCATTCTAGTTGATGAAGGTTACAATATTGAAATTGATGACCAAAGAACTAATCATAACTTTCAATTCCGTGAGGTAACTGAAACAACACATGAACAAACTATTTGGCCCAAAGGACATGTCAATGAAGGACAACCAGTATTACTACGTGACTATCAAGTAGATGCTATTAACAAGTTCCTAAACAATTTACAATGTGTACAAGAGATCAGTACTGGTGCCGGCAAAACTATTACAACAGCAACATTATCCGGAAGTGTGCAGGACTATGGTAGAACATTAATTATTGTTCCTAACAAAGACTTGGTCAAGCAGACATTAGAAGATTATGAACTATTGGGTCTTGATGTAGGTGTTTACTTTGGCGATAAGAAAGAACTGGGTAAGACACATACCATCTGCACATGGCAAAGTCTTAACGTATTAGAAAAACGTTTTAAAGACGGACTCAGTCCTTTAAGTCTAGAGGAGTTTGGTCAAGACTTGGTAGCAATTATTGTCGATGAAGTTCACCAAGCAAAAGCAGATGTACTTAAGGCATTGTTAAGCGGACCATTTGCTAATGTACCTATTCGTTGGGGATTGACAGGAACTATTCCTAAAGAAGATTTTGAAAAAGTTGGATTAATTGCAACCTTAGGTCCTGTGGTAAATAAGATCGCTGCCAAGGATCTACAGGATCAAGGTGTGTTAGCTAACTGCACAGTTAACGTCATTCAATTACAAGAGACAGCACAATACCAAACATATCAAGAAGAACTGACATTCTTAACGACAAATACTCGTCGCATAGATTTCATTGCAGAGTTCGTAAAAAGTCTTGCCTTGTCTGGAAACACATTAGTATTAGTAGATAGAATTAAAGCAGGTGAATTGCTCTGTGAAAGGATCACAGATAGTGTATTCGTCAGCGGCGCAATGAAAACAGGTGATAGAAAAGAACACTATGATGAAATTAAAGACAGCGATGGCAAGGTTATTGTGGCGACTTATGGTGTGGCCTCTGTGGGTATTAATATTCCTCGTATTTTTAATCTGGTTCTTTTGGAGCCCGGAAAGAGCTTTGTTCGCGTTATCCAAAGCATTGGACGAGGTATTAGAAAAGCTCAAGATAAGGACCATGTAGAGATTTGGGACTTGACATCAAGTGCAAAGTTTAGTAAGAAGCATCTTACTACAAGAAAGAAATACTATGAGGAAGCTGGCTATCCTTATAAAATTGAGAAAGTAAAATACCTATGAATATATTAACTTCTAATAATGAAGCATTTGAGTTGAATTCTTTACCAGAGGAAGTGGAAGATCTGCGATATGGAGTTCTTGATTGGAACGATCCTAAGAACGTTGACTATCATTTTGTGCCATTAATCTTCATGGAAACATTTCATGCGCCTGCCGCTGTATTAAAAATCGGTGACTATATTATTCAAGTTCCCCTGGATTGGTATATTGTCATAGGTGAAAAAGATCACGGCGACCCAGAGATTGTTCCTATTATGAACATCAATGATCGGGGTTTCAGTGCATTTGCTTTTAACCCTATTAGTAGTTTTAGATTAGACTTTCAGCCACTGGAAATTATCAATGTGTTTCAAGACATTCGTTGGTATACACCTAAACTTAAACATGGACATATTCTAGCAGTGCCGTTAGAAACAGGTCCCAAGCCTTTATGTGCTTACTTTGTTAAAGAAACTACCAAGCTACCGGAAGTATTGTCCATAGACAAAATGTATTAAAGAGCGTATAATACAGTATGGCAACAAAAGCTCCGATGTTAGATATGTTTAAGCGAGTACTTCCAGCTTTGGATACTCGCAACAAGAAACTCTACGAGAATCTCAGTGAAGAAGAAATGAAAGGGTTCAGTCCCTGGCTTGTTCAACGATATTTAAGCAGTGCAGAAAGTGCCAACAATGCTGTCATTGAACATTATTTAATTATGACCAATGACATTGTCAATGTTAACTTCAGTGAAGTAAAAGATCCTGAAATGACTTGGAAGTTAATGAGTATGGTTGGTATTGGTAAAAGTCTCAAGCACCCATACATTGCTCCTGGTGGCGGCAAGAGAAAAAAGAAAAATGCTTTTAAGGCATGGCTCTGTGAGCAATATCCTCACTTAGATGATCAAGAATTAGATATCTGGATCAGCAACTTAGATAAAAAATCCGCAAGGGATATGTTGGAACAATACCATGTTAAAGACAAAGATGTTATCTCTAGTGCCAATGACTTATAAATGTAAATTTTGTAATAAAGATTTTGTTCGTGAAACTACACTTATGTCTCACTTATGTGAGAAAAAGCGTAGAATGATGGAAAAAGATTCCAAGCAAAATCGCATTGCTTACCAAAGCTGGTTGATATATCGCAAGATGATCATTGCCAATGTCAAGCACGACAAACCCTATGAAGACTTTATCAGCGACAGATACTATCTAGACTTTATGAAAGTTTCCAAGCATATCATTGATTTGAACTTGGACAAGCCAGAAGAGTTTGTTAGATTTGTTTTAAAAAATGCAATTAAGATTGATGACTGGTGTAAAGCAGTTGTCTACGAAACCTACGTTAAAGATACAACCAAAAAAGAAACAGTAGAGCGAGCAATTGAGCGAAGTTTGTTAAATATGAAAGCCTGGGCAGAAAAGACTGGATATAGTTGGAGTGAATACTTTGCTAAAGTTAGCACAGTTGATGCAGTACAAGATATCAGAATGGGTCGTATCAGTCCATGGTGTACCTTTGCTACAGATCAAGGTAGCAGATTAATTGATAGGTTTGAACCCGGACAAGTTCAAACATTGATAGATTACATTGAGCCTTTATCATGGAAGGCCAGAGTAAAACGTCAGCAGAGTGATGCTGATTGGGTGCAGGAAGTTTTTAACAAGGCGGAAATTAAATGAATCAATACAAGCAACGAGCAGTACCAGTATTGCTAAAAAGTAAACAGGTACAAGAAGCACGAGTTAGACTGATCAACGACATGGTTGAAATAGAAATGAATGGTAATAGAGTAGTTGTACCCACTGCCGAATCATATCAACGTTTGCTGAAAAAGGTTGCAGTATTGGAACAAAAACTGTATGCTACTGATAACAAAGCAAATAGAGCCGCTAGGATGAACAATGAGTGAAAAAGATCATAACTTAGAAAATATCTATAACGAAGTTATACTAGTTATAGAAAAATTATTAAAGGAAGAGCACGATCCGTTGGCAGTGGCCGCAGTATTTGCCAGTCAAGCATTGGGGTTGTATAAAACTGTGTTAAGTGACAAAGACTATAATACCATGGTTGATAGTATTGTTGATAAAAAAGATAGAGTACAGCCTTTTGAATCTAGGAGTTTACATTGAGCTTTGACGTTGACATAGACTTTGCAGACCGAGAGCAAATTCTTAAAGTAGTTAAACACACAGCCGCTATGCAACATGACGGCAACAAAGAACGTAAACACAATACAGGTGTTTACTTTCATCACGTGCCCACTAATCCATTTACAGGACTATGCACATTAGATTATAAACAAGCAGAGGATGCTGCCTGGTTTAAGATTGACTTGCTTAATGTAGGCATCTACAGCAATTTTACCAGCAACGAACAGATTGACGACTTATTAGACAAAGAACCAATGTGGGAATTATTAGAACACAAAGATGTTATACAACAACTGTTTCATATTCATAATCACAGCGACACAGTTATTAGAATGAAGCCAAAAAGTATTGAACAACTTGCCATGGTACTGGCAGTTATACGTCCCGGTAAGAAACATTTAATAGGACGTGGCTGGATTGAGATAGAAAAAGAAGTATGGACTAAAACAGAAGATGTTTATAGTTTTAAGAAGAGTCATGCTATTGGGTATTCGGCTGCTATTGTATTACAGCTTAATCAATTAGCTTACAGTATTAATAGTGGCAAGACCTAATAGGCTGAGAGTTTTAATATAAAACCATCCTATATCAAATTCAAACCAGCGTTTGCTTAACTTTGCACTAGCTGGAGTCATGTGATGGTTATTGTGTAATTCTTCGCCGCCGATCCATATAGCCCAAGGTATTAAATTAGTGCTACGATCTTTTGTGTTACCATTTCTATATCCCCACCAGTGACCCAGGCCATTAATAACTCCTGCCGCCCAAAACGGTATCCACAACATCTGTACTGCCCATATCACAAGTCCCATCCAGCCGAATAACAACAAATTAATGGTCAGCATTACAATCACGCCTGAGTAATTATAAGGAGTGTACAGTTTTCTTTCAATCCAGTCATCGGGTGTGCCTCTGCCAAAACTCACTACCATTTTTGCATTTTTGCCCGACAAATAATAATAGTAAACACCTCTGAATAGTATGTTCAAAATTCCATGTACATGTGGACTATGTGGGTCACCTTCTTTATCAGTTGTGCTGTGATGTTTTCTATGTATTGCTACCCATTGTCTAGTAATCATGCCAGTGGTTAACCACAGCCATAATCTAAAAAAATGATCAGCAACGGGATGAAATGTAACTGATTTATGTGCTTGGCTTCTGTGTAAAAAACAGGTCACAGAGACAATGGTGATGTGGGTTAGTATAAGAGTATATAGTATTTCTAGCATTATATATACTTATCTTATAATTTTTGAACTAGTTGAATTTGTCTGCGTTTAATGCGTTTAGTGATAATGTTTTGTAGACTAACTGCTTCGCCATGTAGCAATTCAAAATCCTTGACATTATATGTTCGAAGACTATAGCTGAACCGTTTAAATTTAGGTCCTATAAACAAATTAATTGGTAGCTGTCTATTACTCTGCCACCACCATTCTTCTCCGCACTCTAGGAATTCCTGGCGATCTTCCTTGCAGTTTAATACGTTTAACACATATATGCTGGCCAGAGTTTGAGTATAGTTTTGTATTATACCTATGACTTCATCTTCCCCTGCCCTGCATAGGCTTAAGAAAGGGAAGTTTTCTAATATTTCTTTGTGATCTGACATTGTCAATATTTAGCAGCCATTTCAATTCAATTAATTTAAATAAATATAACTATGAGCGATACATTCACATTACTAGATTATCCGCAACGAAGCGTATTAATATACTCTGATGGATACAGCAGGACAAAAAACATGCCATTTAGCACAACACGAAAAACGGTCTACAAAGGAGTAGACACGAAGCTGGGTTTTGATATAAAAAATCAAGACCGCAAACCTGTTAACCTGCTAGGTAAAACTATCATGGTCAATGTCATGCAGGTCAGACGCGGCGAGTTAGTATTACAGCGCAGAGCACAGATCAAAGAACCTCAAAATGGTTATTGCGAGTTTAGTATATTTGGCTATGATTTAACTGATCTGGAACCAGGAATATATCAACTCAGTGCTCAACTATACGAAGATGATGGTATGGCTCGAAGCTTGTATTCTGATTTAAACAGAGCGGCTACCATGGAAATTGAATTAGTAGACGGCGCATATCCTAAATTCTTTAATAGTACATTGTTGCAATTTACACAAGATAACGACACGATGATTAGCCAGCCTGTAGCAAGTAACTTACAGAAAAACGACAGCAGTACACTACATACTCTTCAAATCGAAACAACTAATTTTAAAGGTAGATTAACTGCTTTTGGTAGTTTAGAATACGGTAGTATGGGCAATTACAGTCCTATTAGATTTATCGACGGACAATATTGGCTACCTCTTGATTCATCACCTACAAGCCCAACAATTGGAATAACAGGTACACATCAAACTCAGGGTTGGAACTGGCGCGGAAGTTTCCGTTGGATAAAAGTGGTATACACACCCGACACTGATAACACCGGAACAGTTGACAAAATACTTTATAGAAGTTAAAATAGTAAGGTCATGTCGGCCTTACAAACATTATTACAATCACGCATAAATGGAAGACCTAGTCCCAAGGGCTGGCTGAGTTTCAACTGTCCGATGTGCGTGGTCAATGGGCAGAGTCGTCTAGATACAAAACGTCGCGGTGGCATGATGTTTAATCCAGACGGAGCAGTGAGCTATCATTGCTTTAACTGTCAATTTAAAACAAGTTGGACACAAGGCAGAACACTGAGCTTTAAGATGCGTAAACTTATGCGTCAGCTAGGATTCGATGAAGCAGAAGTACAGCGGTTAAACTTAGAACTACTAAGCCAAGCAGATGTAGAAATATTAGTACAACGTGAACCAGAGCCAACCTGGACTCCTAGTTGGCCCGACTACGACTTGGGATTTGAAGTAAGACCTTTAGATACTCCTGAGAAGATAGAATATTTAAAACACAGACAAGTATATGACTTGGCAATATGGTTGGAGACAGACACAGAATATGCCGGCTTAAACAAACGAGCTATACTACCGCTGACTTATGAAAATAGAATAGTCGGCTTTCAAAGTAGATACGTTGGAGAAATACCAGAGAAGTTTTCTAAGTATTATAAAAAAGCGCCAGCAGACTATGTGTTTGGTTTAGATAATCAGCGAGACAATAGACAGTTTGTTATTGTCACAGAAGGTGAAATGGATGCATTGTTAACCAGCGGGTTAAGTATTGGCAGTAATAATTTAAGTGACCATCAAGCACAACTGATTGAAGACTTAAATATAGAACCTATCGTGATTCCAGACGCAGACAAAGCAGGCAGGGACCTAGTAGAACGTGCCGCAGATTACGGCTGGAGTGTGAGTTTTCCCGAATGGGAAAACTGTAAAGACGTCAGTGACGCAGTAATGAAATATGGACGCTTGTTTGCTATTCACAGCATACTACAGGCCACAGAACACAGTCCAACAAAAATTAGATTAATGGGAAAGAGATATTGTCAATGAGTAATGAAGTAAAAGAATATAGTGCAGATCTACAAAAATTATTTTTAGAATTTCTAGTAAGCGACAAGGAACTACTAAGCCGTTGCCAAAACGTTTTAGAAAGTGCTTACTTTACTAGAAGTTTACAAGCAACCGCAGAGTTCATTAAAGACTATGCTGGCAAGTACAGTGACTGTCCCACAGTAGAACAGATTAAAGCAGTTACAGATACGGAACTTAGAATTATTCCAGGCGAAGCAAGCAGCCACAAGGAATGGTTCTTAACAGAGTTTGAACAGTTTGCCCGCCACAAAGCATTAGAAAAAGCAATTCTAGCCAGTGCAGATTTGTTAGACAAACAACGCTATGGCGAAGTAGAAAAGTTAATCAAAGATGCCAGTAGTATAGGTCTGCCAAAGAGTTTTGGCACAGACTACTTTGCTGATCCTAAAGGTCGACTAGAAGCATTGAGAAGAAATAATGGTCAAATTAGTACAGGTTGGAAGACCATTGATTATAAATTATTTGGTGGATTTAACAGAGGCGAACTTAATATTTTTGCAGGCGGCAGTGGTGCGGGTAAGAGTTTATTCTTACAGAACTTAGCACTCAATTGGAGTTTACAAGGACTCAACGGCGTTTACTTTAGTCTAGAACTAAGTGAGGGATTAAGCAGTCAGCGTATGGATGCCATGCTTATGGGCATAGGTACTGCTGATATTTTTAAAGACTTAGATAACGTTGACTTGAAAATTAGGACAATGGGTAAGAAAGCAGGTAAGTTACAAATGGTACAACTCACTGCGGGCGTCACAGTGAATGATTTAAAATCATGGTTGAAAGAATTTCAGATTCAGCTTAATAAAAAAGTTGATTATGTTATTGTTGATTATTTAGATTTGATGTCTCCGGTGTCTGTAAAGATATCAGCAGAGAACACGTTTATTAAAGACAAATACGTTTCGGAAGAACTTAGAGCAATGGCAGTACAAGACAAATACTTATTCTGTACAGCTAGTCAGTTGAATCGCGGAGCCGTGGAGAGTGTTGAATTTGACCACAGTCATATCAGTGGTGGACTCAGTAAGATTCAAACAGCAGACAACGTGATTGGTATCTTTAACAGTATTACTATGCGTGAGCGTGGCAGAGTACAATTACAATTTATGAAGACACGTAGTTCGAGTGCAGTTGGTAGTAAGATTGAATTAGAATTTAATACAACTAGTTTACGTATTACTGACTTAGATGAAGATAGTCCAGAAGCACCAACTACAGCAGATGTGTTGCATGATAAACTTCGTCGACAGGCCCGGACAACAGAGTCCACTAGTACTTCCGCAGGATCTACTAAATGGGAAAAGCCAACTGGAACTCATGCGTGGGATTATCAAGCCGGCGGAAAAGAATTAAAACCAGGAATTGAACCTACAAATTCAGAGCCATCCATTGCGATTAGGACAATGGACAGTAATAATAGACTTAATAATCTTCTAAAGAAGAGTTGATTATTTTAAACCACGAAGAGGTTCTTGTGGCTGTGCCGGTTCAGCAGTTGTAGGTGCACCAACTTCTGCGTTGGGTTCGCTGGCAGGTTGTTCTTGAGCAGCGGCTTCTGAGTCTCTATTCAAATCAGCTTTTAGTCTTTGGAACAGTGCATTATCTTCGGCAACATAAGCAAGTACAGTTTCCAATAAATCCATCAACGCACTCATTTGATTTAAGTTTGGTCGACGATTCATGTACATTGCACGAACCCCTGCTTTTAAATCGCTGTAATGATCTTCACCGACTGCATCTTTAATAGAAGCCAAACGACTCATTGTGCGTGTAAAACTACTGTGATCAATTTCTTTGCCGCTGACATCCATACCCGGATCGTGATGAACTTCTGGCGCTGCCTCTTCGATTGAACGAAGTTTGTTTAAAATCGTTCCCATATTAAAATTTGTACTCGACATCATAGTCATAATAGTGCTCCACTGTTAAAGTTATTTATCAGTTTGTTAGATAAATACTTTCAAGGATGGACTATAATAGTGCATAAACATACACGATCTTTACTTGAAGAAATTACCAATATTGTACCGCAGAGAGACAGAGAAAGTTTTGTGGAAAACAAAGCTGTGAATGTCATTGCAAGTACTCGGTATCTTGTTGAGTATATACAAGAAAATTTCAATCAAGAGCAAAGTGAAGATTTATTAAAACGTTTATTCAACAGCTTAAAAACTGGTGATGAAATGAAATTCCGCAGAGGAATTAAACAAATTAAAGAAGCAAATAATGGAAGAATTTGAACATTTATCAGGCTGGGATCTGCTAGTAGAAAGCAGACAGTATCGCTCAAACACAGCAGGTCTTAATCTGAGAAATGTCAGCGACTTTGCTTTTTTAGATTTGATTTCATTATTCATACTTCAAAATGAATACGAAACTGCACCAGTATCAAAGAACTATGCAGATAAAACCATAGGATATAGAAACTTTTTACGTCCTAGACTTGCTGGCACAGACTTATATACCAGTTTGAATATACTGGCTAATCCAGACAGTGTTTTCAGTAAAAAGATACGTCAAAATCCAGAGGCAGATGCCTTACTTAGATCAAAGCTGAAGGTACATACTCCCACTGTGAAACGTTACTTGGATTTATTAGCAGATGGAAGTTTAAGAAAAGAAGATGCCGCAGTATTGTTATTGCGTTTAGAGAAACAATTAAACATAACAGATAGTAAGTTAAAAAGTATTCGCCGATTAGCACAAGACTGGCCTGCTATCAATGACATGCAACGAGAATTAGTAGTTACACGTATGCTACAATATTATCGTAAGTTTGCAAAACGCAGTGAAATGGCAGTGTTCCTAGAAGACATGGGTAAAACTAAAGGCTATAAGTTAAATGCTCCCGTAGATGCAGAACTTGCTAATCTGGGCTACGGTGAAAAACCAGAACCTGGTAAAAAAGGATGGCTAGCAACATTAGCCCCTGCGGCAGGCTTAATAGCAGGATACAAGTTGGGCTATGCACTAACTGGTCCAAAAAACAAGCAGTAGATAGTATAATATCTTAAAAAGAAGATAAATAAACTTAAGAAAACAAAGTTTTCGAAGAAACAAATTAGGAGAATTTTATCATGGCACAAAATGCAGCCCCATTTACAGCAATCGGACGTACCGTATTCATCAAGTCTTTCGCTAAGACAAATGCTACTCAAGCAGAATTAAATGCTTTAGTACAAGCAGTTCAATTAACAAGTACAATCACAGCTATCGGCGATTTCACAGCCGGTACCAGCGATGTTGTTAACATGATCATCGAAGGTGCAGACGTTGGCGATCTAGCTGGTTTCACAGCTGGTAACGTAGCATTCTAATTTTTAGAGTGTAACTTTTTCGGGATGGGAAGCCGCTATACTTTTTGGTATAGCGGTTTTTCTTTTGACTATAACTTCTGTATTATATGGTTAAATACAGCATAGGAGAATTAATATGAGAAACACAACAGGACGTACAGGTGAAGTAATAGGTGGCAACATTGAATATTTTACTTGTTACACATTAGTAGATATTACAGATTCTGGCGTATATGATCCAACGGCAGGCAATAGTTATGAACAAGCACAGAACTTAAATGTATTATTACAAGCAATTAGTTTAGGTAGTCAACCAATTCTATCAAGCGTAGAAAAGATTGTAGCTGCCGATCTAGCTGACTATGATTTTGGCAGTGATTTTACTGGAAACCAAAATGTATGGATTTTACGTTTTGCCAGCGAAAGAGTTGGTAGTATTACCACTATATCATTGGTTAGAGATATAGACGGTTTGCCTATCTATGATGATTTGGAAGAAACTGCGGTTTTTGATACAAATGTATTTGAAACCAATGCCGCAGATCAAAAGAACATATACTTTTATCGCAACGATAATCTATAATTAAGATAAATACAGTACATAATTAGGCACCAGTCCATTGGCACAAACTTAGGCATTTGAGATAAGAATAAAAACACATTTTTAAGGAGTATTGTGTCAATGGCAACATCAGTAGAACGGCTAGGAATAGTCGAAACTAAGGTCGAGAATCTTAATGAGAAACTCGACGACTTAAAAGTAGACGTAAAAGACCTACACGATTGTCTAGATAAAACTAGAGACACTATCGAAGAAAAATTAGAACAGATGTATCAAGCCAGCTGTACTCAACATGCTGAAATGGCTAAAAAGATATCGGCTATGGAACGTTTTAAAGACAAATGGATTTATACATTTGCAGGCGGGATGGTAGTAGTAAGTTGGGCAAGCGCAAATACGGAAAGTATTTTAGCAATATTAAAATGAATGAATTTGAAGTTATAGTTGAAGACACAGAAGAACCTTTAACTGAGGCTAAAAGAGTTTGGGCTAAACGCGGTAAAAAGCTAAAGCGCATGATTCGTTGTACTAGCGGTAAGAAAAAAGGTCGTACAGTTGCTAATGTTAGTGCCTGTAGTAAAGCGATAAATATGAAAAAGAGATTTATGATGAGGCGAATTAGAAAACGCTTTAATGCTAAAATCGTTAGAAAATCAAAGAGAACAAAAGCATTTAATCCTTTGAGTAAACGATTGAAGACAATGAATAAATCAACAAACGCAAGGTAACAAATATATGGCAGATGATCGTAGTTTAACAGATATAATAAGATTCGCAGATCCCAGCGGAGAAATCAGTGATGCTGAAATTGCCAGTATTTCCAATTCACTGAAATTTTCAGAAGTATTAGATTTAATATCGTCTGTGAGTAAAGATAACATGGACTCTGCTAGAAACATTTTAAGTAAGCACGATCCTCGATTCAGTGTTGCCACAGAATATGCCGGTGCATCAGGCGCCCAAACCAGCGGATTTAAACCAATCAAACCCCAAGGCACAGTCGGTGCATTGCCTACTACTGCTAACAAGCCAACTAATCCAAATGGCCCTCAAGACTCAGAACAAGGTGATTTAGAAGCTATGGTCGCAGATCCGATGAACAAGAATAAACCAGAAGTTAAGCAGATACAAAGTTTGCTACAAAGGTTACAGAATAGATGAAAATCAATGACATTATTGCTGAATCATATACGGGTTTTACTGGACGCATGAAGGACTTTGGCACTGTTAAACGCGGTGAAATTGATCAAAGTTTACCTAACGTTATGATTGAACCGCAATTAAGAAACACAGATACTTATATGCAGATGCGATACGGTATTGCATTGGCAGCGGCCGCTGCCCAGCGAGGAGAACAATTTGAACAGGAAAGTGCCTGGGCAGAAAACATCGGTATGGTAGGCTATACTGATGCAGAAGTAGCACAGATCAAAGCTGCCGACAAGCTAATGGGTGTAAAGAGCATTAACTTGACTTCTAAAGGCAGTCAAGAACGCACCGATGTTAATTTGACAAGCCCTGTGGCTAGTGGATGGAAGAAGTTTGCAAAATGAAAATAGTTGAACTAGCATCCGGCATTAAAACAATGATAACCAATGAGCAACAAGAACTCGTTAAGTTAGTCAAAGAACAAACACGAATCTCTAGAACAGACCTAGACGAACGTAAACAAAAAATAGCCGAACAAATGACAGGGCTAGGATTATTAGATAGAATATATGATGAAGAAAACCAAGCAATTATCTACAAATTATTCAGTAGATAAAAAAGGCGCAGATAGGCTATCGTCAAAAGTGGCAGCAATGCTAGATGACGCTATACCTACTAACATATTAGGTATGTTAGTCACCATGAAAGAACAAGAACGCTGTCTGATATTTTATGATAGATATAGTTTAACTGTGCGTAGCAAAAACGATTACTCTATTCTAGATTTATATACTAAAGATATAATCTATGATAAAATAGCTTTATTTTCCAGTGCATTGCACATAATATTTGCTTTGCACAAAGGCATAACTAGGCAATCACCTACAGAAAATATAATATACGAACTAGATCAAGAATACTTTCGATGTTTAGAAAACATCAAATTTTATAGACAAAAGATGAATTCGGGTAATACTGAACTAATTCCGCTATTTGCAGACAGATTGACTGATGCTAAAGCAAGACTAGAAGAAACAAAAACCAAATTATCTAAATCATATTGATAAATAATCTAAAGGATACCTATTATGAATACCTCTGAAATTTTTAACCCTACACAACGTAAACAACGTGTAGTAGAAAACTTTTTAAATAGCCACTATGGCTTGAAATTAGCCGCACACGGTGATTCCGTTAAAGTACAATCATTAATTAGCAAACTAGTTATGGAAAACCATCAGATGGCAAGTACACGAGTTGGCTTTCAAAACGATGCTACTTATGTAAAGAATACGATGATTATCGAAGCACTTCGTCATATTCTTAAAGAGATTGGACCAATGCGCTCTACTCGTAGAATGAATGAACAAAGTGGTGAAGATTTGGCTCAAGCTGAACTTATCCTTGTTGCTCAAAACATGGTAGATGATCTACAAAAGATGGCAGAAGATGTTGCTCAAATGCAAACAGACGAACTAATGCCATTAGAAGAAAAAATGAAAACGACATTTGGTCAAGAACAAGGTACTGCGTTTGGCCAGTCTGCTGATCAATCATTCGGTACATTGTTGGATGCAGTCAAGGCTGCTAAAGACGCTTTGAGTAATGCAGTTGCAGTTCTTAAAGGTGAAAGCCCGATGGGCGGCATGGGTGACGATCTAAGCGGTGGCATGCCGGCTCCTGCAATGGAACCAACAGGCGACGAGTTTGGCATGGCTGATGCGGCAAGTGGTGAAGAAGAATTGCCAACTGGTCGCGAGTTGAAGTAATGCGTTTATACGAATTTGTCGACAGCGACGAACAAGTTTTGGGAATTATCAAGCCTTTGCTTTTACGAGCAAAGGCCGAAGGTGCTGTCTCTATTCCTACTAATCAATTAATTAATGATTTAAATGATTCTAGTATAACACCTGAACTATTAGTTCACATTCTTAACAAGCATAGAAAAGATTTAAACAATATTATTACAACAGCTACATATGATTCGATTGTATTAAACAATAATGAAATTAAATCTATGACCAGTAATTATGATAAAGATGTTAATAAAATGAAAAGCACAGCACTGAAACAAGCAATGGATAAATTAAAATGATAGCATCGATTATGTTAACTGCTACTCAAGCTAGAAGTAAAGCTCAAAATGACTTGGTCATTTTCAACGAAGTTAGAGCCATTGAATTAGCCATTTTAACTGCCAGTGCCGCTGGCAGCTATGATATAACATTAGCTACTACTACTATGTCAACTAGTGTACTATATGCCAATGTCTGGAAGGGTGTAATTTCCGACAGAGCAAAAGAAATCCAAATGTCAAGTATAATTAAGTATTTTACTGATTTGGGTTATAATGTTGAACGCAGATCCAATCCAGTTACTGGCACAACATTCGATTGGCAAGTTTACTGGTAATATATAACTAGACTATACACTGATTTTAGTGTATAATGTGTATATGCTATTAAATCCAATTTACGAATACAAAAAACTCAATCGTGACGAAACTACAGGCAAGCGTCTTTATGCTTGCCCTGACGGAACAAAAGTTCCCAGCGTCACAACAGTGCTAGACTCGACCAAAGATAAAACATTCTTAATTGAATGGCGCAAACGTGTGGGTGATGCCGAAGCAACTCGTATTAGCACAGAGTCTGCGGGTCTGGGCACACTGATGCACACACATTTAGAATATCATGTACTAGGTAAAGAACGTCCACAAGGTAACAACCAAGTTCAGATACTGGCTCGTGACATGGCTGATACTATGATTAATCAAGCCTTCTGTGACATTGAAGAGGTATGGGGCATTGAAGCACCTTTATACTACCCCGGACTGTATGCAGGTACTAGTGATATGATCGGAGTACATAAAGGAACTCCAGCAATCATTGACCATAAGACAACTAAAAAGCCTAAGAAGAGAGAATGGATCGAAGATTACTTTCTACAATGTTGCGCCTATGCATTGGCACATAATGAAGTACATGGTACTAATATTAAAAAATGTGTAATTAACATTATTGACCGAGATGCTAAACTACAACCATTTATCATAGAAGGCAACGAGTTTGATCACTACAGTGATCTCTGGGCTCAGCGTCTTGATCAGTATTATAAATAAGCATCTAGTGGAAAACAATTTAAGCATCTGGTACAAGACTACTACAGAAAAAATCCTAGCTTGGAGAGAGCTAAGACAAAATGCTGTAGATATGTCAGTGGACGGTTTAATTGAAGCAGTCAATACATGGTGGACATTTTCACCGTGGGTACGTAAAACAATAGATCCTTACAAGCCAGAAACATGGCCCAGTCCTTGGGATATGATCAATCGTGGTGAATTTTGTCGCAGTGCTATTGCATTGGGACAAGCATATACACTTTGGATAACTGCACCCAATAGCAATGTAGAGCTATGGTTGGTAAATAATTTCAGCGAAAAAGATGTACATCTAGTAGTAGTTATTGATGAGAAGACAGTGCTAAATTATACTCTAGGTCATGTATTGGGTATTGAAGAATGCGACTTTGAGACTTTAAACAAGATCGTCAAAAGCGATTTAGCCCACATTAAAATATAACAGAATTATTACAGTGCAGAGTTAAATAGAATACTAAAATTAAAATAGCAGATAAGGAAAAGAATAGAATGACAACATCGGCCCGAGCCATCACTGTTATCAAGCGCAGTGGAGAAAAAGAAGAATTGATGATTGAAAAATGGCAGGCACAGATTACTAAAATATGTTCTGGAATTGCTGATGTCAGTCAAAGTATGGTTGAAATCAAAGCACAGCCACAATTCTATGATGGTATTACCACACAAGAAATTGATGAGATTACACTACGAGCCATTGTTAACCTCATTGATGTAGAAGCCAATCCGGATATCGGACACACAAATTATCAATACGTAGCAGGCAAGCAACGTCTAAGTATGCTACGGAAAGATGTCTATGGTAGTTATGAAGTACCACGCCTTTATGACATCGTTAAAAAGAATGTAGCAACAGGCCTTTATACTAGTGAACTTCTTGATTGGTACACAGAAGAAGATTGGAACAAGATGAATGACATGCTTGACCACGAAAAGGACGAACAATATAGCTATGCGGCTATTGAACAACTTATTGAAAAATACTTAGTAAAGAATCGTAGTACGAAAGAAACATATGAAACTCCTCAAATTAGATACATGGTCGCCGCCGCTACTGTCTTTCATAAAGAAGAACCTAATGCGGCCCGTATGCGTTATATCAAAGAATACTACAACGCTGCCAGTGATGGGCTATTTACTCTTGCTACTCCTGTTCTTGCTGGGCTTGGTACTCCTACGAAACAATTTTCATCTTGCGTTCTTATTAGATCAGATGATGATTTGGATAGTATTTTCGCGTCTGGTGAAATGATGGCCAAGTATGCCAGCAAACGTGCTGGCATTGGTTTAGAGATTGGACGATTACGTCCTTTAGGAAGCCCTATTAGGGGCGGCGAAATCATGCACACAGGTATGATTCCATTTTTAAAGAAATGGTTTGGAGATTTACGTTCATGTTCACAGGGAGGAATTCGCAATGCAAGTGCTACTATCTTTTATCCAATCTGGCATCACCAGTTTGACGACCTTATTGTACTCAAGAACAACCAAGGAACAGAAGAAACCCGAGTCCGTCATATGGATTATGGGGTTGTGCTTAGTGCTCTATTCTGGAGACGATTCAAAAACAAAGAACAAATAACATTCTTTGATCCTAATGAAGTGCCTGATTTATACCAAGCATTTTATTCTAACACAAAACTATTTGAAGAGCTTTATGTTAAGTATGAAAATACTCCGGGCCTTCGTACAAAAACAATGTCAGCCGAAGAAGTATTCAAGTCTGGCATCTTAAAAGAACGCACAGATACAGGACGTATCTACTTAGTGTTCATCGACAACGTGATGAATCAAGGACCATTTGATCCTGAGTATCACACCATTTACCAGAGTAATCTTTGCTGTGAAATACTTTTACCTACTAAGTCCTTTAAACGTCTGGATGACGATAGCGGTCGTATCGCACTTTGCACCTTGGGCTCAATCAATTGGGGTGCGTTCCGTAACCCAGAAGACATGCGCCGTGCTTGCCGTATACTGCATCGTAGCCTCAACAATATTCTTGACTATCAAGACTTTCTTTCCATCCAGTCTAAACTATCCAACGACGAAATCAGACCACTGGGAATCGGTATCACCAATCTCGCCTACTGGCACGCCAAGCGAAGCCTCAAGTACGGAGAACGAGACTCCTTGGCTGAAGTCAAGACGTGGATGGAACATCAAGCCTACTACCTAACTGAAGCCAGTGTAGAACTTGCCAAAGAACGTGGCAAGTGCTTAGGCAGTGATCATACTCGTTATGGACAAGGTACATTCCCGTGGGAACTACGTGCCAAAGGAGTGAACGAATTAACTGACTTTGCTCCGGAACTTGATTGGGAGACATTACGCAGTCAAATGAAGGAACACGGTGTTCGCAATGCTACACAAATGGCTGTAGCACCAGTTGAATCTAGTTCAGTTGTTATTAATAGTACAAATGGTATTGAAATGCCCATGTCGTTAATTAGTACTAAAGAAAGTAAAGCAGGATCATTTACACAGGTTGTTCCTGAGTATCATAAACTAAAGAACAAGTATCAGTTAATGTGGGAACAAAAAGACTGTGACGGTTATTTAAAAACTGCCGCAGTTATTGCTGCCTACGTTGATCAAAGTATCAGTACCAACACATTCTACAATCCTGCTCACTTTGCAGATAGAAAAGTTCCTACAACGTTGATTGCCAAGAACCTGATGCAGAGTCATTACTGGGGATTAAAGACATTTTACTATAGTTTGATTAACAAAGCAGGCAGTAAAGCAGTTGCAGAAGATGCACCCGCTATGTTAGAACCTATAAACTTTGATGACGAAGAAGACTGTGAAAGTTGTAAACTATAATGTTAGAAACAATTTGTGAAGTTTTAGAAGACGCTTATAAGCGTAACTGGATTACCAGCCGTGATGGTAACGTCAGCATCCGTCACCATGATCGTGATCACTTTTACATCACACCTTCGGGTGTGCGTAAGCAGACTCTGCAACCAGATCAGTTTAAAAAGATGGGTATCGAGAAAGGTTACTGGAACCAACCTCCTCAAATTTACTATGCAAGCAAGGAATTAGAGTACACTGATATTAGTGAAAAGTTAAAACCCAGCGGAGAACTTCCCTTGCACTTCGGCCTACAAAAAGAAATGGGTCAACACAGCAACGATGTGCGAGTAGTTGTACATGTTCATCCCACTTACTGTATTGCAGCCATGCACGCCGGCATAGATCTTAGTACTATCAGCGATGCATTTCCAGAACTCAATCGTTACACACGAGTAGCACCCAATGTAGGCGATGTGCCTCCTATCAGTCAAGAGCTTGCCGATCAGTGTCATAAGAATCTACAGTTAGATGATCTTGGTAATATTGCCTATGATATTGTAGGTATCAAAGGTCATGGTGTTGTGGCCATTGATACAAGCCCGTGGCGGGCATACGAGCATATCGAACGATTAGAACATATTTGCCGGATAGTACTGGCCAGCGGAAAATATTAAATGACAGTGTTGCCCCAGCTGGGTGATGTAGATGTATTTGACAGCATAGCCATCGATGATCTTTGGTGTGTGGATAAACTAATCTTATCAAAAAAATTAGGTTATACATGTGGGCCTGCAGGTATATCGCCCCCAGCGCCTAGACAATATGTAGTGCGTCCTATTGTAAATCTAAAATCAATGAGTGTTGGTGCCACAATACAATATCTAGATTCAGATTCGATTCCAGATGGTTATTTCTGGTGCGAGCTGTTTGCTGGCCGTCATATGAGTTTTGATTACCACTGGGGCAAACAAACACTGGCAGTGGAAGGATTTAGAACAGATCCACTACGCTTGGACAGATTTAGTCAATGGACAAAAATCAACGAAGTATTTGCATTGCCAGATGTACTGCAAACAGTTGCAGACCGCAATGAGTGGTTGAATGTGGAAGTGATAGGTGATAGGGTAATTGAAGTACATTTTAGATACAATGATGACTTTGCCAATCATGATGCCGCTACTATCGTACCAGTCTGGCGCGACGAGTTTTACCCCAGTCCCGCAGGTGATAGACTGGGATTTATATTAAAAGATAATATCGAATTAACAAAACAGGATAACAAATGAGTAAAGAACAATATAACTTAACAACAAAAACAGACTACCTAAGTCGCAAGATGTTTCTGGATCCAGCTGGTCCAGTTACTATTCAACGATTCGAAGAAGTCAAATATAAAAAAATTGCAGATTATGATGCAACTGCACGTGGCTTCTTTTGGCAACCAGAAGAAGTAAGTCTTACAAAAGACAGCAATGATTTTAAAGAAGCCAGTGATGCAGTCAAACATATCTTTACCAGCAACCTGCTACGTCAAACCGCACTAGATAGTCTACAAGGTCGTGGTCCAACACAGGTATTCACTCCGGTATGTTCATTACCAGAAGTAGAAGCACTGATGTATAACTGGGGATTCTTTGAAACCAACATTCACAGTAAGAGTTATAGCCATATTATCCGCAACATCTATAACGTACCCAAAGATGTATTCAATACTATTCACGACACTAAAGAAATTGTAGACATGGCAAGTAGTGTTGGCAAATATTATGATGCGCTACATTTAATAAACTGCCGCAAGGAAGTGGGAGAAGTAATTGACGAGCATGAACACATCAAGGCTATCTGGATGGCACTGAATGCTAGCTATGCATTAGAAGCATTTCGCTTTATGGTTAGCTTTGCTACAAGTTTAGCCATGGTAGAGAACAAAATCTTTATTGGTAACGGTAACATTATCAGTTTGATTCTACAAGACGAATTGTTGCACAAAGGCTGGACTGCTTATTTGATCAATCAAGTTGTCAAGGAAGATTCACGCTTTGTCAAAGCCAAACAAGAATGCGAGTCAGAAGTTTATGCTTTGTATGTAGATGTTATTCGTGAAGAAAAAGCCTGGGCAGATTACTTGTTCAAGAAAGGTCCGGTTATTGGATTGAACGCTGCCATCTTAAAAGAGTTTGTTGATTACACAGCAGTATCTGCATTAAAGGATATCGGTATTAAATATCAAAGTCCGGCCCCTAAATCAACTCCTATTCCTTGGTTTAACAAGCACAGTGACACTAGTAAAAAACAAACTGCATTGCAGGAAAATGAAAGCACCAATTATGTTATTGGTATAATGAGCGACAGCATCGATTATGATGTATTACCAACTTTATAAAGAAAGACATTATGAAAATCAACGAAGTAGTAGCACAAATTAATGATGCGTGGTTTGAACAAGGTAGTTTCAAAACATTTAAAAAGCCAGCCAAAGAACGCTATGAGATTGCCCGACAAGCTGGCACAGTTCAAACATTAGAAGGTCCTGTTAATTATGAAGCAGGACATTACATTATGACTGGTCCTAAAGGCGAGCAATATCCAATTACTGCCGAGAAGTTCAACGCACTGAAAGATGATCAAGGTAACGGCATTGCTACTCCCAAGAAGATTCCCAAGATTGCTAAACTTGCTGATCATAATGGAGTTATTCACACATCATGGGGCGACTTGAATTACACAACAGGCAACGACTATATTGTTAGACACGCCGCCAACGATTACGGTGCAGTAAAGAAAGATATCTTTGCACAAACATATGATACAACAGGAATCTAAATGCAAATTAGAGTAAAAGAGAATCCAGAAGAATTTGGTAGCTGTGGATGCGGCCGCAGTCCAGATGGCAAGTGCATCGGCTGGCACGGACTAACCGAAGAACAATATCAAACAGCGTTAGACGAATATGAAAAGAATTTATTTGAGGATGAAGAATGAAAATAGAAATTTATACAAAGGACTCATGTCCATACTGCACACAAGCCAAGAACTTGTTTAAAAGCAAAGGCTGGGAGTTCACAGAACACTATATCACAGCAGAAACAAGAGAAACATTGTTAGAAAATCTAACAACAAGATTGGGGTCAGCACCACGCACAGTGCCTCAAATCTTTATCGATGATCAGGCCATTGGAGGTTATACTGATCTAGTCTCGTGGTTAAAAACTCAATAAATACATATATGTTAAAAGAAAACAAAATTGGTCATACAGTCAGTATGAAACTAGCCAACGGCGACGAAGTCGTGGGCAAAATTACAGGTCAAACCGCAGAGGGTCTTACTATCAGTAAGCCTGTTATTTTAGCTGCCAGCAGAGATGGATTACAAATGATTCCTTTCATGATGACTGCTGAACCCAACAGCGACTTTGTATTCAAAGCACATACAATTATGTGCGTTGCAGACACTAACGATCAAGTAGCAGATGCTTATCTTGAAAGTACAACTGGAATCAAACCAGTAAGAAATTCAAGTAGTATTATATTATAATATGCCACAAGTACATAGATTAACTGATGACAATACTGCTGGTGCCCCTATCATCACAGTAATTCAAAACTCTGTGTACACAAACTATTTGTTGACTAGTGTAGATGGCAGTCCAGTTGCAGGACACGGGCCTGGAGTTCACGCCGGCCCGGTGACTGCTAATGGCAGTCCTAATGTATTCATTGAATATATACCTGTAAATAGACTGGGCGATCCTGACACTTGCGGACATCCTAGAGCAATAGGTAGTCCGGATGTCTATGCCAATGGCGGTTAAATGCTAGGTAAATACTAGTATGGCAACATTACCACCAATTAATGCAGGCGCATTAAAACTAACCTTTCCTACTAACCTTCCTAAGAACGAAAAAGATCTTATCTGTATGCTACTTGCTGGCAGATTAAAAGATCTACTTAATGGACGCTTGGTATGTGCTCAACTTGCCATAGATGATTTAATCAAAGATGCAACTGGAATCAGTGCATTAAGCTCACTGCGTGATTCTCTTGTCGGAATGAAATCTGCAATTGACAGAATGAAATCTGCAACAGGCTACGACAAGATATTACAAGGTGTGAATCAAGCACTGGGTCAAGTCAATAACGTATTCAGCTTAGGAGGGCTGTGCCCCAGCCCAATTCGTGCTCCTATGATACCAGACTTGTTGGGGCAGTTGAATGCAAATCTATTTGGCCAAGGACTTAATATTTTAAATGCATTGGGCAAGGTCAGTAACCCTAGCATGTGCTTGGGCGGCGGCCCCGGCGGCTTTGGTATCAATTGGAACAGTATGCCAGGCGACTTAAGAAATCTTAAAAATGCAATCAAGCAAGCAGGTAATACACCATCTGCTACGATTAATGCTTTTAATCAAAATTTAAAATCGCAGACATCTAGATTAAAATCAGAAGTAAAAAGACTAGAACAAAATTTAGCAGATCCATTAGGACTAAACAATAAACTTAATACAGCAAGAAATTTGCAACGTGCTAAGAGTGTCAGCGATGGGTATCCGGTAAAAGACAGTCGCGGCATTCTTCATGACAACGTTTTAAAGTCAATGGTATCTGCTGACATTGAATCAGTGATAGACAATGGAGATCGAACTCCAATTAAGTATGTGACTAAACCAATTCTTGACTATTGCGGAGTTGTAATAGGCTATGAAAAAGTAGCAGTCACTGGTGATCCGGCATATATAGGCTGGGACCCAAATGGAGATCTTAGTCTCAACACAGATCATCCAACCGTTAATCCCGTTGCAGGTTATGCCAGCTTTAAATATACGTTTAAGCAAGAAGGCAATACAGTCAAGGTCTATGATAGCATAGGCGCAGTAGTCACCGATTTGTCTTTGTCGAGAGGTGTTGCTTACAGACTTAATTTTGAATTAACTAACAAAGAAATTCAATTTTATTCTGATCCTGCTTATACAACGGTATGGACAGAAGGTTTAACCTACAGTAGAAATCCGGAATACGGTACAGACATGGAAATTATAACTCCTGATGTTAATACAAAATTTGTCCGAGGAGAACTAGATTGGGCAGTATTAATAGAAAATCCAACAACACCCAATATCGTTTATTGGAAAACTAATAACAATAGCTCGGCTGGCAGTTTTGTTATCACAGGCGAAACTTCGATCCCATTGTCAGATAGAACGTATGACATATCGATGGCAGTTAAAAAAGCCTGCCTACATTTAGTAAACGTTCCAGCAAGCTCTGCGATTCCTGTAAACTACGAAAACTTTTTAGGATCGCCTACTTCGTTTACTACGACAAGAACATATAACACAGTAACAACAATATACGATTCAAGTGGTAATATAACAAGTACAACATCTTTATCTTCGATACCAATGACAGTAAAAGAAGATACAGAAACCAGTGACGAACTAGGAAACACTGATCCAAATAATAAAGTAATTAAATCAGTGGCAAGATTTAATGCTGCCTCGTATTTAATAACCAAACGTTATATAAGCACAGAAAACGGATTGGAATATACTCAGATTTATTTTTATCTATCTCCTAGTCAAAACGAAGCCAATGCTACATATTGTATATTATTGAAGTTTGATGATCCAATTACAATTTTAAATTCTTCTAAGTTACCTTATACTGATAATTATTCTTATAAGTTAACCAGATTAATAAAATCTGGCAGCGAGTTCATTCCAGTAACTACACCAATTTCAAATTCGGATGAAACCAAATTCGAACTAGTGCAATCAAATGGCAAAGAATTTATTAGATGGAATCTTACTTCGTTTAATGAATCTGACAAAGCAACTGTTCCTAAAAATGAATTTATATTTCAAACTGATATAGAAATAGATCCCACAGATCTTTCAAGGAATTTTATTGTTTCTAATCCAAAAGAATACAGAACATATTTCTATTTTAAATTCGGTGACGGAACCGCCATCCAATCTACTATTACACTGATATAAATTAATTTGGTAAATTAGCATTTGACATAAAGTCGAAATCAGTATATAATTATGCACTAGGAGTAATTCTAATGCTTAAACAAATTGCCAAATTACTTACCAAAATTGGTAGACAACGTATTATTTTAGACCGAGAAAGCAATGAGCCTTATTTGGAACGTTACTATGTATTTCTCAAAGATAGAACATGGTTTCCATTTAATATCTTCCTGCATAAATTTTTAAAATCTGATCCGGATGATGTTCATGATCATCCATGGCCTTATGCCTCCCTGATACTTAAAGGCGGATATTGGGAATGGATTCCTCATTTTAATAGTCAGGGACAAAAGATTGGTGAATACCAAGTTTGGCGTGCTGCCGGAAGTTTTAGAATAAACAGTGCAAATAGTTATCACAGAATTGAGTTAGATCCCACAGTGGAATGTTGGACAATGTTTATGCCCGGCCCCCAAAAACGTGAATGGGGATTTTTAGTTAACAACAAATGGATACACAATGACGAATACATTAAACAACGTACTGCTACAGCCTCCAAGCAGTGAATGGACAGAAGAACAAGTAACTACATTTCGTAGTTGGTTAGTGGGAATGTTACAGATAGGTCCAGTAACTGTGACATTTAATAAAAAAGATGGTGCAGAACGTGTAATGACTTGTAGCCTGCAACCAGAATTATTGCCACCTGCACCCGTACACGAATCTAATACCAATAATCCCATTGACTTTCCAAAAGTTAAAAAAGAAAATCTAAACATTATTTCAGTATATGATTTAGAAGCAACTGCTTGGCGGAGTTTTACAGTTAAGAACGTTACCAATGTAACATTAAAATTATGAAAAGATATTATTTTGCCTATGGCATGAACACTAACGTCGCTGAAATGGCAAATCGTTGTCCCAAGGCTGTTAATCTCGGTCGTTGTACATTAACTGGCTTTGAATTAAAGTTTCGACTTCACGCTGACATTGACGAAGTTGTGGGCAGTGAAATGGAAGGTGTTCTTTGGGACATCACTGAAGAATGCGAACAAGCATTGGATCGTTTGGAAGGATATCCCTTTTACTATGATAAAATTGAAGTAATAGTTATCCCAGACACGCCAGTTAATAACAATACACATATCCGTGCCATGGCTTATATTATGAACACCAAAGGTGCAGAAGAAGCTCCTAGTACTGGCTACGAAGATTGTTTGATTGAAGGCTACACAGCAAATGGATTGGATGTCAACAAGTTGACAAAAAAGGTCGATTCACTTATAATTAATCAAACAGGCTATGTATAAACAGGACAGCGTTCGTCAAGTGTTAATGGATTTTAAGATAACTATTACTGGCAATAAAGTAAAGCGTCAGTACAATGCAAATCCATTTACACATATTAACACAAGTTGGGATGACCCCATTTTTTATAAACCAGAAGAAGAACATGTTACAATGATCACAGCAGAGATTCCAGAACGAGAATTTACAGCAATGGCAGATGTATTGTGCGAGTTCAGAGACTTGATGAGAGATCCAGAAACAGCAAGATTGTTAATGGAAGCAAGATTTATAAATAGATTAAAAGGTAATAGATAATATGGCACAACATACACGCTACTGGAGTTGTACACCTTTTGCAGACTGGCTCCGAGGTACTAAAAAACTCAGTGCTGGCACAGCAGAGGAATGGGATGACTGGACAACAGCCGCACAGATGAAGCACAATTTTCGCTATTGGTTAGCGGAAGAAGCACTTGGACATATCCAAGATTTTGTAACATGGCCTATAAGGACTTTATATGATATTAAATACTACATTAACAACCGTTTTGTTACCCGCACTCATAGCCTTACCGCTCATCCCCGGGATATTAAGCCTGGCCAGTGGCAAGACGTGGGGAACCGCTTTTTGCCTTGCTTATTCAATGAGCTTGTTGATTTTGTTGAAATAGAATCAGCATGGAGTCATATTGCCTGGGGCAGTAAAGAAGATCGTGAGAAATACAATACTCCTTTCTATGCCAGTGGCTGGTGGCGTTGGAGAACTTGGCGTTGCCCACAAGCAGGCATAGATCATCTTGACTGGGCAATGACTTTGACAAACGGTGAATGGTGCAAGCCGGAAGATACAGACTATGGCAAGCCCACTGGTCAAGCAGAACGTGCAAAAGAGATCAAAGAACTTTATACATGGTGGACTACAGTATATCCTAATCGTCTTGATCCACATGATGCCAGTGGGTGGAGTGATTATTGCGAAGCAAGTCGTATTGCCAACGGCGGCAAGCTAAGTTGGTCGGGCAAGGATAAAACTCCCGAGCTTAAAGAAATGAGCGATAAATCGCACAAGCTTCTGCAGGAAATAGAGTCAGCCTATGAAGCAGAAGATGAAGCTATGATGATCCGTTTAATTAAAGCAAGAGATAGTCTATGGACATAAACCCAAATTATTGTAAGTGCGGTAATAAAAGGAAATATTCCGATCAATACGATGCCTATTACTGTGATTCCTGCAATAAATGGTTAGAAGCAAAATGTAACCACCCAGAATGCGAATATTGTCCTAATCGTCCAGAGAATCCTGTCAACGAAACTATAACCTAAAACGTTAAATATATAAGAAGGAGATAATTATGAAAAAATTATTCATCACTCTGGCATTAGCCTGTGTAACATTGCCTGCATTGGCACAACATCATGGATACCGTCATCACAATCACCACTATCGAGGTCCGGGATACGGCAGCTGGGTAGCACCGCTAATTATTGGCGGTGCTATTAGTTATACATTAACTAGACCTGAGCCTATAATTATACAGCAACCAGTATATATCGAACAGCAACCAATACCATTAAATCAAAATTGTGGTCCGTGGAAAGAAGTCTGGACTTCTGATGGCAAAATTTATAGAGAAAGAACTTGTACTAGTCAATAACTAATACTGACGCCGACCTAAACTATTCGTATTAAACATTTATACGGTACTACTTTTAAGTACTAGTGTAAATGTTTTTAGTGGATAGTTGGTCGAGAGGCTTATGACACCAATCTCCGAAGTTGGCAAAGACGCGAGTCTTTCAGGGGTTCAAATCCCCTACTATCCTCTAAGAACATTTTATGAAAACAATTATTTTATTAACAACAATCTTACTATCGGGGTGTAGTTCACTGAACACAGTATTGTATAACAGTGCCAATGCTTGTTTAGAAGCACAGAAATCAATTAGTAAAGATTCTGCGATGACAGAAATTGCAAGATTAAATGCAATACAAGAAATAGCAAAAACTGCCAACGATGAAACTAAAAGGACATTGTCGTCTTTAATAAATAATAAACGACAAACTGATATTATATGTAAATAAAAGTTAAGACTGTATGAAGTAGACAGAAAAGGATTCAAGACGCGGGGGCAGTGCCCGCCAGGTCCACCAAAAGTATTGTGAACAGAAACAAGTAATGAACCCGAGCTGTGTACAGGCAGAGGTGTAGTGAACGAAAGTAAGTGGCACAGGCTAGTACAACGGAAGAGGTGTTAAACCCGTAGATTAAGTTCCTACGCTCTCGCTCAACCGATGCCAGTAGATCGTACCTACTATACTTTTGATGGGCCTGACACAGGATCGATTGGGTCACAAGTATTGAAATGGACAGTCCGGCAATGTAGAAGCCGTTAGGATTGGGGATTTCCCGGTCGAAGAAGCAAAACAAAGTAACCGCAAACGACTCACAGTTCGCATTAGCTGCCTAAACTCAGCTTAGGGTAAGACATACCTCGTAACAGAAAATCAGAAACCCGCTTCGGCGGGTTTTCTTTTCTAATTAATTATAAAAATTTTAAAGAGTTCTTCGCTGAGATAGATGTATTATCAGTTCGGGGAATCGTTGATTATCTCACTACTGCAATAGTATTTGCCACCGGTGGTCAGCAAATCGCTGATTAACTGATCCAAAGGTACACTAATGAAATCTTTTCTGTAAGTATGTCTTGGACCTTGTATTACATAGTCTATATTTTCTGCACCAGACATTTTTGGAAAATATATTAAATCTTTACCCCAATATTTTCCATAATACATGCCTTTAATAAAGGAGTCCCACCAACTGATATTACGTACTCCTTGTTTTGTGTATAGTCCATGAGCATTAATAAATGCTGTCATTATATCGTCTTTAACTGTACTTACAACAACTTCGCTGGTTTTATCAAATAATATATATTCAGCGGTTCTGCCTAAAGTGTCTCCTGCACGTTTTCGTGACATTTCAAAAGTATGATAACCTTCATAAAAATGTGCAATACCTTTAACAAAGGTTATAAAAGGGCCGTCTCCGCCCTGCAAAAAGTTTACATCAGGTAATTGGCCGAGAAACTTACTATGAATTATTTGAAATGGCGGAATATTTAAATTTTTACTGATGTCAAGTATTTCTTCTTTACAGGCCATGGGATCAATGTCAATGATATGTGATTTAAACTGCCAAGCACGTTCCAATTTTTTTAAATTATTAAACTCAATATCATTATAACCTGGCATATAAAGAAATGCAGTTTCAATTTTAATACCTTGATCCATAAAACTTCTCAACGCGGCTTGACTATCAACACCAGAACTAATACCTAATATAAGTTTGTCCCCCAGGGCAATTATATCTCTAGCTCGACGATTATACTCTTCTCGAAGATTGCCCACTTCCCACTGACATTGGTCGTATTCGATGTAAAATCCTTGGCTATCTGTGTTGAATTGCATATTGTATATTGCCTTAATAAATACATATTTATTACTATGACAAACAAAAAATTAGGGTATTATACATGTGCCGGTCTGGAATTTGAATCTAAAATTCAAGCATGTCTACATGCAGTCGCCACAGGTAGGGAAGTTCAATGGCATTTTAACGATGAGATTTTTTCAAAACACAATTGGAGTGTAGAGCCGGAATTAAGTCTTGATGCATTGTATAATTTAAGAAGTAAGCAGATTAGAGAAAAATACGACTATGTTGTATTAAGTTACAGCGGTGGCGCAGACAGTCATAATATCTTAATGAGCTTTATCCGCCAGGGTCTACACATAGACGAAATTGTTGTAAACAACATGGAAAAAGCCAACCGGCAATTCACGGATCTCAATGTAAACAATACAGATCCAACTAATACTCCCGCCGAGTTTAGATTACAGGCTGTACCTAGATTAAAGGAAATCGCAGTACTAATTCCTAGAACAAAAATCACAGTCTGTGATCTCAGTGAACACTTGTTTGACTACATGAATTCGGCCAAAGATGCCAGTTGGGTATTAGGCCGCAAGGAAGGCCTTAACGCTGCCAATGCCACTAGATATAATTATTTGGCCATGACTGAAATTAGAAAACAGTTTGATAAAAACAAGTCCATGGTCATTGTTGTGGGCGTGGACAAACCACGTTGTTTTATACGCAATGGTGATTTTTATATTAGATTTGCAGATCGTGCTGCCAACATTGTTCCAATCCCCGATCACTTGAACGAGTACACAAACAGCACGGTAGAACTATACTATTGGAGTCCGGACAGTATAGATATTTTAACTAAACAAGCACATGTTGTTCGTCGCTGGTTAAAATTTAAACCTGAAATGCAAAAATTGTTTGACAGTGATGTAATGGCAGATCCCAAAATATTTAGAATTTACCACGAGCAACTTCTTAAAAATATTGTATATACGACATGGAATGAAAATTGGTTTCAAACAGATAAAGCAGTCAAAGACTGGACCAGTGAATTTGATCAATGGTTTGAAGATGGATACAGTGATACAAGAGCATATGGTATTTGGCTGGAAGGCGTTAACTTCGTCAAGGACAAGCTACACACATTTGCCAATCATCGCAATGGCGATCTCGATGGCTTAAAGCTGTTTGGAAAAAACTATAAAATAGGATCTTTTGCAGATCGTTGATTTTATTGTTTAATTTCTAGTTTATTGTTTTGTATAAATTTAGTCAACGCTCGATTTGATTTTAATACAGAATTTATCATCCAGGGCTCTGTTGAGCCTATGGGCAATAAACCTGCAACAAACGTAGTATCTTTAAATTCCTTGCTGGATAATATCTTCGAAACATCTGCGATAATTTTATTCTTATTGTCAGTTTCCATAGATTTAGAAACTACTAATGCTACATAACTTTGATATGGAAATGGTTCTTTAAAGTATTGTTCCCATGTAAGAATTTTATCTCCCATGTCATGACTGGCAAATAACACAGTGATTCGTGGATCAGTGATTATTACTTTGATGCCTGCATAGTTGCCAAACGTACAATCTACATTTCCAGCCAGTACGTCCAATGCACCTTTGTTGCCGCCTGCAGGATAAGGTATTGCCAAATGCTTGCCTTTGGCATGAACAAACAAAGATTCGGATGCAATATGTTCGGAGCTGCCATAACCGTTAATGGCAAAACTCAATGATTTTGTTGTTGATAAAAAGTCGTCAAACGTTTTGATTCCTAGTTTTGAATTACATATTAATAAATTTGGAAGAACAGCAACGACTGCTAATATTTCCAAGTCTGTGTCTGGATTGTATTCCAAATCTTTAAACATCATTGGATTGGTTACATATATTTGTGGTACAGTGGCCATTAAAACACTGTTGCCTTGTAAGACATGTTTGACTGCGATTCTGCCGGCACCACCAGGACGATTTTGCACAATATAGCCAGCAGACGCTGGTAAGTTTTTTGTGATCAATCTGGCAATTCTATCGCTGGGTCCACCCGGAGCATGATGAACAGTGAATTCTACAGCATGAGCCGAAATGCATATACACATTCCCAAAAGTATTTTTTTAAGTTTATTCATAGAATAATATTTAGTTCTTGCTTATTGTTATTTTGGCTATGCACTCTTAAAGTGCTGGTGAAATTGTAATCTAAGATTAACTAACTTGTAATCTAACTCACTAGACAAAAAAATTGAAATTAGTTATACTTACTATAACTATAAGATACACTGAAGTACTAGTACTACAGAGTATTAGTATTAAGAAGTATAGACTACATTAAGTATTAACATAGCAGACCTAACAACGAAAAAACTTTATATGAAAACAGCAGACAATGTAAAAAAGACAATTTTATTTTATCAGCCAGATAGATATACTCGGCATGCAGATAGCATCGTGGCAGATGCATATCTCGAAGAACACATTCTTTGTAATTTTTTAATTGCACTTACCTGGGATGATTTTGTCAGTAAATTAAACTTAAACCCTGACTTAGTGGGTTTTCACTGTGATTTATTTGACAACGAAGAATTAAGTATTCATCAATTAATAAAAGCAATAGAAATAACTCTCAAGCTAAAAAATAACCAAGCAGATATTTTTGTAAAAGTTAATAAAAAAACTTGTCGAGAAACTATTGATATGTTGAGAAACACAAACATCATAGGTCTGCAATTTGATCGGGGAGACTTTGGTTTAGAATATGCCACAGAATCCTTTCGAAAATTACTAACAGATAGACATCATTGGCCTGAAGAAGTTATTGCTACATCGTTAGAACATCAAGAAAATAAACGACCTTTGCACGTTTATTTTAGAGATGATATGGAGGTATATTATGACCCAGTAAGATTTGTAGAAGTAACAAAAGATATTAATGCTAGATTTCTAATGTGTAAAAGTTTGAATGAGTTAAGTATAGCATTATCCGAGCGTCCTAAGAATCTTGTATTTCATATAGACATGGTTAGACGGCATGGCGGAACAATATCAGAGTTTATGATGATGTTAGAAACTATGACGAAATACACTAATACAAAAATTAAACCTAACATCGGTGTTGGTATAGAAGCAGATACACATTTATCGACAATTAAAGAATTACAAAAACACAGAATACTGGCAATAGTACCAAGTGCAAAAACATTTGGCACAACTAGTACTCGCAGTGCCATAGAAGTAATGCTGAATAATGAATCGCATTGGCCCAAAGACATTATCAGTACTCTTCCTGGCAATGAAAACAAAGTAAAAAATAAAAATAATAATGCCCTAACAATTAGACAACAAGAAGTATTTGATCTAATTGCTAAACGAGGTCTAAGCAACAAGCAAATCGCCAGAGTGCTAAATATATCTGAGAGCACAGTTAAGATTCATGTCAGCGCAGTCATGAAGAACCTTTGTGTTAGAAATAGAACACAATTGGCCTTAACGAAATAATTAACAGCGTATATATCCGTATCCAAAACATCTTCTAATACTGAAGCCAATCTAATACTAAGTCATAGCACAACTTAGTATATTTCCTTTTAAGTAATTTAGTAGCAAGCTAGAAATAGATTTTTAGTTTGCACAAACACTAGGGCGTAATAACAGTCCTAGTATTATTTACTTTAAGGAAAAATAATATGGCTGACATGTTAACAACAGATCCCTTCTTCGCACTTACAAATCAAGTAGCTGGCGTAAGAGAGAAAGTTTCCGATAGCATTTTCGAAAACTACAAACTACAAGTTGCTCAAACCAACGACATCAACAACCGTGCTATGCAAGTTGCATTACACGATGCTACTGAACTATCTACTATCAAGCAAGAAATTGCTAATGGCACGCTTCAGACTATGTTGGCTGCTAGTCGTACAGACGCACAGATCGGTGCCACAAGTGCTGCTCAACAACGTTTGATCATGGAACAAGCAGAAGCTACACGTCGTTTAATCGTCGACTTGAACACACAAAACTTGAACACAGCGTTGATCAACACAAACACAGCATTGACTGGTTTGGGTGTATCATACGGTGGTTTAGGTCTTGCATATGGTGGCGCAGTGAGTGCTTACCAAAGTGCTAACTCTACATCAGCAATCAATGCATTGAACAGCGCAATCGCTAGTCAAGGTATGGTTACTGTAGGTGCTGGCGCAGTAGGCGGTACACAAACTGCTACACCAACAAGCGTTTAATCGCTAAAGGAGGCCTACTATGTATCCATACTTAGGCGGATATGGTAGAGGCTTGGGGGGATTCCCTCGAGGCTATCTAGGAGCTGGCATAGGATATCCCTATCAAGGCTTCTGGGGCTACCCAGGTTGTGGTTGGGGCTACCCAGGTTATGGCATTGGCTGCTACGGCGGTTATGGCTATGGTTATGGCGGCGGCTTACTATAATCTAAAATAGTAAAGTAAGTAGGTTGGCTCATAAGGCTGACCTACTTTTTAATAAAGGAGATTGTTATGTACGGTTATTTGTACCCATTTTATAGAAGTCCATATATTGGAGGTTACGGAGGTTACGGCTATGGCTATCCATACAACTATGGTGGCTATTACAACAATAATGTTAGTAATGTTATAGGTAGCGCAGTTGCTAACCAATCAATGAATACTATTGGCGCCGGAGCCATAGGTGGCATTCAAGTTGCTACACCTACTGTAATTTGGTAAAAGGAATTTAAGATGTATATCAGAAGCACTACACCAAAGCCAACTCCATTACCAGAAAAAGAAAAGTTGTGGATTACAGTTGACCCAGATCAACCCAATGGTGATTGTGAACCTCTGCCGCCCGTTGAATTAAAAAATAAAATAGGCGCAACCGATCCATTACCAAGTGTAGTAATAAATGAAGCTACTATGACATTTAGAATGAATAGTAGAACATTATGGACAAAATACGCATTAGGTCTAGTTAATTTTGCTGTCAGTGATGTTGCCGACTTACCCACAACAGACAGTGTAGAACAACGTATGTATAAATCATCTACACTGATAGGTGATTTCTTTGTTCCTTATTATGGTATTCGTGCAGGCAGTGATATTGCAAAATTGCTAACTGAGATATTTAAAAATGGTGTTGATGTAGTTGCCGCAGTTAAAAAACAACAAGACACGGTTCCATATCAAATTAAATGGGCAGAACAAACAAAAGAACTTGCTGAATTGTTTAATAAATTAAACCCAAGTCAATACCCAACTTCATTATTACAAGAAATGTTAGATGCTTTAACTAAGTTATGGTTAGATAACATCATTGCTAGATATACTAACAATATTATTCTTAATGCTGAAAGTATAGATGGCATTAACAAATTAGTTATCACTGGTATTGCTAATCACGTTAACAAAGGTTATCAGAGTTTAGCAGATGTGTTAAGTCGTGGAGTTATTGCTCAATATCCATTATCATTTTTGGAATAAGAAATGGCGATAATAAACGTTCAGTCTAACAAGAATATTGAGTTTTTAGACTTAGAAGTTCACGCTGTCATGTGTGAACAACGACGTCTTGCACTAGAAGAAAAAATTAATTCAGTTGCACTTCGTATCAACGATTATGAACAGCAACAACTAGCAAACAAAAGATTAATGCTAGGTGCAATAGTTTCTATTGCTACGGGCATTATCACAACAATAGTGTCTTTAGTAGGGAGGAATTTTTAAAATGAATCAACTTGAAATAAACAGACAACGAGCACAATTATTAACAACAGCAAGAAATATGCTCAATGAAGAATATCAACGACAACGCAGTGAGCAATATACTAAGTGGCAAAGCGAATCAAATCACCTATGGATATCAAAAGGTATAATGTTGCCATATCCTAGTTCTTTTGGTTATCCCACTGAAGAAGAAGTTGTTGCAAAAGCATTAGAATTATATAACACACAAAATAATAAACCAGTATCAAACACTGGTGTCGAATTACCTAAAACAGATGAATCAATGACTTCATCTGTGACAGCAAAACTAATGGAAGTTAGTCACAATGTTCGACCGGTTGTAATGCCAGAAGTACCTGATGTAACACCTTGGGAACAATACTTGGTGCCTGAACCAATTAAACAACCAGTACCGATTGTAGAAGAACCTGTAATAGAAGATGTTGTTGCCAAGGAACCCGAACTAATCGTAGAAGAGGAAGTAGCAGAACCTGAACTAACAGAAGAACAAATAGAAGAAGTAAAAAGTAATTCTAGATTAAGAGGGTTACTGGCACAATTTATTACCATGGCTAAAGGGCTTGATGCCAAAGCCCAAAAAGATGAAGGAACAAAATAATGTTTAATAATTTATTATTCAATAGAAGACCATTAAGAAGAGTTATTCGTCGTCCAGTATATAGACGTCCTATAATTAATCAGTATGGCGGCAATGGCAGTGATATATTTTATAACAGCGGTGGAGGAGTTGGACCACCAGGGCCACCAGGGCCACCAGGGCCACCAGGACCACCAGGGCCACCAGGGCCACCAGGGCCTCCGGGCACACCAGGATTAGTGCCAGTAACCGTAGTAAACACAAGTCCTTATATTGCTTTACCCACTGATTATGATCTTGCTGTTACTGCTAACGCAGTTATACCTGCCAGCATAGTGTTACCAGCAAGTCCTGTTGGAACTGTTTTTATTGTAAAAGACGCCGCAGGAGTGGCAAATATAAATTCAATCACAGTATCTGCCATAGCATCGACTATTGACGGAGCAGCCAGTGCTGTTATCGATGCTCCATATGGTAGTTTACAATTTATATTCAACGGCATAGAATGGAACATAGTATAATGGCATACAAAGCACCACTTGCTTCAACAACCGATTTTGGAATTATGAAAGTCGGCACCGGTTTATCAGTTACTGATGGAACCGTTAACGCATCAACCGGCTTACTCAATTATGGATTTTTTGAAAACGGAACACAAACTAATCCAGTGGCCAGTGCAATTAATTTAGCATCATTTAGTATAACTGGTCCAGCAAATGGAATTAGTATAGTTGGTGGTACTCAACTTACAGTAGTCAACGCTGGAACATACAACACGGTGTTTACAATGAATGTAAACAAAACATCCGGTGGCGCCAGCACTATTAGCATATGGCTACGTCTAAATGGAGCAGACATTGCAGGCTCAGCACAAGATTTAATTTTAACAGGAGCATTGGATACAATCTTCGTTACAGGCAATTATACATTGGATATACCTGCAGGAGGCAATATAGAAATATGCTGGAGTAGTGCTGACACTACCATGCAGTTATTGGCATTGCCAGCAAGAGTTGGTCCAGTGCGTCCAAGCGGCGCCAGTGTAAAAGTTACACTAACAAGAATTAGTTAAGGAAATAATATGTCTGCAAATTTAAACACAAAAATAGTTACAACAACACCTTACACCGTGTTATCATCAGATGAAGTAATTTTTATGAATGTCCTTGGACCATCGTCTGTTATATTGCCAGCCAATGGCCTGGCCACAGGTGAAGATTGTTGCGGCGATGATGATGACGACTACAACGGCAAAAAAAAGCCAGTGCTAAAGCGTTCATATTACATCAAAGATATTTCAGGTAACTCGGCAGCGAACCCAGTTACTATTACATCAGCAGGATCCAAGTCCATTGACAGCAATCCATTTGCAATCATCAATGGCGGATATGGTCATATACAGGTAGTGTATGACGGTACAAACTGGAAGATTATAGGATAATCATTCCAATTAAAATTAGTTAATATAAAGGAAAACTAAAATGTCATATACAAATAACCCAACGTCGATACTTGCCGGAGCAGGTATTACAGTATCACCAACAACAGGTACAGGTGCAAATACAATTACTCTTAGTGCCAGTGGTATTAATCCTGTGGCAGTTAGAGTTGCAGTTGCAACTCCAGTCGTGGCCAGTGCAACCACAGATGAAGTAATCAGCGTACAAGTTCCTGGTCCAGTTGCTGTGGCAGTTACATTGCCAGCAGGTGTTGCCGGTAAAGTATTCACAATCAAAGACGGACTAGGATTGGCTGCACCAGCAACACCTATTACTATTACACCAACAGTCCCTGACACAGTAGATGGCGCCGCCACTGCTACAATTGATGCACCATTTGGTTCATTGACATTGGTCTTTGATGGCGCACAGTGGATACTAGTATAATATGTACAAAAGAATCACTCATACGATTGTCGAGGAACATTTCGACCATCCTGAGGCAGTAGCAATGGCAGCCGAATCTAAATCTAAAGGTAAAGCCCCATTGCGCTATTATGCTGACGGCCAACAGATAGCATCTGATTTACCGCAGTCTTATCAATTAGCAGTAGGAGAAAATCGCTGTGGCAATTGTCTAGCATTTGACCCAACTAGAAACGTTTGTAAGCAATGGATGTTACCTGTGCGAGCAGACTATGTTTGTGCCGCATGGACAGTAATTTAAAAGGATAATAAAATGGGAATTATAAGAAGACCTGAGCCACTTAAAGTCAAACTAGAAGATGTAGATACTCCTGTGGAAAACGAAGTAGTATGTATAGTCGAAGAAAGCGATGATGGTAACATTATTGAAATAATATGTGTACCAGAAGAATTTCTCGAAAAAGTCAAACCAGTAGAAGAAGTTCGAGCAGAATTTAAACCCAAGGCTGTGGTAACTTCTACTGCCACTGGGGAACAGTTCGGAACTTGGATTCCCGTTTTGCGTAGTACAGGCACAATTGATGTTAACATTAGAAATGCTTTTTATACAAAAGTTGGACAGTTAGTAACCTGTACATTTGATATAATAGTTACTAACATGTCTGAACGAAATAATTCTTCTATAACGCTGAATGGACTGCCAATTAACAGTATAAATTCTCAGGGAATAGCAGGATCTGCTCATTTATCTTATTTTAAAACGCCAACCAATGAATTAACTCATATAAGTGGCACAATAAACGGCAACGATACTAGAATAGATTTGTGGTGTGAACGACATGGTCGCAAAGGACTATTACCGTTAACTCAACAGGATATTCAAATCAACACAGTTCTAGCAGGAACTGTAACTTATATTACAAATTCTTAAGGAGAATATTATGTACAAAAAAATTACGCACAACATAGTCGAAGAGCACTTTGACCATCCCGTAGCCAGTCAGATTAAGAAATCTATGACTAGATCTAAAATTCCTAATAATGAAGTTTTTTCAGAAATCAAATTTAGATCAGATATAAACTCATATTTCGAAAACTATAAATCACGAATTAATTCTATGATCAACAGTGCAACTGGCACTGAAGAAGATTTAATTAAACCATTTGAAGAAATATTCAACAACTCTTGGGTTGATGGTCTTGGCAACATGACCAAGCCCATATACTTCAGCGAATTAGGTGAAAGAATTAATTCTGCTTTTAGAAGTTTTCCTGTGACTTTATTAATAATGATACAACTCTTAAAAACTGGAAGAGATATAACTGCGTCAACTCGTAGATTTGTAGGTGCCAGGGATGACTTGTCAATAGCATTAAATAATTTTAATCCGGCTTGGCAAAATACAGCAATAAGCTCGTTGTTTACGACCATTACAACTGAAATGATAAATCAAGTTAAAGCTCGATTGAAAAAAGATTCCAATGCTGAATTACAATCTGCACAACAAATTGCTCAAGCATTCGAAACATTTGAAAATGCATTTGTAAATGGAATAATCAGTCAACATCCAGAAAGATTTTCTATATCAACTCCTGTGATTGCTCCAACTTCTTATAATAGAGATATAATGTAGATTATAAAATGTATGCCAAAGATTTTAGAGTAAGAGCTGACCCCGCAGACCGGCGAGATCGTTATTATAATTTTGCCAGAATAGAACAGCCCAGGAACTATGTCGATCTTCGACCCTGGGCTAGTCCTGTGGAAGATCAATTACATCTAGGAAGTTGTGTTGGACAAGCAGTTGTAGGCGCCTATGAATTATTATTAAACAAGTCGGATAGAACCAAGTTTACGGACCTAAGTAGATTATTTGTGTATTACAATGCACGTTTGTTGGATAATTCAATAGACGAAGACGTGGGTGCTTATGTTCGAGATGGAATTAAAGCTGTAAACAAATACGGAGTTTGCAGTGAACAGTCGTGGCCATACTTAATAAAACGATTTACAGATGCTCCTAGTGTTCAAAGCTACGAAGATGCTCGTCGTAGATTGATAAAAAAATATTATAGAATAGAAAGTATAAAAGATATAGTCGATGCACTAAACGCAGACTGCCCTGTGGTCACTAGTTTTAATGTCTATAACAGCTTTGATGATTTAGAATATTCAGGCAATCACGTATTGCCAATGCCACAAGCCAGCGAAAACTTAATTGGTGGTCATGCTGTTACTTTTGTAGGCTATGATTTATCAAAGAAATTGTTTTTAGCAAGAAATAGTTTCGGTACAGATTGGGGTATGGACGGATACTTTTGGGTACCCTTTGACTATGCAGAAAAAGACTTTATGGATAGCTGGGTATTTGACATCGAACTAATTTAGGGTCTTGTTACCAGTTTTTCTTTCAGGTACATAAAAATAGCGATCGAACTAGAACAGCTAGATAAAATACATACGGTTAGTTACGAGTCGCAGGACTATATAATAAGTTACAGACAATAAATAGTTTATACATTACATACATAGAGAGAAAATTATGAGCATAAACAGTTATGAAATTTGTCTTGAACTATTCAAGATGTCAAAAGAAACACTAGTAAATATATGATGAACAGTGATTTTTCTATCATAGAAGATTGTAGTCCTTATTATATAAGATTTACGCACAGTAATATCGATGACATTATAAAATTAGCCAATGATGCAATAGCAGAATATACGTTTTCTGAAAAATGGACAGTTCAAAATCTTGACTATGCTGTAGTAAAAAAAATAAAAAATCTCTGCCCGTTATTCGACGCCTTTGATCTGTCAGTACATCGTGTTAGTATGTTTGTTTCCCAACCCGGACTTTATTATAGAGCACATAAAGATGGTCCCAATCATAGATTTAGTATAAACTATACAGTTAAGATTTTAGACAATAAATGTGTTACTAGTTGGTACAGCGATGAAGACTTACAAAAATATCCAATTGATTATCTAGGTGGCAGGTCAAGGGAATGTGTGGATTTTGATAAATCTGCTCATACGCCTTTGAAAAGTATGGTTGCAGTTCCGGGGGAATGTATATTATTCAACACTGATATATTTCATGCCTGGGATAATCAAGCTAGCAAAAATGAAAGAATGGTATTAACATTAAGATTGAAAGATTATAGTCAACCTAATTCTTTTTTCCAAGATGCAAGAGATACATTATTAAAATTAGCAGACAAATAAGAAGATATTCATTGATTTGTGAGTCATAAGACTATATAATAGTGTACAGACAATAGTTTGTACATTACACACATAGAGAGAAAATTATGAGCACAAATGGCTATGAAATTCGTCTTGAACTACTCAAGATGTCAAAAGAAATGCTAGAGCAAGACTGGCATGCAAATCGCGAGACGCTTCAGCGTCAATGGGAACAAGAGGTTAATCTGGTCCAGATCCGAGCACAAGCGTCCGATCAACCAGTTGAATCGATTCCTACACAACCAACCTTCCGACCTTTTCCTACAGAAGAAGAGATCATCAAGAAGGCCAAGGTCTTAAACGAGTTTGTTGCCCAACGAGCATAAACGGTTAAACTGACCACTAAAACGGAGAAATGCACTATTGCTTTCTCCGTTTTTTTGTTGTATAATAGTTTTACGTTGTTAAAGTTAACAGCGACGATTTTAACATTTAAAGGAAAATTAAAATGAACGTTACTACAAAATCAGGCAAGTTGCTAGAAGCATTGCAATCTGGTGAGAAGTTGACAGCCAAGCAGATCTCTGCTCGCTTTGGTATTAAAAACCCAACAGCAACCGTAAGCGATCTACGCTTCAGCGGTTATGCAATTTATGCTAATCAGCATAAAGATACTAATGGTCGTCAGACCACTAAGTATCGCTTGGGCAATCCAAGCCGCCGTATTGTAGCCGCAGGCTACCGTGCTATGGCAGGTGGCCTAGTCTAATCTAGACTTAGGTTAGTAAATAAAAGGATACAGAGATGTATCCTTTTTTCACGAGTGCAATATGGATTTAAAGCAAATAATTAGAACAGTGAATGATTTTCCTAAACCAGGAGTTAAGTTTTTAGATGTAACTAGTATACTAGAAAATCCAATGGCATTTAGAAAAACAATTAATTGGCTGATTAAAGTAGCGGCAGCTCATGAAATTGAAAGTATCGTAGCAATTGATGCTCGGGGATTTATTTGGGCGGGCGCTGTTGCCAATGAACTACGTTGTCCATTACATCTTGCACGGAAGCCAAGCAAGCTACCTGGCAATATAGTTACTAACACCTACGACACAGAATACAGTACTGCCAGCTTGAGCATGTTAAAAGACATAAAAATTAAAGGTCCAGTAATGATCATAGATGACATACTGGCCACTGGCGGAACATTAAATGCCGTTGGAGAAATGCTACATCGAGAATTTCAAATCGAGCCCGAGAATCAAATCCATACTGTAATTGCCAACTTAGATTTTCTACCCGGTAAACAGTTTTTAATCGATAAAGGTTATATAGTCAAGAATTTGATTAATTACTGACCAACTCTAATTTTATGTCTGTCAACGGCAGAACGGCACCACAGCATGGGACACGCAAAAGACAAGTCAGGTGCTTGCCAATCCTCGTCAAATACGTTTCTTATATCCCTGCCACCGCATTCACTGCCAGATGCAAAGCCTTTATGACTGATGCGTAAAAAATCAATGCCTGCATAACATTGTTTTCCTGTATAGCTAGGACTGTTGTCTTTAGGAGGCTCGTTCAACGGAATGTACACAGGAGCCTGTATGACCACAGGTACTTGATAATCTTCAGGCAAGCCCTGTATTAAATTAATATCTTTAATACTGTAACCTGACCAATAATTATTTCCATCTTCATTTTTTAAAATTTGTTCCTCTACTCCAATTTCTAGGCTAGATAACTCAACAACTTTTTCCCTGCATTCTTTGATCTTACCAGGCATTAATGGTACCATAATTCTTATTTTTTTATCATTTTCTTTACACAAGTCGACGATATATTCTAACACGCTTGAGTTTTGCCAATGATGATGTGTTACCTTTAAGTAGTCTACATAGTTGATAATTTCCATTACTCCAAACCAACTGTCTCCACCAGATGTGTCCAATCTAACATAAGATTCTTTTTCTTTTATTTTTCTAAGTAATAAATTTAAGTTGGGGAAATGCAAGGGCTCGCCGCCACTTAATGTCCATTTAATTTTATCACCGTGCTGATATCTAGTTTGTTGTAGCTTTTCCACCACGCCTAAATATTGATCTAAAGTTCGAGTTAATTCGCCACCACTCCATTTACTGGGGCAGTATTCACAGTCATGTTCGCAATAACTATTGAGTTTCCAGTTGATTTCTAAGGTTTTCATACACTTATTTAACCTTTACCGTTGACATATGAAGTTTAAACAGTGTATAATACATATTGATAACATTAAAGTAGTAGTAAGAACTTTTCTGTTATGCACTAAATAAACTACATGGCATTTTTATTATTTTTTACAGCATTTGTCCTAAGCGGCATTGCGGCATATTACAGCGTTATCGGTTTAATTGCAATCTTTTCAGCGGCAGTAATACCTGTTGCGATTATGGGTGGCAGTTTAGAAGCGGCCAAACTAGTTGTGGCTAGTTGGCTGTATCGATATTGGAAAAGTATTCCTTTCTTAATGAAAGCATACTTTACATCGGCATTGGTTATCCTTATGCTGATCACAAGTATGGGTATCTTTGGTTTCTTGAGTAAAGCACACAGTGACCAAAGTTTAGTCAGTGGCGACGTAACTGCAAAAATTGCAGTCTACGATGAAAAAATCAAAACAGCAAAAGAGAACATAGATGCAAATCGCAAAGCACTTAAACAAATGGATGAAGCAGTTGACCAAGTCATGGGTCGCAGTACATCAGAAACGGGTGCCGATAAAGCCGTGGCTCTCCGTAGGAGTCAACAAAAGGAACGTGGGCGTCTCATTACTGAAATCGAAGCTTACCAGAAAACAGTTAGCGTACTTGCTGAACAGCGAGCGCCGATTGCCGCAGAAGTCCGCAAAGTAGAAGCTGAAGTAGGACCCATCAAATATATTGCCGCTATGATATATGGCGACAATCCTGATGAGAATAGTTTAGAACGTAGTGTACGTTGGTTGATTATTTTATTGATTGCAGTATTTGATCCATTAGCAGTTCTTATGCTGATAGCCGCTAATTTAACAATGATTAAACAAAAAGAGTGGCGAGAAAAATCAGCTTACGAAAAAGATGATGGACCATTAACAGAAGAACAAGTTGATCAAATTAAAGAATCTGTAAAAGAAGATTTACCTACAGGTGAAGTTACTACCAAGTCAGAACTTTTTCCAGAAGTTGAAAAATCTATGCTGGATACACATCCTTACTTATACAAGCCGTTTGTTCATTTTAGAGATACCACACCTATAGTAGCTGAAAAAATAATAGAAGAGCCCGAACTAAAAATAGAGGAAGTTACTCATGATGATATGGAACAAATTAAAGATACAACTAACGAAGTTGGCCTGTCAGTGGTTGTTGAAGAACCACCAAGAACACCAGAAACTAATAAACAAGATGCTGGTTCCGGCTTTACTCCCAAGCCAGCAGTGGAAACAATGGGAATAGACGCTCCAGCCAAAAAACCCCGGACCTCCAAAAAAAAAGTTGATGTAGAACAGGTCAATGAAGATAAATCTAATAGTGTCAGCGTAGAAGATCAAGTTAACTCAATGATTGAAAATAATGACACTACTGGATTAGAATCTATATATAAACAAATAGTAAAAGAGCTAGCAACAAAAAACCGCAGTAAAAGTACACACTGGGGACCTTTAAAAACTAAAAAATGACAGACGAAACACAACATTATTACATCACTCCCCCTACTTTATTTTTACCTCCTGCGGGTCTTAGAGTATCATTAATCGGTGTCGACGAAGATTGGATTGACAATATGAGTGACGAACTAGAGGATACTTTACCCAGTATTCCTATGACGTTTTATCATTTGGATACCAAAACATCAGATCAATGGCAATGGCAATATCATATGATGGAACAAAGCAATCTTATTGTGGTCAATGTTGCACGTAGCTTGTCCATTGATTTATTGTTATCCTTTTTACATATGGGCGACAACAAAATTTGGTTCTTTGTTGACCCAGAAGAAGTAGACAAAAACATTATGATATTATTAAATACTATTAATGCAAATGTGTTTTCTAGTTCGGATGAATTTCATAGTATGTTAACAGCGTTTATTGGTAATGCCTAATCAACCATTGATGAAATGCAGTTTCTGTGAAAAATCGCAGAACGAAGTAAAAAAACTTGTTGCAGGTGCAACTGGTTACATCTGCGATGAATGTATTGTATTGTGCAATGAAGTCATCAAAGATGATTTAATCAAATCGTCGTCTAAAGACAATAAACTTCCCACTCCTCGAGAAATATTTGATCATCTTGATCAGTATGTTATTGGACAGGATCTTCCCAAATTAACTATGAGTGTGGCAGTGTACAATCACTACAAGCGATTGTTTAACAAAAGCGATGTAGAGATTGAAAAGAGCAATGTATTATTAATTGGTCCAACTGGCAGTGGTAAAACATTATTGGCTAAAAGTATTGCTAGATTCCTGGATGTGCCTTTTGCTATCACAGATGCTACAAGTTTAACAGAAGCAGGCTATGTTGGTGAAGATGTTGAAAACGTTATTCATAAATTATATCAGGCGGCAGATCAAAACATCGAACGCTGTGAACAGGGCATTATCTATATTGACGAAATAGATAAAAAAGGACGCAAGAGTGAAGGTACTAGTATTACTCGTGATGTATCGGGCGAAGGCGTACAGCAAGCATTGTTAAAGATCATCGAAGGCACAGAATGTCGTGTACCAAGTGGAGGCGGCCGTAAACATCCCGGTGGCGAAACATTAACTATTAACACTAAGAATATTTTGTTTATTCTAGGTGGAGCATTTGTAGGTCTAGAAGAAATTATTAACAAACGGGTAAATACAAAATCTACCATGGGCTTTGTAGGAAGTCCTGTTAAAGAAAAAACATCGTTGGCGGGTGTTACATCCAGTGATGTTATCAAATGGGGTATGATTCCTGAGCTTGTGGGACGTATGCCACAGATTGCTGTATTAGAAGAACTCACAGAAGAACAACTTGTACGAGCAATGACCGAACCGAAGAACAGCTTGGTCAGTCAATATCAAAGTCTATTCAAAATGGACAATGTCGAATTGACCATAGACGATCGAGCGGCATTGGCCATTGCAGTCAAATGCACTGAAATGAAATTAGGAGCACGTGGTTTACGTGCAGAGCTAGAAAGTATACTGCTTAAAACGCAGTTTGTATTACCTGACTTGGCAGCAGAGAATGTCACGAAAGTTACAATTACAGAGGAAACAGTAACACATGGTAAAGAACCACTATTAATATATGGCAAACGAAAGACAAAACGAGAACAGAATTCTCAGTAATCGCGAAATCAGAAGTCGCGATGTTCGTCTAATCAACGAAGATGGAAGTAACGGAGGAGTCGTACCGTTCTTCACTGCATTGAACTTAGCGCAGAATCAAGGACTTGACTTGATTCAAATCAATGCTACGACTAATCCTCCGGTTTGCAAAATAGGTGACTTGGGTAAGTACAAATACGAAGCGCAGAAGAAACAAAACGAGCAAAATAAAAAGAACAGAGAGAATCGTGTGGACATCAAAGAAGTGCAACTTCGTCCTGCGATTGATACACATGATTTGGATATTAAAGTAAATAAGATCAAGGAGTGGATTGCCGACGGAGATAAAGTTAAAGTTGTAATTCGTTTCCGTGGACGAGAAATGGCCAACCAATCAGTTGGATTTAAATTAATCGAACACATTATAGCAACAGTACCGAGTGCTAAAGTTGAAGGCCGTAGCGAAATTCAGGGCAATAGACTTACTGCTATAATCAGTCAAGCAAAGTGAGATAAACATGGCAAGAAAAGATGGCCCATTAATGGGCAGTAAAGTTATTGTACAAAACGATAACTGGGAAAAGGCATTACGCACTTTTAAGAAAAAGATTCTTGAAAGCGGTAAACTAATCGAACTTAAAGAAAAAGAGTTCTATGAAAAGCCAACGACTAAGCGTCGTAAGAATAAAAATCAACAAATTCGCCGGGCACAAAAGAAGCGCGAAGCAGAAGCACTACCGAAAAAAATGTATTGATATGAATGACGATACTATAACTATTGATTTGAGTGAGGTCAAACCCGTAGAATTCTCATGGAACGAAAGTGACATGAGCACTAGTTTTATAGCACAGGATGTTGGAACAGCTTATACTATATTAGGTAATAATCCTAATACTGTTACACTAAACAGTGGAATTAGTATTACAACTACAGGCATTGCCGCCAGCGGCAGCTATACCATTTCAACACCCTATGATGACATGGAACAGCGTTTAGCGAGATTGGAAAAGATCATAGCTGAAGAAGACGAAGTTCGCAAGAATCATCCTGCTGTTCAAATGGCCTATGATGAGTATCGTTTGTTATACATTTTGGCAAAGAAAAATGCCGGCGACTACTTGACAGACGAGTGATATTTTAGTATAATACAAGATAAATAATATTGTACAGTGCCAAGAGGGCTGTACAGTTAGGGCATGTAGCCCAAAACGTTCTTGCTTATTTAAGGAGAAAATTATGAACGCATTAACACGATTTGACACAGCCGCTTTACAGCAAATGAATAAAGCACTTATTGGATTTGACCGCTTGTTTACAGAACGAGCATACACTACAAATCCAACTTACCCTCCATACAATATCATTAAGAAAAGTGAAGACAACTACGAAATCGAAGTAGCAGTTGCTGGCTTTACACTTGATGAAATTGATGTAGAAGTCAATCAAAACCAACTTATTATTCGTGGACAAAGCCAGCGTGATGCTGACGCTGAAGTCGAATACTTACATAGAGGTCTTGCTAATAGAGACTTCGAAAAAGTACTTACATTAGCAGAACACATGCAAGTGGGTGACGCTAGTATCAAGGATGGAGTTCTTAGAGTAGAAATAACTAGGATTGTACCTGAGGCATTAAAACCTCGCAAAATCAACGTTATCGGCATCGATAAGAACTAAAGCGTAAGATGGGGGACATTTCGTCCCCCTGATAAATACTAATACAAGGAATAAAATGACTTTAATGGCAACAGAAACTTCTCAAACTACAAAAATCGTTATTAAAAAACCTAGCTTATATAAGGTTATTTTTAACAACGACGAAAGCACACCTGCTGATTTTGTCAAGGATTTATTAAAAGCCATTTTCCATCATGATGATATTCGGGCAGAGAATATCACTACGGAAATCCATGAACAGGGCAAAGGCGTAGCAGGCATTTATACGTTTGAAGTAGCCGAACAAAAACATCAAGAAGCCATTTATGTAGCCCGCACAAATGGACACCCACTAAACATTAATTTAGAGTCAGAATAATGGATCCCAAAACAAAAGAAGCATTGGACATTCTCCAAGAAGAATGTGCTGAGGTAATCCAAGCTGTGAGTAAAATCAGCCGCTTTGGATTAGATAATTTAAAACCAGGTAAACCTAAAACTAATAAAGAACATTTAGAAGAGGAACTAGGCGACTTGTTGGCTATGGTTGATATCTTATTAGAAAAAGGCATTGTTTCTAAAACATCTCTAGATTCTGCTAATAAAGCTAAAATTGAAAAACTAAAAAAGTGGAGTAATATTTTTAGTACTGAAGCGTAATATCAGTGTTTATACTGAGTAAATATTGCATTGCAACATAAATAGTATTAGTAGAAACCATGAGTTTCTCATACTAAAGGAAAACGCAATGACAGCAACAATAGCAAAACTAGTTGAGCGTCTAGCAGAGATGTTTCCAAAAGAGAACTATCAAAGTAAATTAGATGCTTACCTTTCAAATAAAAACGTTAAAGACATCAGTGAAGTAGAACATTGGACCAAAGAATTTGACCGTAAAGGAAATTACCTATGAAAAATATTTTAAGCTCAATATATGAAATCTTCGAAAGCATAGGCAAAGCCAAAACAGCCGCACATTTAACTCGTTGCGGAATGCACGCCGAAGCCAAAGCGTTAATGATGGAGAAATCACTGTGAAATCTATTAAAAACTTTCTAAATACAGTTTTTGAAATTTTCATCGAAACACGCAAATTAAAAGCCGAATCTTTTGCTCGTAAATATAGCAAACTATAATTATTTGAAAACTTAGATATATAGTTTATCCCACCCCCAAGGAGACTGTATGGCCAAGAAGAAGGACATTACCAGAACCAAATTATTCAAAATGGTTCAAAGTTTCGACGAGCACGATGCCAAGTTTAGGCCTACGATTTCTGATTGCAGGGAAATCTGGCGTAATATCAATCGCAATGTTTTCAATAACGAACTTAAAATGCCAAGTTTTAGGTTAGTATATACAAAAGCATTTTGGGGTGAATGCCAGGGTGTTTTAGAAGATCAAACTCGAGTTAAAATGAAAATCAATAAGAGTTTCTTAAGCAAACGATTATTCATTAATACCATGGCTCATGAAATGGTTCATCAGTGGGAATGGCTAGTTAATGAGAATATGACTCATGGTCCGCAATTCTTTTTATGGCGAGAGCAATTAACCAACTATAATATCACATTAAGCCGATGTTATAGAATGAAACATTATAGATTAGATTAATAATATTATATAGATAATCGAATATAATCATTATACGATGGTTATCTACATTAATATTTTAATTGACATAAACTAAATCTTCTGTTATAATAATATTTTAAGCAACGGTGGCAGAGCGGCCCAATGCAACGGATTGCAAATCCGTAAAACCGGGGGTTCAAATCCCTCCCGTTGCTCCAATTTTAAATTGGCACAAATTGGTTTCTGTGTTATAATTAATACATGATGAAACGCAAAACACGTACAGATAGAAACCATGCAATATATGTTATCACTAACTCTGTGACAGCAGAGCAGTATGTTGGTGTTACAGTTTGCAGTGGTAACGTCAAAAAAGCACTGAAAGTTCGTATGCAAAAACACGTTCGTCGTGCTTTAACAGAAAACAAAGACTGGGCATTGTGCAAGAGCATTCGTGCTCATGGCGTTGATGCTTTTACATATGGTTTGTTAGAGACACTTCGCGGCAAGGCTCCTGCTCACGCACGTGAACGTGAATTGACCAAGATTCACAGTCCAGTTTTGAACACGCTTTAATATTAGACAGGGCTGTGTCTTGCTAAATTAGCAAGAGGTTGCTCTAACATTATATCAGGGCAATGTCTTGCTAAGATGTCATGTACTTCTGGCAAGACCTTTCGCCAGTTGGTGCCCCTGATTTTATCTAGTTTGTCCATTACTGTTACAAATTCTTGATATTTTTTTGAATTTTCTCGGTCTATATATTTTTCTAATAATTTAATAATTGCTTTATACCACTTGGTGCGATTTTCTGTATGATGCATTAAATTTTTATAATGTTCGATGATTTCTTCCTTGGCCGATCTTGGTAAAGATCGCAGATCTAACCAAGCTGGACCTTCTAAAAATCTAAATTCTGCAGGGACGTCTAGTTCTTCGGCAACTTCAACTATTCGTTCTATAGAGTATATAGACGCGAGTCCTATACAACATGAAAGATAACGTATACTCATACCATTTTCTTTAATAGTTTTTATGTTCTTAACAATATTATTATAATTTCCCGGAAAACGAATAAGATTGTATCTTTCCTCCACGTCGTCGAGACTAACACAAAAGTCAATATTCTTAAAGAATTTAAATTTTTCAATAATCTTATTATTGATTACAGTTAAATTTGTATCGTATCGCAGTGTAATATTTTTTGCAAAATCCCTTGCTATTAAACGATTTAATATTTCAGTCATAGCAGGAGAAATCAACGGCTCGCCACCGGAAAAATAAATGTATCTCAAGTCGGGTGCAATCTTATCAAAACGTTCCCACCAAATATCACTTTCCCACCATTTCGAATAATCTAAAATCTCTCGACCTTTGGTATCTGTGGTCATCCTATAATCTTTGTCACCCCACTCAGTACCCGCCGGCGTAACTTGGACATCGCCCCAAAGTTTACTCCAATCTTCATACCAAAGACTGCTGTATTCAGGACTGCACATTATACATTTTTGATTGCATAAATTGCTCAATCGAAGGCCTAAATTTACAACCTTGGCAGTTGAAGTACCATCGGGTAATGTATATTGATCGGCCTGATCCCAGCGGACATATTCTGGAATCCGTTTAGTCATATGCCTATTGACTCGTTGTCTTTTACTCTTGCCCCATTTTTTAACATCTTCGTCGCCTGGCACATCAAGGCCTTTAGTGCTATGCTCAGCATCATAACAATTACGACATCTCGTTACTTTAATATTTTCTTTAAGTTGTAATCGATGATTTTTATGGGTTACACTATTAATAGCCTCTTCTATGGAATGGGTCATGACATTCATTACGTTGCCATTCTCATCATGCGCCATTCCATAATCTTTATTATAATTTGCCAGGCAACATATTTTATAGTCACCGAGTGTGTTGATTTCTATTTGGCTCCACAACTCGCCACAAAAACTTTCTAAATTAAACATAACAATATTTATTTCATAATTCCGTAAATACAGACTTATAAATTAAATTGACATAAATTTAAATTGACTGTATAATACATTATCGTAACTAGGAGCATTTATGGCAGGCAAAGCAAAATCAATCTATCTCACAATACTGCCCAAGGGTCAGCATATGAGTGTTTTTAAGAAAGTATTCTTTGAAGCCAAGTCTTACAATGAATACATCAAGTCAGAAGAGTTCAAAGCCAAGTGGCCCGCAGACCAATTTGACATTGTTAAAGAAACCTATTAATTGACACAAATTGGTTTCGGCGTTATAATACATACATAGTTTAACAAAACAGGAGTTTGAAATGGGAACACGTAGTCGTATTGGTGTTATGCATGGTGAAATCTGCAAGTCAGTATACTGTCACTGGGATGGTTATTTGGAACACAATGGTGCCATCCTACAAGAACACTATGACAGCGCCAAGGCCAATAACCTAGTGGCACTGGGTGACTTGTCAAGTCTCAAAGCCACGATTGGCGAGAAGCACGCCTTTAGCCAGTTTGAGTTGCGGGCTGAAGAAGTTGCGGGCTACAAACTGTTGACTGAGAATATGTGTACATTCTACGGTCGCGACCGCGGTGAAGAAGGTGTAGAGTTTAAGTCAGACATGACCTTTGCAGACTTCTTGGATCGTGTGGACAACTGTGGTGCAGAGTATTACTATATCATGCGTGATGGTGTATGGTATACAGGTTGCCCTGGTAAAGGTTCCAAGTTGGTGCCTTTGGCAGAAGCATTGGCCGCAGTCAAAGAGACAGTAGAATGATTATCGTATTGGGAATGTGTTTTGGAGTTTGTTTAGGTGTAGCGATACATCTTTATTATAAGAACAAAGAATAACTAATGTAGAAGTTGCGTAAAGGATTTAAAATGGAATATCAACGACGATTTGATGACCAAGGTTTGGTAGCAGTATTGATCTCCTCTGGCTTTGGTGCTGGTTGGAGCACTTGGGCACACGTACATGAACGAGAAGGCCTGTTGTTCGACAGCCGACTGGTTGACTATGTGTTGCAGACAGGCACAGAAGGCTTGGCAGACTATGCCGAGTCCTTGGGTTATACAAGCTACGGTGGCGGTGCAGAAGATGTTCGAGTAGAATGGTTGGAACAAGGCACACGATTCTATGTAGAAGAATACGACGGCAGCGAAAGCATCCGTACATTCGATCACTTGAGTCACGTAGCATAAGGAAATAAAATGGCAGGATATCAATCAGTATTGGCACTTCGCAGTCTTGAAGCAGAAATCGATGCACTTGGCTTCATTCTCTGCGATCCCAAAACGGGCTGGGGCGGCGATGACTTTAATAACTTAGTGGGCATTAGACCCAAAACCATTGATGCCCTGCCAATTTATGCCCGTGACGCAGAAATCTTTAGAGGTACACTAGAAGAACTTCGAGTATGGGTTCGAGGTGTTCATTGGGCTCGCGAGTATGACCGTATGCTCAAAGTCAGCGACGATAAAACACGAGCAAAGAAAGAAGATCATGAGCGCGGCCGACAATTAATTGCCAAACTTAAAAAAGACCACACTAATGTCATCGCAGAATAAATTCCTTGCTATGTGGGACTGCAACGGTCTCGAGTGTTTGTTTGACATCACAGATTTAGAAGGCGATAATTTTATGGCAACGCTGAAAGGCCAAACACATAAAACTCCTTTTAATATTGGCACGATGATGCTTAGGGCACGATATAACAGCCAGCGTAGTTATGAGATTTATATCTTTGATACAGACGAAACAATGGACTATGATTTCGTTAAAGATATGTTTGATAATGATCCTCAGATCATTGTAAATTCTATTCGTGAGAATGGCAGAAAATTGTACAGCGATTACAGTCCAAAACAGCGAGCTATATCTTGACTTTATTAGTAAAAGAGTATAATATATGTAAAGCAATATCGCTGACAAACCTTGTTGAATTGATAAATGGTTATATTCGACAAGGCTGGCAACCTTTTGGAAGTGTGGCGCAGGTAGAGGGTGAACACGGTATTAGAGAATACTGCCAAACAATGGTGAAATATGAATAAAAAACTTAGACAATTTGAAAAACAAAGTGGTCTTGATATCTACGGACTTGGTGCTAGAAGAGAAATTTGGGACAAGGCCATGGAAAAATATGCCAAGTTGATCATACAAGACTGCATCGAAATTAACAAGCAAGAACTTTCATTTACAGCGTTCGAGCGCTTGATGAACAAGTATCAAGAAAATTTCGGAGTTGAAGAATGAATTTTTTTTGGGGATTCCTGTTAGGGTATATTGTGGGAGTGCTGTACATGGCATATCGTTCTAACACGGATTCGAGGACAACCACAGAATGAATACTATAATATTAGCATGGGTACTAGTGGTAGGGGCGCACGGAGACAATACTCCTCCTATAATCTCTCCTTTGGTAGCAGACTTGGCCAGTTGTGAGCGTATGCAACAAGCGGTGAGGATTGGTCGGGATCGCAGTTCACAATGCGTGGAAATAAAGGTATTGAAATGAACAAACGAATTAAAGAACTTTACCAACAGGCTTACGATTCAGTACATGAATTTCAGGCAGGCATGCTAGTATTAGATCCTGTAGAAGAAAAGTTCGCCGAGTTGATTGTGCAAGAATGTATTCTAACTATCCAAATGGGAATTACTCGTGATGGATACGATACTGAAAAGTATCAAAGGTCAATGAAACATATTAAACAGATTAAAGAACATTTCGGAGTTGAATAATGGACATAGATAAATCAGCGGTATTCCTAGCAGGCAGTGTATTAATTATGCTTGGGTTCGTTATAATTGTTGCAGGCATTGCAGTAATCAACAATATCTTGCACAAGTACTGGAAACCTGTGAAAATATTCACAGCAGACAGTTGGCAACCTTTTGGCGGAACATCGCTTCCCCGCTATGCAACGGAAGAAGAACTAAAGATTGCATCTCGCCTTAACGAAGGGAAGAATAAACCATGAACTCACGAATTAAACAACTTGCTGAACAAGCTACTACCTACATTGATCCAACAGCCAATGACGGGGTATGTTGGGACTTTGACAAAGAAAAGTTCGCCCAGCTGATTGTGCGGGAATGTGCTGGTATCTTTGAGGGAGTCTATACAGATCAACAAAGGCCCGAGCGTATTGATACCAGAATCAAAGAACATTTCGGAGTTGAAGAATGAACACTCCAATTGTACCAGATAATAAATTCAAGTTTTGGGCGGATCCTAGATTTGAAATACTGGCCGAAGTTGATAAACTGTTGAACGGTAGCAAGATTTGGGGCGGTATGGAGTGGAGCTATCATCCTATCCATCCTGTCAAATATCGTCCTGTTGCTGAAAAAGTTCGAGTAGCAATGGATGCGCTAAAAGCTGAATACGGAATTGAAGAATGATTAACGATATTTTCCTTTGGATGATGGCGCTGCCACAGTTTTGGCTACAGGTCATGTGGGTAGGCAGTATTGTTATGCCAATTGTGCTACTGGGTGTTTTTAGGATCTTACAATGAACGAACGAATTCGACAACTTGCTGAAAAAGCAAACATTGAGTTTACCTATGACCCAACAGAGACACCTGTCAGAGCATTTGTCGAGTGTTGGGAAGATGAACTTGAAAAGTTCGCTGACATGATTGTGCAAGAATGCGGTGTAGCATTGAGTCCTATGTTGCGTGATATGATCAGCCGTGGGCAGGCTGTGGAGTTGATTAAGAAACATTTTGGAGTTGAACTATGACACAGAACGATTGGGTATTACTAATGTGTCTAGCAATTGGATGGCTACAGGGTCTGTATATTGGATGGTTACTGTGGCGTAGACCACAATTGAAATATCACGGAGTTGAAGAATGAACTTACGAATTCAAGAACTTTTAAAACAAGCTAGGGTCACTGATAACTGGAACAAGGCAGACTGGTACAGTATGAGTCCAGAGATGATTGAAAAATTCGCCCAGTTGATTGTCAAGGAATGTGCCGAGGTAGCTGATAAAGCAGAACCGTATCAGACCAGTGATTTGATTTTGAAACATTTCGGAGTTGAACTATGAAAAATTTACTTTGTTATCCACGTAAAATTCACTTTGGTATAATTGCATTAGTTTCTACTTGTGCAGTTTCGCAAACTGTACTACCTATGAAGGATGGGCAATTCTTCATGCCAGACGAATGGTTGATGAGCGTGGGGCAACCTTATCATTATAAAATTCCAGCATCTAATAATGGAGCAGTTATATCTAGTAGAGCACCCATCAATTCTGAAAAATCAGTAATTGAAAGAGCTAATTCTTATCTAGACAAATCTGCATCTAAAGTTATTTTACTAGGTGATGGTAAGAAAATTGTTCATGTAAATTTTAAATCACCTGCTAATGAATCAAAGTTGTATCTAAGTGCTAGTATGGATAAAACTATTACAGCATTGAGTGCTGGAGTTGCAATCTGTGACGGTAAAATTTCGTTAACTACTAAAGCACAAGATCTAATTCCTAGCCTAACGGGCACCGACTTGGGTCGAAGCACATTAGAAGATAACTTGAAAATGGCATCGGGCACAGTAACAGCTATGGACGATGGCCAAAGTGAAACTCCTGCAGAATTGGCTAGCAGAATGTCGGGTAAAACTAATTTTATGGACATACTATCAGGAAGGCTAGGAAAAGCTCGTACAACAATATTTGGTAAAAAGACTCAGCCCGGCGAAACATTTGATTATAAATCACAAGATCCATTGCTAGTAGGTATGATGATTTCTGCCGCATACGGACAAGAAGGAAAGAATTTAAGGGCATGGCAAGAGAAGAACTTTTGGCCAAAGGTTCGTGTAAATGATAGAATCATACAAGGCGAAGACCAATCGGGATATGCACAGTCGGATGGTAACACTCGTTTAACTATTGCAGATTGGACTCGGTTGGCAAATTTTGTTATAGACAGTCGTAAAGAAACTGGATGCTATGGTGATTTTGTACGTTCGGCAACCAAGACACAAATTAAAACAGATAATCGATTTGCTAAAATGTACAATGGTTATGGATACTTTATATGGTCAGATAATTCTCAACTACCAGGTAGCTTCTCATCTTTGGGTTACGGTGGTCAAAGCATTACTTGGAATACAAAGAATGACAAATATGTTATTGTATTCTCCAATCAAGGAGATTTAACTGGTGTACATAAAATTGCAGATCAATGGTTCAACGCAAAATGAAAAAAATATTCTATGAAAAAGTCGGCCGAAGATATAAACCTGTGGCCGAATACGACAATGAATACCTTGACAGTTTTCCTAAAGGTGCTCATTTAGTCTTGGTTAACCCTGGTATTAGTAGTCGTAGGTTTCGCATTGATCCAGCTCTTGCTCCAATGATTGCCGCGGGACATTATGCCGAAGATGCTATCTGTGATGCACTTCGCAGAGCCAGCGAAATGAAACCTCAACGCACACCCATTACTACAGGTCAACTCAAGGCTTGGAAAAAACTAGCCAAAGAGTTTGGTGATGAATTATGTCCATTGATGCAGGCCAGTGCCAGAGATTTAGCAGAAGCCGGAGTGCAGGCCATGCAAATAGAAGCAGATAAACTCATGCAAAATGCCGCAGTAAAAGAAGCCTACGATCATTTTATGTTCTTGGCCAAGTTGACCTACGATGAAAATCAAAACAAAGTCTAACGGTAAATGCGTTTTGGAGTTTGAAGAATTCTACGGCATCCACTTAACTGAAACAGTGGATGCCGTTGTCGACTTGGCCAAAGAACACAATGCAAGACGCACCTCTTACAATATGTGGGAATTCAAAGATCAAAAAACAGCAGAAGAATTTATATTTTTATATAGGCTAACACATGAAAATAAAAATTAAGCGCACAGACAAGCGTCATACTGCTCACAACAGATTTAAATACTATGTCGAGATCAAACACGATGACTGGTCAAAACGAAATGACGCTCGCGAAAAGTTTTTTGAATTAAGATTATGGTGCTGGGAAACTTGGGGACCCAGCCGAGAAGTTGATCAATATAGTTTAGATTATAAAGACACACCTGACAAAAATAACCATTGGTCTTGGATTAATGATCCTTATAGAGCAAGATTGTACTTAGCCAGCCCAGAAGATGCTGCCTTCTTTACATTAAAGTGGGCATGACTGAATTCAAAATATATCGCAGTCTAGATAAGGTATTGGATATAGTTTATACTCTACGCAGTCAAGGACTACAGCAGGGAAAGGACTTTGATTTTACCTGGGTTCCAGAAAATAACTATGGATTTTATCACGAAGAAGAATATAAGAAACACGTCATCTTTACTTTTTACAATGACGAACTTGCTATGATGTTTGCACTAAAATATGGATCATAAATTATACCCTTATCAACAACAAATCTTAAAAAATATTGTATCGGGCGGTACCAAGACTATTATTTCTTCAGGCAGGCAATTAGGAAAAAGCCGTGTAAATCAGTGGATACAATGGCTTCCGGATGATGCTACGAACTATCGAGTCCACAGACAAGCCTTGGTAGATAATAAACCGTGGTATACGGTTCACTGTGGCAAAGATGTGTCTGCTTGGATCAGGCAACAACCATGTAAAGACAAAGAATGGTATCAGCACATCGATGCTAGGTGGGATATGTATGTGTATGCATTCGATATTACCGAAGAACTTTATATGTTGTTAGTTTTAAAGTTTGGAAAATGAAAACCACAGACATAAAAAATCTCATAGACAATGTAACCGAAAATTTAAAAAGTCGGTGGGACTTCTATCGTCATGCCGCTTACTTGAAAGAAAAGAACTGGACTGAAGAGCAATATCAAGACTATAAGGATCCCGATAGAAATCTACGTGCTACTCGTATTAAAGATTACTATCGAGGATATCCTTATATTGTGGTATTCGAAAGTTCCCGTGGTGATCCATGGACAAGATATCCCAGTTGGGTGGAAGGCTACAAGGCTTTATCAAGGTGGTGTCAAAAAAACTGTAAAGATAAATTCCGCAGTGATATTCATAGAGTTATTCGAGCACCAAGTACTGGCAACGAATGGGAGTTGAATGACATTGGCGGTGGTGATGCATTGTTTTTCGTGTTTAAGAGCCAAGAAGATTGTTTTATGTTTACATTAAAGTGGGGCGGAGGATGACTGCAATGAAAATTAAAGGGCATGGCCCAGCAGTTGCCGCCGCCACTTGGCTCAAAAACAAAGGTTGGCACTACACAATGAAGTTATCTAATAATCGTCCATTCAGTGCAATCTACGACATAAGTATATCAAACAGAGAACAAGCGATGATATTTAAATTAACCTTTGGAGCCGAAATTGTTTAAACGAATTCTATTAATATTTTGTTTGCTATTTGCAAACAGCGTATATGCCAACAGCTACGGGCTCTACGATTTTGACAACGTTCGATATGAGCACAGCAAAAATACCGCCGACGTCCGCAGTATTGCCAGCATAACAAAACTATTCACAGCCTACGCAGTAGTCATGAGTTTAGTAGATTTAGATGAAAAAGTCAAAGTACAGGGAAAATCCTCTGGCAGATTTGCTCGTGGCTCTTATTTACAACGCAGTGAATTGATGCGGGCCATGTTAATGAGCAGTGATAATTTAGCCGCAGAAACATTAGCTCACGCCCACCCTGGAGGTTACGAACAATTTCTCAAAGATATTAATTGGCATCTAGGACTTAATGGATTTAAAGAAACTAAAATTGTAGACGCCACAGGCTTACTGGCAGGCAACGTCAGCACAGTGGATGAACTAAAAGAGTTTTTGTTTATATTACGCAGAATAGATATCATTAGATATTATAGCAGTGACAAAATATATTCGGTTAAATATCAACCACCAAAGAGTAAACGTACAATAACTATTCAATTAAGGAATACTAATCCACAGATTTTTACCTATGACAGTATTGTACTGACTAAAACAGGATTTACCAACGCCGCTGGTAGATGTCTTGCCATGCTAGTAGAAAAGAATGGTGTGCTGTATGCTATGATCACATTGGGTAACAAAGATGTCAGACAGCGCACCGGTGTCATCAACGAAATGTTCAACGTACATGTACATGACTGAAGTACGAGTGGATTGGCAAGCCGGAGACGATGTTCCCCTTTGGGATAAAAAATGTATCAGTGTGTTAGAACGTTTTGGATTGCCTGGCAACAAATACGAAACTAAAATAACTGATGATTATATGATTTTTTATTTCGATGATCCCGAAGATGCATTAGTAGCAAAACTAATGTTGGGCGGATAGAGTTGTAATCTTATTGTAACAGTATTTCTATTAAATATAACATCGCTGGTCAGCGGCGTACAATGTGATAAATGGCTGACACTAAGAGCCCATGGGCTCTTTTTTTATGGTTAACAGCGTTGTAATCGAATTTTGGTTAAATATTACTATGACAACCAAAACATATCGCAGTATTTTTATCAGTGACATACATTTAGGTACAAGAGATTGTAAAGCAGAAAAACTAAATAACTTTTTAAAACATAATACCTGCGATACCTTATATCTAGTGGGTGATATAATAGATGCATGGCGAATACAACAAAATAAATGGCGTTGGAAACAAAGTCATACCAATGTTGTTCGTAGAATACTAGGACATGCAAAAAGAGGCACACGAGTTATATATGTAGCAGGCAATCATGATGAATTTCTTAGACCAATGATACCCTATGGATTTAGCTTTGGATCAATTGAGATTTGTAATCAAACAAATCACACCGGTGTGGATGGACTAAAATATCTTGTTGTTCATGGTGATTTGTTTGATGGTATTACAAGACTGGCACCTTGGTTATCATTTTTAGGAGACAGGGCATATGATTTCATTTTATCGCTTAATAGCAAGTTCAATTGGATACGCCATCGCTTTGGTTTTGGGTATTTTAGTCTTAGTAAATATCTCAAACATAGAGTAAAAAAAGCCATAGACTTTATGTTCAAGTTCGAACAAAATCTTGCTGGCTATTGTAAGAAGCGTGGCTTTGACGGAGTTATTTGCGGACATATACATCACGCAGAAATCAAAGACATTGACGGGGTTAAATATATGAATGATGGTGACTGGGTCGAAAGTTGTACTGCTTTAGTAGAACATCACAGCGGTCACTGGGAAATCATTACATGGACCAAGGAGAAAGACAATGTGGTTATTGATCCTATTAGCAATTCACAGCAATGATCCAAAAGATGTTCCGGGACGAATAGAACTAACATTCCAAGATAAGGTATCCTGTGAACAAAGTTTACAAACTATGACTTATTGGTTAAAGTTTAATCAATTCAAAATTGAAGGAAGGTGTATAAAAAAATGAAAATCAGTGATAAAATTACCATTGTAGTACCCTGCAAGAATGAAGAAAACTACATCGCACATTTATTAATGCATTTGCGCCAGCAATCAATTGGCAATACTAGAATTATCATTGCAGATTGTAGTACGGACAATACACGAGAAGTTATAGAAATAATGAAAGGCGAATTGAATGTTGAAGTCATCGACGGAGGCCCTGTGTCTTTGGCCAAGAACAATGGAGCCGCAATGGTCACTACTCCTTATATCTTATTCATCGATGCTGATGTTCGATTCTTCAAGGACTCAGTAATACAAGACGCTGTTAATATTATCGAATCAAAGAATTTAGATTTAGTTGGATTGAAAATCAAGTGTTATGATCGTGATCTAAGAGCCCATCTTGGATTCATTATTTTTAATACTATAAACCATGCCATGAAGTATTTTTCACCTTTTGCAGTTGGAGCTTTCATGCTGACACGCAGAGACAGGTTTGAGGAATATGGCGGCTTCCCTGAAAACTTTTCAACCAGCGAAGACTACTTCTTGAGCCGCAAGTACAGCCCACGAAAGTTTAGAATTGTCCGACATCATTTTGGACAAGATAGTCGCAGGTTCAAGAAGATGGGTTATATGGGCATGGCCAAGTATCTTGTAAAAAACTTTGTCAACCGCAACAATAAAGCATACTGGGACAGTTTAGACTCTTCAAAATATTGGAGTTAATTGACATAAATTCATTTTGGTAATATAATACTATTTTACGAAAGGAAATAGTATGACTGTTACTGTAGCAAGAATGAACGACAGAGTTGTCGAAGTTGTCAGGGTCGTAGACACTGTTTCCTTTTCCACCGAGCGTGGCTGGGTCATGGTATGTTTCGACTTTGAAAAAGCAGAGCGTAAAAAAAGCGAATTCCGTTGGGTACCTGCAAGCACCCGATTTGACTGGGTTCGCACGTTTGCTTTCTAAACCCAATTAATTGACACAAATTGGGTTTGGCTTTATAATACATACATAGTAAACAAAACAGGAGTCGAAAATGGGTTTAAGATACGATACATTGGGTGAGATGATTACTTTGAACGAACAAGAAAAACGTGAAGTTCGTATGTATGGCGTCACTGAAAAGGGTATGCGTGAAGCAGTTGAAAGTTCAATTACTTTCAAACTTTCTGGACCTATGATGATGGCCGCGGGCATTCTCAGCGATGCACAAGAAATGATTAACACAGAATACGGCGAAGTTGACAGTATGCGAGCAGAAGATGCTCGTCAAGCGATTAATCGTGCTAAGTGGATCATGTTTGAATACATGGACAAACCACGTTAATTGATACAAATTGTTTTTGGTGTTATAATATACACATAGTAAGAAAATAAGGTTGCTGAAGTAAAGAGCACGTAAGTCCGCTTGAGGAACAGCGGTAAAGCCCCAGAGCACTGGGGCACTTAGGTGGGGCAACGGATAATTACGGTTCGTTCAAAAAGCAAGCCACGCGAAAGCAAAAAGGCAAGCAGGAACGATTAAATGGGCCTAGCCCAGCCAATCTAATTTAACAGGAGTTGAAATGAAAGATAAAGAAAGAGCAAAAAAACTTGCCAAGGCAAGAGAGTTGATTGCACGAGCCGAGGACTTGATTTCAGAAGCCTTGCCGGCCACTGAGTACAGTCAAGACATGTGTTTTTCACTGTATAAAAATTATGTATCATTGGAAAGCGATGTTGCATTTTATAAACACGGCGAAGTTGATCCCGTCCGTTAAGGAACTGTCATGGGTTTTGTAGTTTATAACAAAGAAAACGGCCGAGGAGAACGGTATTACAAAACCGAATCCGTGGCCAAGTCACAGGTCACTCGTCATAACAAAGAATTGGATTGGCGTGGCCGACCTGTGTCAGAATGGGCACATTGCTCATATCTCGAATATGAAGGTATTCTAATGGGAATGAATGATTCTACTTGGTGTATGTGGAAGTTCTTCCAACAAGGAAAATTTGCCACTAGTTGACTATGAATAGCGAAAAATGTTGCAGTATGATAAATATAATGTTAGGAGAAACAAACATGGCAACATTTAAAGAGTGGCAAGCGGCAAATTTGACAGAACAACAGCAAGAAGAGTGCAATCAATTGGGCGTGGAATATCAAGATAAATTAATTGCATCAAACGCAAATATTTCGGTAAATCCACCAACATGGTCTACTGATGATGAAAGATGCACATTTTATAATAACGTTAATCCAAAATTCAACGAATATTGGAAACGATACGAACTTGCTAATACGTAATATAGAAGTATACATTTAAAAACCCGGATTTTCCGGGTTTTTTTATGTCAAAAATATCCGTTAATTGACTGAAATTGATTTTGGTGCTACAATGTTTGTATTGTAGTTAAAAGGAGTCAAAATGATTACCAGCACAGAATACAGTATGTTCACAGATCAAGGCAATCTTGCCGTTGCGGCCTTGGTCAACTATGCCCGAGTGGCAGGCCTTACTTGGCCCGAAACTTGTCGTTGTTTGGAATCTCTGTCCAGAAATGATGCTTACGGAGAAGCCATGGATACAGCGGTACGAGAATGTGTCTATAGTGCTCTTGGATTTGAGTCAAATTTTTATTGCTAAATTGACTGAAATTGGTTTTGGTGTTATAATTAATACTTAGCAACAAGGAGATGGTATGAAAGAAATCAAAATTAAAGTATTCGGTGATTCAGGTCATGCGTGGGCCCGCTTCCCAAAAGCTCGCTTGGTCAAACTTGGCATCGCTGATAAGATCACTCCCTACAGTTATCAAAATGGTGTGAATGCCTTTTTGGAAGAAGACTGTGACTTGTCAACACTAATTAACACTTTGCAGGCCAAAGGCTTTAAGGTCAAGTTCGAAGAAAGTTTTACCAATAAGTCCAGCAAGATTCGCGGCTATTGCAGTTACCAGGCTTAATTGACTGAAATTGGTTTTTGGTGTTATAATACATTATCGCAACAAGGAGTAGACATGAAACTTACTACAGCAATTTCGGTTTTAGAAAAAGATGCTAAATTTTTAGGTATGAGCTTTCTCAGCTATATCAAATTTGTCAGAGACAACCCTTTGGCTCAAACTCAAAAAACTATGGAAGCCTATCGTGTGTTTACCGCAGAGGCTACGGCGTTCTTTGCTTAAGGATTGATGATGAAACGAATTTTAGCAGTGGTATTGGTTAGCACATTGTTTACTGGTTGTGCTCAACTACAAGATGGTGCCCGCAGATATATGACATCTCCTGCAGAATTGGCAGTAGAAGATTGTAATAAAATGGGGTTCAAATCAGGAACTCAGTCATTTCAGAATTGCGTACTGACGACTAGTCAAAGTATCAGAAACGCAAGAGCACAACAAGCCGCGGCTTCCGAAGCCGCACGGATTTCAGCTGAAAGATCACGTCCTAGATCTATTAATTGTACTAGGACTGGTTCATATGTTAATTGCACAGAGTTTTAAGTTGTAAAAATACCCAATAATTGACATAAATTGGTTTTGGTTGTATAATACTTACATAGCGAAACAAAACAAGGAGTTGGCAATGGGCTATCGTGTTATGAATTCTGTGGACAATATGCGTGAAAAGTATGGAGCCCGTGCGGGCTTGGAAGGTCCTTTCAACTACGATGGTCGCGTTCTTTACTACGATCCAAAAGAAGGCGCCTACTACGATCCAACCACAGACTTCTATGTGGAGAATGATGAGTTGGCCATCATCATGAAAATGTCTAACGTCTAAGGAGAAGAGATGATTGATACAACTCAAGAATACACCGTAGAGCACAACGGCCGCTCATTCACATTCAAGCATGGCGATCCATTTGATCGCGGCATGTCAGACAGCTACTATGGTCGCATCCGTGGACCACACAAAGGCGGCGTTGGCGGCAACAGCGGCCTTCGCAACACGAACCTCTCTCTGCAAGAGATCGCAGACTACGGTGCTGGCTATAACTATAACGAAGCTTCTGGCGACAAGAAAGAATATTGACACAAATTGGGTTTGGCGTTATAATATATACATACAGCAACAAAAAGGACTTGAAAATGACAGCATTTACATCTTGGGAAGAAATGACAGAGTTAGAGCAGGCCCAGACTACATTCTGGGATATGTACAAGGATGCTCATGGTTTCCGTCCACGCCACGTTGACACTTCTACCTGGACACTCGCGCAGTTCGAGCAAGAGTTTGTTGAGTTGTCAGAAGTGATGAAAGCCAACGATATCCAACAAGGTATCCAAGAAGCGATTGCCACTGAGAATTTTGAACGACGTGTTGCAGAGTTGTTGAGCATGGGTGCTAAAGACTATGCCATGGCTTTACGTTGGATCCACGAAGCTGAAGAGACTAATGGCGACGACAGCTACCTTGCTTGGACACTGGGCTTGCCCTATCGTTACTTTGCTAAACAAACCCAAACAGTTTAATAGGAGACACTATGTCTAATAAATTACTAGTTCGCTTCCAACGTCAAGTTGAATCGCAGAATGCCACACTGGCCAAGTTCAAGTTGGCCCTGGACAAAGATCCGGCTCACGCTCTTACTTGGGGCTTGGATGCTTTCCGCAGTGCCGCAACTCTTAAAGTTCTGAATCAAATCGTTGGTTCATTGGAAGCAGGCCACGCAGACATGGAGAACATCAAAGCCACATTGATGGATCGTGTTTTGCATCGTAGCAAGTACCCTGCACAAAGCACTAGTCCAACCAGCAACCTCATGGAACAATATGAGTTGTCGGCCTGCGCTGAAATCCTGTCAGATTTGCAGTACATAGATTAATTGACTGAAATTGGTTTTGGTGTTATAATATATACATACAGAAACAAAAAGGACTTGAAAATGCGTAAACAACAAATCGTCAGTGGAATGAATAACAGCCAAAAGATCCGTTTTATTGTCAACGGTTTTGGTATGTATTGCAAGGTCTCTGACATTGAAAACTTTGCTACCAGCCCACATCGTGTTGCAGTTATTTCAGCATTACAGCATCTACAATGCGACCGTGATTTGCACAAGAGCACAGGCAGAAAAGACATGCCAACAGGCTTTGGAACTCGTAGTACATTCCAAGGTGTTGACATTGATGTTCAGGTAAACTTGGCATGATAAAAGAATTATTGAATCCCATTGAAGTCATGCAAGTGCAAATTGATTTAGAAAAGCGTGGCATAAAGAATTATAATATGCAAGCAGGCAATGATTGCATTTGGGTTAACTATGGTTTGGTTAACTGCTATTACATTTTTCGCAATGGCGAAATTGCAGATGTTCAAGTTGATTGATCATGGACACAATACTAATGTTTATTGGAGTGATTGTTTTTATTGCAATCAAGTTTTGGCTTTTAACTAAAATCTAAAGGACTTATAATGTTGACAATTCAAGAAATTAATAAAGCAATTATGTTTGGCAAGTTCAGCAACGAGGAACTGATCAGCATCGGTGATGCGCTCAAGTTTAATCGTGCCCAACTGGTCAAGCAGGTCAAAAGAAATGTGACCCTTGGCAGTACAGTGAAGTTTACCTCTAACCGCAATGGCGTAACTTATGTTGGTACTGTGGAAAAGATTGCCATCAAGTATGTCACAATCCGTGATTCATCTGCCCGTGGACTTTGGAAAGTTCCAGCAAGTATGTTGGAAGTTGTATAATGTCTACTTGGTTTTTAATTATATTCCTTTCATTGCCCACTGGCGAAAGTGTGGATAAAGTAGCAGTTCGAATGAAAGGTACTGTGGAGCATAGTTGTGTTAAAGACAAGACTGGTATTTGGCGATATCCTAGTCCAATTGAAGGTGTTGAACGTCACAAAATTATAACAGTATGCGTCAGTGAAAAACATTGGCACGGTAAAGGTTAACTTAGGAGATTGTATGTTAGATAAATTTATTGTTTGGTTTGGTAATAATCGTAAAGCTATTGGTTATTCCATTGGCGGCGTTAATATATTGGCTGGACTAAATCATGCTTTCCAAGGAGATTATGGATTGGCATTACTTTGGTTTATCATAGGCGGCGCTATAATTCTTGACTCCTACGAATTCAAATGAATAATAGAATCGAAGACTTGATGTATCAGTCTGGACTCACTGCCAGTGGCTGTTGGGATGAAATGGATGACTACGCCCATACTGCTATTGAAAAGTTTGGCAAGTTAACTGTCGAGGATTGTATCCAAGTGTTAGTCGATCATGGCTACACTGATGCGGCTCGTGCGTTGACCGAAGCACATTTTGGCGAAGAGCCCGAATGGCAAGTATATAAATTTCCGGAGATTTAAAATGGGATTTTTTAGTTGGAAGTGTGCCAAATCTGAAAAACCAGTGATGGCAGAAGTTGCAGTACAAGGAACTCCTTGGAGTTTTGCCAGCGATGTTATTGTACTGTTTAAAAATGGCGATCGTATCAGCGGCACCTATGATGGCTATGGCCGAGTCGATGGTTTCGAACTAATTGATCGCCCAGAAGAATCTTGGCGAATGATCATAGAACGCTATTACAACGGAGAAGCCTTCGAAGAATTGTCACAGAATAAATATGATCAAGGACAGGGATTCTTTTATAATGATGAAGATTTAGAACAAGAATTTAATGTCTTGACACTTAAATAAGATTAGTGTATAATAAGTTTTTAGGAATTGTATGGAGATAATTCGTTTTTTACAATGGCAATGGCGCCAGTTCGAACTATGGCAGAAATGTTATTTTGTAGCATTGTTTTGTTTGGGTTTTGGTCTGGCAACAGATAATCCGGTACACAAGGAATATATGTTAACACTGGGCGGCGGCATTATTGGTTTGCTACTATTCAAATGGGTGTTCATTGATCAAACAAAGAAAAGTTATAATGAATACAAACGTCAAAGAGATAATTTGTTTAATGAAATTAAAGGTGAATAAAATGAGTTTGGTTCCAATGGTATTAGAACGCACGGGTAATTCAGAACGTGCCATGGATCTGTATAGCCGTTTAATGCGTGACCGTATTATTCTGCTTGAAGGCGAAGTACATGATCAAATGGCTAACCTTATTGTAGCACAGATGCTATTCCTCGAAAGTGAAGACAGCGGTAAAGACATTACAATGTTTATTAACAGTCCTGGCGGAAGTGTAACGTCTGGCTTGGCTATCTATGACACTATGCAGTTTATTAAACCAGATGTATCAACGTATGTCATGGGTCAAGCGTCTAGCATGGGTTCGTTCCTAGCACAGGCAGGTGCCGCAGGTAAGCGTTTTGTTCTTCCAGAAAGTCGTACGATGATCCATCGTGTTAGTTCAGGTACTCGTGGCACCAGCGGCAGTGTCCACGTACAAGACCTACAGTTTGAAGATGCTAAACGTAGTTTCGAGGAAAGTGTGCGGATCAACAAAAGATTGACAGAATTGTATGTACGTCACAATACTGCTGGCAAGACATATGATGAACTATTTGCAACAATGAAGTTTGACACATTCCTTAGTGCAGAAGAGGCAGTGGCAAGTGGTTTGGCTGACCAAGTAATTTATAAACGACCATGATAGATTTTATTACTAATACAATCTTTTGGGTTGCTGTTTTTTGGCTGGTTATAAAAATATGGGAAAAGTATCTTATTGCTAGGAATATTATCTTACAAGAAGAGCTCAAAGAGATGACCAATAAGATTAAAAATAATTTTATTTGTGTTGACATTGAAAAACATGATAATATGTTTTATTTGTACGAGAAAGATACTCGAGAATTTATTGCACAAGGCAGCAACTTTGAAGAAGTTAAACAACGTTGTGAAAACAGGTTTAAAGGTAAATCAGTAGTTGCCAATGAAGAACAAATGGAACAACTTGGTTTAAAGTAATTTAGATGTTGACAGCCGTCTAAATCAGTGTTATAATAAGGCTGTGTTTTAATTTAATAGGATAGTAAAATGTCAAATATGACTTGGACAGTTACATGTGGTAAATTCCGTAAAGTGTTCGAGGACTTCCAATCAGCGAAGGCCGAGGCAGAAAAGGAATCGTGGCTACAGGACCGAAGTGCGGAGATTAAAACTAACTTGGGTAAGTCCAAGCGTGTTAAAGTTCACAAGCCATATAGCTTTGCATAATGGGATTTAAAATGTCTTGGAGTGTTAACAGAATACAAGGCGACCTCCAGATGATGAGCCACGAATGCCGTTATCGTGGAAATGATGGCTATACTCAATTTGCTATCAAGAAGGACTTAATGGAAATTAAGTTTCTTCTCGAGGACTTAATTGAAAACTGCCCAACGTTTGTTGGTGAAGAAGAATGGTTGCATGAGCGCCTAATAAACAAACTTTCAAAATGAAAATCAAAGTAGTATCAGATTTGCATCTAGAGTTTTCAGATGTAGATATTCCCAACGATGAGAACTGTGATGTTCTTATTCTCAGCGGCGACATCATGACCGCCGAAGATCTGCATGACCATCCAGAAACAAGTTATGGTATGTACAGTAATGTCAACTTAGATAACCTAGGTCGCAGACAAAAAGTGGCACAACGATTCCGTGACTTCCTCAAACGTTGCAGTTTTCAATTCCCCCATGTAGTCTATGTTGCAGGTAATCATGAATTCTATCACGGACGATGGAATGCCAGCATTGATCATCTACGCGAAGAATGTGCCAAGTTCAACAATGTATATTTCCTAGAACGAGATATGAAAGTCATCGATGATGTAGTATTTGTCGGAGGTACCCTTTGGACAGATATGAACAAGCACGATCCGTTGACTCTTCATGCCGTACGTGATATGATGAATGACTTTAGAGTTATTAAAAAAGATAAAGAAGGCTTTACTAATTTAAAACCAGCGGACACTGCTTTTCGTCATAAGCAGACTTTGGATTATATTAAACAGATTGTCACAGAACATAAAGATAAGAAGTGCGTGGTAGTCGGACATCATAGCCCCAGCCAGTTAAGCACTCACGAGATGTATAAAAATGAAACCATTATGAATGGTGCTTATCATAGTAGATTGGAAGAGTTTATATTAGATCATCCACAGATTGTAGTGTGGACACATGGACATACTCATTATTGCTTTGATTATGTTATAGGTGAGACTCGTGTTTTTTGTAATCCCCGAGGATATGAAGGACACGAGCCAGATAGTGGTTGGGACAAAACTAAGTTTATTAACATTTAAGGACTAATATGATTACGTTAAAAGAATGGATGGAAGTTGTTAATTATCGCATCACAGAGGGCAGTAACTTTATGTGGGACTGTTATGGTCCTGATAGTTATAGCCTAGACAGTTGGAGTGGTGAACAAGACGGAAATAGTTTCACAGTCATCTTTGATACAAAGACACAAGTTGTCTACGAAGTTCAAAGTCATGATTATAGAAATCAGCGAGCATACCGTTTGGTTAATCCTGATTTCAAATCTGAACGGGATATTGAAAGCACCGACCGAAATGTCTCATTGAATGAAGCATGGGATGAAGTCAACTATGTTGATTTGGAATCCGATGATGATTGGTTCCAAAAAGCATTGGCCATTGTAGCTGGAGAAGAATATGACACTCGTGTTAGTATTCCTTTGGACTTGGAAGACGACCTAGTCTTTACTTTGATGAAAATGGCTCACGCACGTGATTTAACATTCAACGAATTTGTGGAAGAAATTCTACTCGAGCAGTTGACCAAACTGGGTGCTAAACTTTAATTGACATGAATTGATTTTGGTGTTATACTTTACATATGAAAGTTAAAGTACAAAATCCGCAGTTTAATCGTCCTGGCATTTGGATGTTTGACCAACCCGAATTCTTCGAATACGAAGGCGATGAGGTACAGGTCAAATGGCTAAATCCTGGACAGATTGCACTAAGCACAGGCAATCCAGAATTTCCGTTTAGGGTATTAAATAGGTCAACTATTGTTTCTATAAATAACCAAACAATAGAACAAAAAGAATCCGCGGTTAAAACTTTTACTGTCAAAGGCAGTAAAGGAGATACTTATACAGTAACAGTTAATTCTGGTGCAAGTCATTGCACTTGCAGTGGATTTCAATTTAGAAAATCTTGTAAACATGTAAAGGAAGTTGATTATGCGTAAAATAGTATATAGTACTTTAGTACTAATTGCTCTTTCCGGATGTGCTACTCACCAGCAAAGTAATGAATTGACTGGTGCAGTTGTCGGTGGAGTAATTGGTCGACAGCTTGGTGGCACTGGCGGTGCCATTCTTGGCGCCGGTGTAGGAACAATAATTGGCGGTCAACAACCAACTCAACGTGGTCAAAATGTATATATAGAACGACAAGTCATTGTACCAAATCGCAGTTATCAATGCCAGCAGTATGCCGACCGTGAACGTAATTGTTGGAACCTGCAATATCGAGATACTCGTGCCATGTGCATAGAAGATGCTCGCCAGCACTATCAAAGTTGCATGTATCGTTAATTGACATAAATTGATTTTGGTGTTATAATAGTTGTATTGTAACAAAAGAGGTGCGTATGGCTTATTCAACTAGCAAAAAAGTTACCTTCCCCATTGGCCTTGCATGGTCGGCGATCTCTGCCGCTGATCGTATCAACGAAGGCAAATACATCAATCAAAATACATACCCTTACTTAGAAGGTACAAAGTTCAGCAAGGACATTGCTTTTAGCATCTGCGAAAATCCCGGTGCCCTTACTGATGAAGACAAAGCAATGGGTGAAACACTTGCCAAGCATTTTTCAGGCCTACTGTTTAAAACTTTGTCAGGTCCGATTAACAACGGCTTTATGGCCACCATTGCAAATATTGTTGCCATGGAGTCAGTGGGCAAATACGAAATCGCTTGTATGTCTTGTTTAGTACAGACATATCGTAAAGATTTAGAGCGTGAAGTCAAGCAAGAAAAAAAGCAGGCATTTATGGCCACTTCAACGTTTATTGGTACAGAAGCCAGTAAGCATGAACTCGACATAGAAATTATTGATGCCTTTTATAGCAAAAACTATAACATCTTTATCAATACTGCCACTGATGGAGTAAATATATTTAAGTTCTCCACAGCACATGGTGCTACCATTTTTCCTTTAAATGAAAAGATTCGTGTTAAAGGAAGTGTAAAGCGTCATGACATTGACAAATACACTGGTGTCAAGGAAACTTGGTTAACTCGTGTCAAAAGGATCTAAAATGGAAGTCAGCAGAATATCACAACAATCAATTGAGATATACAATCGTAATTTGTTCAAGCAAGCAGACATTCGTCATGCAGAGCGAGTTCTCGAAGAGCGTAGAGCTAAAGAAAATTCAACCATTGCAGAACAAAAACGCATTGAAATGAATTGTCGTATGAATCGAGCCGGACAAAATGTGGATAAAATGGCATGATCAAACTTATTACAAATCGGGAGGGCAGTATCAACTATCCGTGGGAACCAGGTCTGCTAGAATGGTTACACGAAAATTACCCCTACAGTGGTTACTATATCAGAGAGATTGAATATGCCTAACTGGAATTCGAATATTTTAACTCTTGTACACGAAGATCGTAAGATGATCAGTCGTGCAGTCAAAGCCGCGCAAAAAGATGCTTTGCTTAATGAATTTGTTCCTTGTCCGCAGGCATTATTAGATACCACAGAAGGTTCGTTTGGTGATAAACTTGAACAAGAAAGACTGAATGCTCTTAGAGAAAACAATCGTAAGACGTATGGTTATTCGAGTTGGTATGACTTTGCCATCGGCGAATGGGGTTGTAAGTGGGACATTAGTAATGGCGGAGATGATTATAAAATTAAAAAAGTCGATGCTGGTTATGCTGTTACTTTGAGCTTTGATACAGCATGGAGTCCTCCTATTAACTTTTATGATAAGTTAATAGAACTTGAATTCGAAGTTGATGCAATGTATTATGAACCCGGTGTTAATTTCTGCGGACAATACTTTGATGGCAGTGAAGAAAACTACGACCTATCCAGCTTGACCAGCGAACAAGTTAAAGAACAAGTGCCGGAAGAACTTGACGACACCTTTGGTATCAGCGAACAAATGGCTGAATATGAAGCCGAACAAGAGGAAGAAAATGAGTAAAAAAGTAGAACTAGATTCGGATGTTGTGGATCGACTGGCATTGATTAGTTTATATGATCATCGCAATTATCTCATCGACTCTTTAGAAGGCGGCGTGGATTTTTTGCACCCAGACGATCAACAACGAAATGCAAGATTGATTGGTGCATTCACTGAAGTTATTAATTACTATGGTGGCAAATAAATGATTGATAAAGAACTAACTTTAACTTGCATTGACAACGGAAAGAAAGTACAATGTCATGTATTAGCTTTTAAAGAACATGCATTCATGGATGTGGCAGTTAATACAGTTCGTATTAAATTGACTTACAATATGGGCACGTATGCTGGTAGCTTGGGCGGCTACGAGTTTAGCATTAAAGAAAATCAACTGCCACAAACAGGCAAGGAGTATCGACGATGAACGAACGAATTCGAGAACTACTGAAACAGGCTGGCTGGGGTCAGGGCAAAACATACGATGATTGTATGCGGTGCAGTCCATTTGATCCTGAAAAGTTCGCCGAACTGATTGTGGCTGAATGTTTGGCTCAGGTTGCCCGGGTGGATGACATGTTGGAAGATGAGCCTGCACAACATGCGGCAGTGGCCTGGGTGGCCTCGTCGATTGCCGACCATTTTGGAGTTGCAAAACCACAGTCAGACTGGGATCAAGAAGCAGCCGCATTTATTGCCGCAGAGGATAAAAAGGTTGCCAGCAGATACGGATATGTCCCAAAACTTCATCCCTCAGAATGGAAAGACTAAATGAACACACGAATTAAAGAGTTGGCTGAACAATGCTGGGACAAGCGTCCAGAAGGCCAACTACATTTTGACAATGAAAAGTTCGCCGAGTTGATTGTGCTGGAATGTTCCAGCATTTGCTACAGGGGATTAGAAAATGGTGATGAGGCTGCTAGCCTTTTGATGAACACATTCGGAGTTGAAGAATGAACGAACATGATAGCAAACTACTTAATAGTTATTTCTTTGTCAATGGTGTAATCGCTGTAATTATAGTTATTGGTGCGGCACTAGCAATGTTGATAATCACAGCGTATACCCTTTGGAATATGACATGAACGAACGAATTAAAGAACTTGCCGAACAGGCTACTGAATATGCCAATGAACAAAATGAATTACATGGCGTAGGTTATGTAATAACATTCAAGGAAAAGTTCGCCGAGTTGATTGTGCGGGAATGTGTTGCTATTGCTAATAGACAGTTTAGTGCGGCAACAGGATTAGATGACCGTGACTGTTTGACTGCTCAGCAGATGAAACAACATTTCGGAGTTGAAGAATGAAAGTCAGTGAATTAAAATCTATTCTTGAACGAGAAGATGACAATCTAGACGTAATGATCTTGATTGATCTACCCTATGCAACTGTGGGCAGTCGTCCAATGGTGGGAATTGAATCTGTGTACGGCGGGTTCGATTGGGAAGCTGGTCGGTTAATGTTCAAACCAACAGAAAGTCTAACTCCTGCAGACCGAGACTTTGCAAAACAAATGAAAGACATGCAGGAACGAGCCGGTTGGGCAGATTATGAAAATCGCAATCTCAAAGCAGAGATTCGTAAGTTGAAAAAACAGCTGAAGGTTGAAGAATGAAAATCGGAACAAGTCTCGGTAAGTGTGTACGCAGTATCCTTGCTGGAGAAGTCAAAGAAGAAGATGTATTGTTTATTGTAACCAATACTAATTGCCCAACGATAGAAACATTAATGGGCGTCATTGAACAATACTACTATGAATATCAGGGTAGTGGTAGAAGAGCTGCCTATGATATGAGCGCCTATAGTTTGGCCGATGCCTGTGCTGTTGCTCAACGTTTGTTTGAAAGCGGCAAGCTACATCAGCCTAGAGCAGTTGTCAAGGGCATGTATAGCAATGCTCATGCCTTGCAAGATACTTGGTATGACATTGTGCCCAGCCCTGTGTCAGACAATGAAAGTGTGCAGTCAGCGTGGAATCACTACACAATGATTAAAAATCTTGTGGCATGAAGATGTTGACAACAATGTTGAATGATGTTATAATCAATACATAAATAAAAGTAGTATATAATTATTTAGGGACTTTAGCTCATGTTGGTTAGAGCAGTGGACTCATAATCCATTGGTGCTGTGTTCGACTCACAGAAGTCCCACCAGAATTTGCGAGTATGGAGAAATTGGTAGACTCAAGAGACTTAAAATCTCTCGCTGTAATGGCATCCCGGTTCGACCCCGGGTACTCGCACCATAGACAACCGGCCTTAGTATAATGGATAATACAGCGGTCTTCTACACCGTGAATATGGGTTCGATTCCTGTAGGCCGGACCAAACAAAACTTGTATCATGCAGATTTTTAATTTTAATCGCTAAATATCAACATGACTATAAAAGGAAATAATTTTAGCAACGAGAGTTTTTGTCCAGAAGTATATAATCAGATTCAGATTGATATGCAAGGCGATTTAAGAGTTTGCTGTTTGTCTTCTGACGGCGGCCTAGCTAGAGAGGCCAGCGGAACTCCAATGAATGTAAAAACGCATTCAATCATCACCGCAATGAACAGCGAAATACACAAACAACACAGGTTAGATTTAAGTAATAACATTAAACCTCAACGATGCAGTAATTGCTATAATTGGGAAAATCACAGCAATGATACGAGTCGTCGTAAAAAGTTTATCAGACTATCTCAAAATAAACTTGACTATGTCAAAGCCAGTGAAGCATTTGATGTAACAAACGATGACGGCTCCGTCGATGTTGACACTACTAAGTTGATTAATTTAGATATAAGATTTGGTAATCTGTGTAACCTCAAGTGCATTATGTGTGATCCAGGAAATAGTAGTCTGTGGTATGAAGACTGGGATCTGCTATCTAGAAAATTTTCAAAAACTGAAGCCAGTGGACGATCGGTTAAATTTCAATTGGGTGGAATAGATCCGATCACTGGAAATACTCAGTACTGGAAAGATAAAACTAAATTTTATTCTCTTGAAAAGAATCAGTTAGGCAAATTGAAATTGCAAAATGAAGAAAACTGGTGGGAAACTGAATCGTGGAAAAATCAGTTTAAAAAAATTGCGCCCCAGTTACAGCATATTTACTTTACAGGCGGAGAGCCCTTGCTGGTACCAGCAATGGAAGAACACTTAACTTATCTAATTGAAAACGATTTTGCTAAAAATATTATGCTGTGTTACGACACAAACCTGACAGTTGTCAATTCAAACATAATTAACAAATGGAAATTTTTTAAAGAAGTTGACTTGAGGGTCAGCGTAGACGACACCGGTGACCGCTATAATGTGGTTCGAAATCCTGGAAATTTTGACAAGTTATATGATAACATAACTCGAATTCAAGAAGCCAACATAAAAATTAAATACATAAGCATAGTTTGTCACTTGGCCAATGTTTATGGTGTAATTCGCGTTGCAAAGTTAGCAAAACAGATAGGTGCTTCAATGTCATTGAGATTTGTAACTAGACCGGGATGGATGAATGTGTCGAATTTACCTAATTCTGCTAAAGAAGAAGTAATTTCAGTGCTTACTAAATTTTTAGAATCCGAAGAATGTGAATCTATCCGAGGATATGAAAATTTCGTTCAACAACAAATAAAGCATTTTCGTGACAACCAAACAACATCTTCACCAAACACAGGATCAAATTTGGAAACTTTTGTGCAAGTAATGAATCTAATGGATCAGTCTAGAAATCTAAACTGGAAACATACATTGTCTGATATTGCAGAACTTTTAAAGAAACATGTGCCGGGATTGGACATATAAAAGAAAAATATATTGACACAAAATTGTAAATACAGTACAATAGACACAAGTTAAACAAAAGCCCTTATAGCTCAGCTGGTAGAGCAACTGATTTGTAATCAGTAGGTCCGGTGTTCGAATCATCGTGGGGGCACCAAAATTAGTTTTTATGTTTACTCAAAAGTAGTTGACATAAAAGATAAATAAATGTATAATATACACATACGCTAAAGAAAGCGTCAAGAAAGAAATTTTAGGAAAAGATATGAAAACGATTTTGAATCATAAACATTTTAATATATCCAAGCAGATGGGCTTAGTGCCATCCATTTGGTTTATTAGCTATGATGATTCACAAGAACGTATCGGGGTCCTGGAGACCAAAGTGTAATAAGATTACATTTTAACTTCCAAGGACCCTAGGCTTAAAAACCCTAGGGTTTTTTGTTTGTGAAAAGGAATTATGACAGACGTAGATATTAAGAAACAAAAAGAAGCTGAGTGGATTCGACAGCATACGTTAACTCGGGAAGAAACTAAACAGTTGATTCTTAACAAGTTTAAACGTGCTGAAGCTATGCAGTCAGCTTTGAGAAAGCGGGAGATGTTTGTCAGCAAGCATCGTTGATCGCAGAGTGTGTAATAAGAGCAGAAATGCCCAGGAAACGAGGTCCTGACATCGCACTATAAACATTGATGTAAACGGGCGGCCTGTAGGATGGAACTCTTCTTCTAGAGCGAAAAATTACAGCGTATTAAAGCATACTTTCAATCTGAATTGACAGATACAAACAACCAAGGGGATCCGCTGGACTTGAGCCAGGTGCATTCTGAATTGACAGGAATAAGGTTGTAAGGGGAGCCGAGTATGCTTTAATACACACATTCGCAAGAGTGTGTTTAAATTATTCTTCGGGATATGTTACTGTAATATTAGTATAATCGGTTCTATAATGGTGACCGTGAAACTTATAATGCATGTGAGACCAGTTATATGGTTTTGTGGCATCAAACGGCTTTCCTATAGATAATGTTATTGGAGCAATCAGTTGGCCTGAAGCTTCGTCAATTTGAATATACTTTTTTAAAGTATCCCACGCTGACATTGCATGAATCTTGAAACTACAGCAGAAGCCAGTTAAATATCCTTGTTCAATTGCTAGCATGCCTAGTTTAGTTTGTAACCTGCCAATTTGCATCATTGAGTACATATCGTTATTTCTTTTTGGCGTACACAAGATTAATATGGGTGCTATTACCTGAGTATTAGTTTTCCATGCAAACTTAGGCAATTCATATTCGTGATTAGCACTTGAATGAATTAATTTTATCTCCGATTCGTTGGTAATAACAAAACTGTTTATATCTAACTTTTCATGAGAAATAAATTCATCGTGTGTGTGTTTTATTAAATTCATAAATTCACCGTCAATCTGATTGTGAACATCAAATGATCGTTGACATTTTTTAAATGTATCCTGTTTAATAAAATTATACATTGATTATGAACCTCGCATTAATTTCATCGTCGACGACAAAGATTTCTTTAGAATAATTAAGTTTTTTATCAGTTAAGTAGTACTCTATAGAACCTATTGCAATGCCAGTGGCGTGCCATTTTTCTATTAATTTTTGATAGTCTTCTTGATAGTTAAGGAATGGATTTACCACTCGATCTCCAAAAAAATCTAAAGTAGATGATATCTCTACTTTAATTGTAGAATTTGATATTGGAGATATGTTAGCACGAAAATATGTTTTTAAAAAACGAGCAGGGCTCCTTTTAAATATTTCGTTAAGTTCGGTTAATATCTCATTCATATAAATTATCAGTGTAAAGTATTTATGTTTTAATTCACCCCTGTAGTTTAATGGTAAAACGGCGGATTTATATCCCGTAAGCAACAGATAATTGGTTCATGTGGGTTCAATTCCCGCCGGGGGTACCAAATTGGAGGAACGGCGCAGATGGCGGTGCGCGGCAGACTGTAAATCTGTTCTCAAAAGGCTAGTTGGTTCGAATCCATCTTCCTCCACCAAGTTTAGAATAAGCCATAGTAGTCCTCGGGGAGGGCAACGGATTGTCTATCCGTACCAGGTGGGTTCGAGTCCCATCTATGGCGCCAATTATGTATCCCTGATGTAATGGCAGCATAGCGGTCTCCAAAACCGTTTGTCAAGGTTCGAGTCCTTGGGGGTATGCCAAGTTTTGTAAGTGTCAGCAAGTGAAGTCACGCTGTTCAGTATTCTTCGAAGGTACTGAGTAGTAGAAGGCAAGCGGGTTCGATGCCCGGCCTATCTGTAATGGATAGGCGATAGATGGAATCCACGCTGGATGAATCCCAAGTGACGTACCGATTCCCGTCCGGACTAGTTAATTCGGGTGAATGGTTCTAATAACGTGGTGGAACTACTTACAAATTCAATATGTATCCATAGTGTAATGGCAGCATCGCGGTCTCCAAAACCGTCAGTCTAGGTTCGAGTCCTAGTGGGTACGCCAAATAAGTAATGCCAGTGTACTAAATAATAAACTATGTCAAAAACAAAATTCTCTCAAACTGTTGTATGTCCAAATCCATGGACCGCAATGTATTTTCATATCAACTCTCCAAGTCCGTGTCATATCATAAGAAACGGTCTTATGAACATGACCATGGAAGAGTATATAAACAGCGAGTGGTTAGTAGACATTAAACAAAAAATGATTAATGGCATACGCCCAAAAGAATGCGAAAATTGCGAAACGAAAGAAAGACTAGGTCTCAAAAGTACTAGGGGTGCTTCTTGGCGTTACTGGAACATAGGTGAAGAACCTAATCTAGAAGATCAACCATGGTTTCACAATATAACTGTTGACACTCCTACAAAGCCTAAACGAATAGAGTTGAGATTTAGTAATTTGTGCAATATGAAATGCAGAATGTGTGATGAAGCATCGAGTTCTGAAATTGCAAAAGAAAAACAAAAATACAATTTAGGCAATGATATTAATAATAATCCCGATAATATCTTTTTCGAAGATACTGACGAAAGCGTGTTAAAAATTACTGATGATAATATTCAAGGTTTAAAGAATATTGAATTACTACGCGACTTGCGTAAAGTATGTTTCACTGGCGGAGAACCATTTCTAATCAAAGGTTATTATGATTATCTTGATTTTTTAATTGAACACAAATTTAACGAGCGAGTTGAATTAGAATTATTTACAAATACAAGTGTATATAATAAATTGTTTGTAGATCGTTTAATGAAATTTCCTAAAGTAGAATTTACCATGAGCATTGACGGCGTTGGTAAAACAGCTGAATATATTAGACATGGTACAAAATGGGCTACGATTGAAAAAAATGTATTAACATTCAATTCTATGCCAAAGCCAATATTATGCTCGATAAATGTTGCAATTTCAGCTTATGTTTTGTTAGATGTATCTAATCTGGCATTATTTTTGATGAGACTATATCGTGAAAATAATAACATATTGATTAAATGTTATACTGTATTAATGCAGAGTCTTCGTTTTACATCTGCCCCTGCACATCTCAAAGAACGTATGTTACGTGAAATTGATTTAGCAATAGATATATTAGACTGTCCAAATTTTGCAATATTTAGAAATGAATTGCTGAATTTACGTCCGCGAGTACTGTCAGCATTGAATGTTTCTAGGCCGCTCGACGAGAAGAAATTTATAGAGTTTACTCAAACATACGATAAGATTAGAAACGAATCGTTCGAGAATACATTCGGTATCCCGTTAATTTTAGATAAGGAAGAATGACATGAAACGTTCGGCAAAACCGTCAGTCTAGGTTCGAGTCCTAGTGGGTACGCCGGAATAAATATATGTATGCTAGAATATGCCTACAGATTAGATTTTCCAGGATTGCTTGACGTTGTTCAAGATAAATTCAAGACAGATACATTCAAAACAATTTGTAACAAACCAAATGGTATTTTTCGGTTACATCCGAAAGAATTTCTTCATCCAGATTGGACTTCCATAAAAAACTTAAATTGGGATAGACTTACTATCTTTAATAGGACACCGGGGAAATTCGGCGATGCACATACTGATAATTCCACCGACAATGATTTAAGATGGTCAATTAATTGGGTTTTCGGTTCTGGCGGCGGCATGTGCTATTGGGAAGACGAACAAGTAAAAGATCGATTTGTCGATCAGGATAGTGCAGGCTTGTATAGAACTAGATTTACATTAAATGGACCACCATCTAGAAATTATAAAACTGTGCATAACGGAGTATATCTAGTTAACGCATCTAAAATTCATAATGGATATAATGAAGAAACTGCTACAGATTTTAGATATGCCGTAGCAATCAAAGCCGAACTAACCCCGCACACACGCAAGTGGGAAGACGTAGTTAATTTATTTCAATCTTCTATAATTAGTTGGTAATGAACTAAATCATTAAATATGGGACTATAGCTCAGCCGGTAGAGCAGCGGACTTTTAATCCGTTGGTCGCGAGTTCGAATCTCGCTGGTCCCACCATATAAAAACACACTTCCGACAGCAGGCGGAGGTGACAATGTCCATTCGGGTGAGTGTGTTTTTATATGGTAAAACTATTTGAGTTCAATGGTCACACGCCCTTGCTTGAATTAGAAGTTGCCATAGTTGAATACATTCATCATTGGTTGACCCGACAGTCTGCTTGGTTAGCAGGGCGGACGCAACGAA